TAACTTTGGTAATACATCACTACATGCTATCGGTCATAAAGGTTTTGCCTTTGCACAAGATAAAGGTGGATATATTACTGACATTGTTCCTCCACAGGTTGTTGATACAACTACTGGAAATATCAAGAAGAATGCTTATTATACAATTGATATTCCAGCAACAAAAAATCTTAATAGTGCATCAGACCAGACTAAGATCTATCTTGGAGACGATGAAGCATTTAATCCAGAGACACGTGTTGCTGCATCTATTGATGGATTCCGTATAGGTGCTAGGTCAGATGAAAAATTATATGTAAAATTAATTCCTAGATCTGCTGGAAGTAGTAATATTTTCCAGTCAACATTATCTCCTAATGGATTTAAGAAGTTTAATGCTACTGCAACTATTCTTAATCCTACTGGTATTACAATTAACAATAAGGATCTAGATGCTGCTGACCTTATTGAAGCAAACAAAGAGTTTATTGCTTACGAGGCATACGGATATATTACTAATAAGTATCCATACCTCTTAGATAGAGAAGGTATTGATATTGTTAAGTGTCGTCGTGACATTGGATACCTACTTGATGCTACTATTCAGGATTTAAGACTTGGTGGTAACATTAATACTATCCAAGCTGGTGAATCATACTATGTTGGTAACAATTTATCATACATTACATCAGAACTTACTGAAACTCTAGAAGGTTACGATTACGCTAGAGATCTTGCTATTGCATCCATACGTAACTTCACATACTTACGTACTGGAGCAGAAACTACTGCTGGAACTGCTATTGTTGATGTCGGTGATACCAGTGGTCTAGTACAAGGTATGACTGTTGCTGACTATGATCCTACTCAGTTTACAGACAACAAACTTAATGCTGGTGCTACACGTCCTGCATCTCCAGTTATTCCTGATAACACATATGTTAAGAGTGTTATCTCATCAACAGAGATTGAACTTGGACAGAAAGCAACATTCTCTAGTAAGAAGGTAATCTCTGATCGTAATGGTGACGCTAGAAACTTATTACTTTCAAACAAACTATTCATTGCTGCTGAAGCATTTGATAGGATGGTATTGGATTTCCCATCTTATACTTCACCAACAGGATACGGTCCACAGGATTGTAGGGATGACTTAGTTGACATCGTTGAAGCAATTGCTGAGAATACTGCTTATGGTGGTAACGATGAAGTATGGGATGCTGCATATCACTATGATAGTGGTGCAGTTCAGTATATTTCACAGAAGAAAGAAGAGACCATTCGTGCGATTGAATATGCCAGAGATATGTCTGTGCAGATCATGCGTAATGAGAAGTCATTCATCTTTGGTAGTCATGGTCTAACTCAAACATATGATAATACTGTCACTTATGAACCACCTGAAGTGGTTAATGACAGAAATGGTGACGCACGTAATCTAATACTTGCTAACAAGAATTTGATTGCTGCTGAATCTGTAGAGAGAATGTTGGTTCGTTCTTCTACTGCTGAATATACACCAACTGATGCTGAGTATGATCCAGCAACAGGTGATTTGACTCTTGATATTCAGAGTCATGGATTAACTGCTGCTAGTGCTATCACAGCTTCAGATGCAAGTTATAATCCTGAAACTGGTTGGTTGACTATTACATCTAATGGTCATGGTCTAGCTGCTGGTAGTAAGGTTAAGATTGAAGATGAATCATTGACATTGACATGTTCAATGGATGGTGATGCTTCTACTCATGTATATCCTAGATCATCTGATCCTATTAGTAATAAGTGGGTCGAAGTTGCTGAGGCAGATACAAATACATTCAGTATTGATGTAGGTAAGTCTCTATTAATTGGACATGATGTAACTGCTGCTGCATATGTTCCTGCTACTGGATTGTTGACTGCAACTATTCCAGGTCACCAGTTAGGTGAAGGGCAGAATGTAAGAGTTGAAGACGGAGCATTTACATTTACATGTGCTCAAGATAACTATGGCACACAACATGTTTATCCACGTTCAACTGATCCAGCATATCAAAGTTCTGTTAAGATTGTAGCAGATGGTTCCAAGCACACAGTTACTGGTGCTGGATACAACCCTGATAAGGGTACTATGGAATTCACCCTTACTAATCATGGATTTGAAAATGGTGATAAGATAAGAATTGATGACAATGCATTAGTCTTTACTTGTGCAATGGATAACAATGCTACTGAGCATTCATATCCACGTAAGTCTGACCCTATCAGTGGTAAGTGGGTTACTATTACAAACAAAACCAACAATACTTTTGAAGCACATGTTGGAACTACTGGTGCGGTAACATATGATCTTACTAACGCACTTTATGATCCTGCAAGTGGTGAGTTAACAGTTAGTGTTGATGGAAACCATGACATTGATGTTGGTGAGAATATTAGATTTGATGATAATGCATTAACATTCACATGTGGTATGGATGGAAATAGTTCTAACCACACATATCCTCGTACAACTGACCCTGCGTATAATACTGGGTTAGAAGTTATAGGTGTTGGTGGTAACTATGATATTTCTAATGCTAACTACAACCCATCTACAGGTGTACTTGAGTTCACTGTTGCTAATCATGGATTGACAAATGGAGAACTCATTAAGATTGCCAACAACTCTCTAACATTCACATGTGGCATGGATAGTAATGCTTCCGAGCATAAGTATCCACGTGCAACTGATCCTTATTCTGGTGATTGGTTATCTGTCTATGATGTAGCACAGAATTCATTTAAAGTTCAGATTGCAGATGCTGGATCTAACGTAGAGTTTACACCAACTGGTGCTGCATATGACCCTGCAACTGGTGACTTAGAACTTACTGTTGGTGCTCATAATCTATCTGTTGGTGATGGAATCGTCATGGATGACGGTGCTGTATCATTCACTTGCACAATGGACAACAACCAAGTTGCTCAGTCATATCCACGTGCAAACTTAGATAAAGCTTCTGGAAGATCTCTTCCAATTACATCAGTTGATACAGGTAAGTTTACAATTAATGTAGGTACTGCTGGTACTAATAAGGACTTTACTCCTACTGGTGCAACATACAATCAGAACAATGGTGAGATGGTTCTTACTGTTGGTCAGCATGGATTGCGTGTTGGTACTGATATTACATTAAAAGATAACTCATTAACATTTACTTGTGATAAAGATGGTGGTGCTACTCAGCATTCATATCCTAGACCTGGTACTGACCCTTATGCTGGTAAGTCAATTGCTATTACAGCAGTTGGATCTTCGCAACATACAGCAACTAATGTTGCATACACACCTTCTACTGGTGTTATGGTTGTTACTGTTCCTAGTCATGGATTCTCACCAGGAGATTACATTCAGGTAGCAGATAATTCTATTACATTAACATGTGAACTTGATGGTAACGTAAGTCAGAAGACATATCCACGTACCAACTTTGATTCACTCAGCAACAGATGGGTTCCTATCCTATCAGCAAGCACTGATACATTAACCATTAACGTTGGTTCTTCTACTGATAATTCAGTACACACATTTGTATCTGCTTCTGCTAATGGTATCTTAAAGCAAGACGGAACACTAACAATTAATGTTGGTTTCGATGCTGATCCTGCTAATAGATATGCTCACACATTTGTATCTGCTCTTACTGATGCTGTAGAATATAAGCCTCAGTCAGCACATACATTCGTATCTGCATTAACAAATTCAGTTAAGCATCTACCACAGTCTGCTCATACATTTAAGAGAGCAACTAACTATGCTATCTCTAAGAGAGGTGGTGACATTACAGTTAATGTTGGTAAGTCTCCTATTGTAGAGTTTACACCAACTAATGCTACCTATGATCCTAACACAGGATTGATGGAATTAACTATAGGTAGTCACAGTTTAACTGCTGGCACAAGTGTTAAGGTTGATCCTAATTCTCTCAAGTTTACTTGTGAGATGGATGGAAACTATAGTGTCAAGTCTTATCCTCGTGTTACTGACCCTGTAAATGATACTTCTATTGAAATTACAGCAGCGTCAGCTACAACTATTACTATTAATGTTGGTCAATCTCCAATAGTAAGTCACAATGTTGATGATGGTTCATACAACCCTGCAACAGGTGAGATGACCTTGAAGATTGGAAACCACAGTCTAACTGTTGGTGAGTCAATCAAGATTGATGATGCTGGTGTAACATTTAGTTGTACTTATGGTAATGTTCCACATACCTTTATCACTGGTGCTGCTGGTGGTGTTACTGCTGATGGTAGCACAGCATTGACAGCAGCTTCTGGAACAACATACGATCCTATCACAGGTGAATTGGTTCTTGAAGTTGGAGCACATGCTTTGAATGCTGCTTCTACACATACAGTAACAGATGCAACATATAATGCTGCAACTGGTACTATGCTTGTTACCATTGCTAATCATGGATTTAGTAATGGTGATAGAGTTAAATTTGCAGAAGGTTCCATATCACTTAACTGTGCTATGGATGGCAATGTTTCTACTAAGACATACCCACGTAAGTCTGATCCTACATTCGGTAAGTGGTTACAAATCTCTAATGTTACTACAGATTCATTCTCAGTTGATGTTGGTTCATCTCCATTAATACAGCATACACCTACAGGTGCAAATTATAATCCTACCACTGGTATAATGGAACTTACCATTGGTGCTCATAGTTTGACTGTTGGTACTGCTGTTAAGATTGCAGATAACTCTCTAACATTCACTTGTGCTGAAGATAATCATCAAACAACACATACTTATCCTCGTACAACTGATCCATTCTCTGATAAATCATTTGCTATTACTGATGTAACTGCTACAACAATTAGTGTTCAGGTACTAAGTACAATCCCATCTACTAATGTTACAGCACACTTATTTGTTTCTGCAACTGCTGACTGTGTTACATCTGGTGGAAACTATGCACATACATTTGTTTCTGCAACTGCTAGTGGTCTTAAGAAAGCAAATAGTACAATCACATTTGATCAGGATGCATTAACATTCACTTGTGATGCTGATAACAACGCTACACAACACACATATCCTCGTGCTGGTGATCCATTCCGTAATGAAACACTAGGTTTAGATTCTGTCACTGGTACAACAATGACAGTATTCGTTGGATTCTCTACTGGTAGTCAGAGTGCTAAGTCTTATCCTAGATCTGCTACTGAAACACACACAGCTGCTGCTGGTACAACATATGATCCAACTACAGGTATATTGAGTGTAACAACTGCTGCTCATAACATCAAGAATGGTGACTATGTTCAGTTTGCTACTGGTGCATTTACCTTCACATGTATGGAGGATAATAACAGCACCAACCACACATATCCTCGTGTAACTGATCCAGTAAGTAGTAAGTGGTTGAAGGTTTCTAATGTAACTGGAACTACATTTGATGTACAAGTATTGGATGTCATTCCTTCTACTAACGTTACTGCTCATACATTCATAACTGGAAGCAACAACGGTATTACTTCTAAGGTTGACAGATCATATGATCAGGCAATAGAAATCACTGGTGTTACTGCTGATACTATTACAGTTAATGTTGGACCTTCAAGCAAGACTACAGACGTACATACTTTCGTATCTGCACTAGCAGGTGCTGTTAAGTCTGGTGGTGGATATGTTCATACATTTAAGTCTGCTGATGCAGGTGCTCTTAAGACAGGTGGTAACTATCTACATCAATTTGTATCTGCTACTAGTGGTGCTTTAATTTCTGGTGGTAACTACGCACATATATTTGTAAGTGCTGTTGCTAATGGATTAACAAGATACGATGGAACAGTAACTTTAGATGTTGGTACATCTTCTAACACTACTGCACATCAATTTGTATCTGCTATACCTAATGCAATTACTACTGGTGGAAACTATGCACACACATTCATATCTTCTAATCCAAATGGTATTAAGAAGGCTAATGATCGTGTAAGAATTGACTATGGTGCATTGAACTTTACTTGTGACATGGATGGTCACAACAGTCAACATGCATATCCACGTATTAGTGACCCTGCATATCAGGAAGATCTACCAGTTCTAGCAGCATCTACTAATCAGTTTACTGTTAATATTGGTACTACAGGTCAAGGTAATCTTGATGTAAGTGATGCAACTTACAATCCTTCTACTGGTGACATGACAGTCACAGTTGGATCACATGATTTGGAACCAGGTCAAGACGTTAGAATTATTGGTAACTCTATCAAGTTCTCATGTAATGCAGATAATAATGCTACAGACCATGCTTATCCTAGACCTACTGATCCTGCTGGAACATCATCTCTACCTGTTAAGTCAGTTGGTTCTTCTTATCATAGTTCAACAGATGCTTCATACAATCCTTCCACTGGTGATCTAGTTCTTACTGTTGCTAATCATGGATTCACCAATGGTGATAGAATTAAAATTGCTGATGGATCACTCACATTTACATGTGATATGGATAACCATGCAACTGAGCATGCATATCCAAGACTTAAAGATCCTAGCAATGGTAAGTGGTTAGTAATTTCTGATGCAACAACAAATACTTTCAAAGTTAATGTTGGTCAGGCTGGTGCTTCTCAAACATATACACCTACTGCTGCCACATACACAGCTGCAACTGGTCAGTTAGTATTGACTATTCCTAATCATAACATTCCTGTTGGTAAGAATATTACTATAGCACAGGATTCATTGAAGTTCCGTTGTGCAATGGGTGGTACTTCTGACATTAAGACTTATCCTCGTTCTAGTGATCCTATCTACTCAACAGGTACAGTAGTTACTGCTGCTGATGCTACAACAGTTACAGTTAATGTTGGTGCTTCACCTTTAGTCAGTCACACTCCAACGGATGCATCTTTTGATCCTGCAAATGGTTTAATGACATTGACCATTGGTTCTCATAACCTAACTGTTGGTGAGTCTGTTAAGATTGCTGATGCTGGAGTCACATTCACATGTGGTCAGGACAATAATGCTACTAACCATGCATATCCTAGAACAACAATTGAAAGTCATACAGCAACCATGGCTGCCTATGATCCTGATACTGGTATCATTACAGTTACTGTTGCTGGTCACGGAATGCGTGATGGTGATTGGGTTAAGTTAGCAGATGATTCTCTAACATTTACATGTGCTCAAGATAGTCATGCTACTAACCACACATACCCAAGAGCATCTGATCCTATCAGTAACAAGTGGGTTAAGATTTCTAATACACAGACAAATACATTTGATATCCAAGTATTAGATTCTGCACCTTCAACCAACACTACAGATCATACATTTGTATCTGCTGTCGCTGGTGGTATTACTCAGAAGAAAGATAAGTCTTATGATTCACCTGTAGATATTACAGCTGTAACAGCAACAACAATTACTCTTGATGTTGGTAAGTCTTCTAACACTACTGTTCATGCATTTGTCTCTGCAACTGCTGACGCTATAACCAGTGGTGGTAACTATGGTCATACATTTGTTTCTGCTGATTATGGTGCTGTAACTGCTGACATAACCGAGAATGTATTTACACCAACAGGAGCAAATTATGATCCTGCAACTGGAGATCTTACTCTAACAATTGGTAGTCATTCTCTTGCAGTTGGTGATGGTATTACTATTGATGATAACTCACTGACATTTAAGTGTCAGATGGATGAAGAGCAGTCCAATAAACTTTATCCACGTCCAGCATCTAAAGGTCTTACTGCAACTACTGGCACAACATATAATCCTACAACAGGTATTGTTTCTATTACAACAACTGCTAATCATGGATTAAAAACTGGTGACTTTGTTAAGATCGCTGATGGTGCTCTAACATTCAGTTGTGGATTTAATGGAGCAACAGGTACTGCTGCTGAGAAATCATATCCACGTCCTAGTGATCCTGTAAGTGGTACATGGATTAAGGTAACAGAGACAGGTGTTGATTCATTTGAGTTCCAATGTCTTGAAGCTTTACCTTCTACTAACACAGACACACATGCATTTATAAGTGGTGTTGCTGATGGAATCACACGTCAGACTGCTAGTGATAGAGTATCTGGAAGATCTGTAGATATTATTGCTAGGACTGCAAATACAATTACAGTTAATGTTGGTAATGCTGGAGATAATCAGACATGGACTCCTAGTGCTGCTGACTATAACTCAACCACTGGTGATCTTATTCTTACAATAGGTCAGCATGGTCTTCGTGAAGGTGCAGGTATTATTCTTAAGGATAATTCACTAACCTTTACATGTTCTAAGGATAATCATACTTCTAACCATAGTTACCCACGTCCTGGAATAGATCCATATGCAGGTGAAAAATCAATCACTGTTAATAGTGTTGGTGCATCTATGCATAGTGTTAGTGGTGCAGAATATACTCCTGAGACAGGTGTTCTTAAACTAACAGTTAACAATCATGGATTCTCTAATGGTGATTATATTAAGTTAGATGATGAATCTTTAACACTGACATGTGACCTTGATGGTAACGTAAGTCAGAAAAAATATCCACGGGCAGGATTTGACCCTGTAAGTTCAAGGTGGTTGAAGATTGCTGATAAGACTACTAATACATTTGAAGTTAATGTAGGTATTTCTCAGGATAAGTCAGTACATTCATTTGTATCTGCTGTTGCTAATGGATTACATAGACAGAATGGAACTGTTACAGTTAATATTGGTGCTTCACAATTAACTAACTATACTCCTACTGCTGCATCTTATAATGCAATCACTGGTGATATGACTCTTACTATTGGAGTACATGATCTACAAAATGGTGAGAAGATTAAGATAGCACCTGATTCTTTAACATTCCAGTGTGCTAAAGATGCTAATGCAACTAACCACTCATATCCTAGAGTTACTGATCCAGCATACAATAGTGATATAGAAATTAAGGATGCTACAACTACAACAATTACAGTTAATGTTGGTGCAGCTGCTGCTAATGATCAGTATGATCATACCTTTGTTAATGCAACTGCTAATGCTATCATCTACAACCAGAGATATACTCATACATTTGTAAATTCTGTTGCTAATGCTGTTCATTTCGAACCAGCATCACCACATACATTTGTAAGTGCTACTGCTAATTCAATCAGACATTATCCTACTGCTAATCATACATTTGTAAGATCAGTTGCTGGTAATGTTCAGAAAGAAACTGGAACATTTACAGTTAATGTAGGTGTTGCTACTCTATCTAATCAGTATCCACACCAATTCAAGAGTGCGTCTGCTGGTGCTATTCAAACTGGTGGTTCTTACTTCCATAAGTTTGTTAGTGCAGTAAACAATTCCATACACAAAGTATTCACAGTTGCTGGTAATCAACAGTATCACAATCAAGATTGTATTGATGATGTTGTTGATCTACTTGAAGCAGTTGCTGATAACATTGCTTATGGTGGTAATGATAAGACATGGGATGCAGCATACTCATACAAGACTGGTGCTCATGTAGCTGGTGAAGAAGATGAAACCAATTATGTATTTGAGCAAGCACGTGAAATGGCTGCTCAAGCACTTAGAAACCAGAAGATTCTTGTTACTGGACATCATGGTCTTCCACAGGTATTTGATAAGAGTATTACATTCAATGAAGTTAACCCTGCACCATCAAATAAATTTGCTGATGCTCGTAACTTAGTTGTTGCTAACAAACTACTCATTGCTGATGAAGCATACGAGAGAATGTTGGTACAACATCCTGGATTTGTTCCTCCAACAGGTAACCAACAGGATTGTAAAGATGACATCGTAGACTTCGTTGAAGAAGTTTCATACAACCTAGCATATGGTGGTAACGATAGAGTTTGGGAGATGACCGATCTCTATGTACAGGGTATGGTTCAAGAGGTTGCTGGAGAAGAAGCACAAACTACCCAAGCACTTAATCATGCACGTGATTTGATGATTCAAATCGCTAGGAATGAGAACATTGTAACACTTGGTTCTCATGGACGTACACAGGTTAGGGACACTACTATTACTGGTGAGGTTGCTCCTCATGTAAGTAGCAGACATGCTGATGCTAAGAATCTAATCTTGGATAACGTTGAGTTTGCAGCAGAGGTAGCACTGGGTAGAATGATTGCTCAGTTCCCTTCATATTCATGGCAAGCTGGTTACAGTTCTACTGATTGTTTAGATGATCTTAAAGATGTAGTTAAAGTTGTTGCACATAACACAGGTTATGGTGGTAACCATAGAGTATGGGATGCTGCTAACCTTTATGTTGCTGGTGCTCATGCTGCTGGATCTGAAAGTGAAACTATCTTTGCATTCAATGCAGTACGTGACATCATCAAAGAGATTGCTACTAACGTAGAAGTTACTGTTGGTGGTCACACATCATTAACTCAGACAAGAGATCTTACCATTACTAATGGTGTTATTAATGGAGATTGTAATGTTGTATTGAGTGCTATTGATACTTTAGTTGCTATCTTAACTGGCACAATATCTGATTCAACATCACTACAAGGTATAACACGTACAGATTCTGTTGGTCCTTGTGAGGACATGAGATCTGCTGTTGGTGTTCTTACTAAGATTGTAACTGATGCTATTACAGATCCTAGTACATTATCTGGTAAAAACCATACAGTAACCACATCAACTTATGATCCTACAACTGGTTCGTTAACACTTGATATTGGTGCTCATAGTTATACAAATGGAACTAGTGTACACATCGTTGATAACTCACTAACATTTACATGTGAGAGAGATAACAACGCAACAAATCATACTTATCCACGTTCAACCGACCCAGCTTCAAACAATGATCCTACCATTACTGGCACTACTGCTACCACAATCACGGTTAATGTTGGTATATCATCTGATATCTCAACTCATACCTTCGTCAGTGCATCAGAGAAGATTGTAATTGGTGGAGTTACAAGAACTCCTTCAGTTGGATCATGTGAAGATGTAAGATCAACACTTAATTCACTATTCAAGATTGTTATTGATACAGTTGAAACACCAACATCTCTTGATGGTGTAACAAGAACCATTTCTAATGGTGCTTGTCAACAGGTTGCATCTACAATCACAACTCTCTACCAGATAATCACTGGAACTATCAATTCTGCTTCTTATCTTGACAGTGTTGAAAGGAACCCTGTTCCTCTTGGTCTAGAGTTTGGTCCTTCTATTAATGCTAACGCAACTAGCACTAACTCTTACTTACACTTTGAGTTTGCTGATGCAGTATACACAACTCTTACTAGAACAGTTGACAATACTATCACACAGAATACAACGTATCCTCAGTGTGTTGATCAAGCAAATGCTATTCGTCAGTACTTCGCTAATATTAGCACAATTATCCAAACTGGATTGGGTAGTGTACCACGTAGTCAACCATCACAGTTAACTACATCATTATCATCTAGAGCAACAGTCTTTACCTTGACACAAGGAGTTGGTGCTAATCCACATGATCTTGAGACAGGCACACCAATTAGATTGGTTCCACGTCCACGTTATGATACACAAACCAATTCTTATGTTGATGTTGATAAGCGTTTCGTTAGACTTCCTAATGGATTTGCTACCAACCAAGAGTACTATGTAATTGCTCCAGCAAGAAATACACAACCAGAAAATTATTCTGCTAATGCTGTATTCAATGGAAGTGATCAGACTAAGATTATGCTTGCAAGCAGCAAAGAGAATGCTGCTGCTGGTATCTACCTACACTCTGCTGAAGTAGAAGATATACATCCAGACATAGAGATTGATATCTATCAGTTTGTTCTTGATGATAACTATGATCTACATCAATATGGTTGTGTACTTGATGGTGTAAGTAATACAAACATCCGTACAGATGTTCCACACATCTTTGATGTTCCATTCTCTAACATTACTGGACACACAGTATTCTTTAGAAAAAGAGAAGGTGGTGCTCTACCTCTAGTTGGTGCAGCATATGCTAGTGATAATACTGTTGCAGATAGTCAAGGTAGACTGTTAGGTAACAAGTACTTCTTTGCTAGGTATCAAACAGAGAAAGTCTTTACTATCCATAAGACTAAGAGTGATGCAGAGCAAGGTGTTAACCCAATAACATATCAACCAGGTACTTACGACTTTAACGTATTTGCTAACAAGCGTCAGTCTCCAATGAGATTTGATCCAACGTTTGTTAATCCTAATACTAACCCAGTAATATATGGTAAGTGGTACTTACAGGTTGAGAATAGCAACGGTACAGATCAAATCATCAAGAGACTTAGAGAGTATGCTGATGGTATTGATAAGACAAATGATTCTTGGTTCGAAAGAATTAAGGATGAGAGACCTGCTAACGATAGACTATATCGTTTACGTTATGTTATACCTCAGTATTTACAATCTGTTCGTGATCCACTTAACGGATTCACTATCAAGACAAGGACTGATGAAACTAGAAGAATAGTACCTCAGAAGATAAGTCTTAAGCCTGTCTCTGGTGGTACAACTAAGGCACGTTTCTCTAACCCAATACAATCTAATGAGTACATTGGATATACTAAGCAAGAGTTCATTTCTAATAGTCTTAATGATGAGATTGCATACGATCCATACAAGAAGGATGTCGTAGGTAATACACAGTTTAAGAAAGTTATTACAACACAGAACTATATCTCTATGACTATTCAGTCTGGTAGATATGTTCAGACTGGTGGATTAACTGACTACTTAGAACTAACTGTGTTTGAACATGGTGTTACTAATCCTGCATTACTTAACACTAAGTTTAATACTATTAAGATTACTGCACCTCAAGGTGGAACATTCACTGCTAACAAGACACAATCTGTAGAAGGTAACAAGGTCGAGTGGGCTGGTAATTCTAGTGGTTATGGTTATCTACATGCCATCATGAATGTACCTGGTACTACTACATGGCACATGATCCTTAAGGATGTTGTTGGTAAGATTGACTATGATGCTATTGACAACACAAGGTTCAGTCAGGGTACAGCATTCGCTGATCTACTTGCTGATGCTGACATGGGTAAGTCATTGGTACTTAAGGATCTTATTAAGAAAGAATATCCTGAATTCTATTACAGACAGAATGGTGCTGGTGTTTATACTATCACACCAGGTGATATTATTGAAGACGATGCAAGTATCCAATACTATGTTGAGTCAGTAGAAGATGTTGGTCAGATTGATGACACATTCTATGTCTTCAATACACAAGAGATTCAGAAACGTATCTATGGTCAGCAAGATGGTATCTATTATCTAACTGCTGTTCGTGGTAACATTTCACCACTACCTCAAGGTGCTGGTAATTTAGGCAACTTCAGGAACTTTAAGTTCTCTCAGCCTATCTCCTCACTATATCCATTAAACTATAAGAACGATCCTCTCTGGTATCAGCAGTTGGATGCAACATTAGTTGATCCACCTCAGACATATTCTGCTGCTGATAACTATGTTCATGGTCTTGTAAGAGTTAATGACTTCAAGGGTTCACTAACTCAAGAGAGTGTCATTGATCTAGTTAAGAACAATGCATTCGGAGACAATACTTATACACAAGTATCATCTTCTATTGATAATAGAATCAAAGCACAGAAGGGTAACGCTGCTTCTGGATCTGAAGATAGATTAATTCCTATCTCTGGTGATAGTACAGTCGTAGCAGATCAACGATACTATGTTGAACTTCGAAGACCATCTATCGCAAGAGCTGGTAACCACACGTTTGAATATCTTGGTTTTGGTCCAGGTAACTACTCAACTGGTCTACCTCAACGTCAAGAGGTTGTACTCACAGAGATACAAGACTTCTATGCACAGTCTAAGAAGCAGAATGGTGGTTTAGTATTCTACACTGGTCTTAACTCTAATGGTGACCTATACATTGGTAACCGTAAGATTGATGCTATCACTGGTGAAGAAGTATTCCTTGAGTCTGCAACATTACAAGATTCTGATGATGATGACGAGACACTAGGTAATCTAGTTACAACGTTTGATACTCCTGTTACATTTAATGAGTACATCACTGTTAATGGTGGTGAGGCTCAGGATAAGAGAAGTACATTTAACTCACCAGTTCTGATTAATGTTCTTGGAACTGTTAGGAACAACCCTGCGTTGGTAATTTCTTCCTTCGTTGATCCTGCTATTGATGATGGTTCTCTTGATAGATCAGCATTCGTCAGAAATGTCGAAACTGGTGGTGATGTTGTCATTGCTAGGAATAAAATTTCCGCAGCAATTTTCCAGTTCAACAGTCGCAGAGATGGTCAAGCATACAAGTTCTTAACACATATCACAGGTTCTACACCTTCTAATATTACTCCTGATCAAACTGGTGCATTTAATGCAAGTCAGATTGTTTCTTATGGTAATGCTGGTGCTCCTGATTCTGGTGACATGCTCCTTAAGGGTGGAAGTATTGGTAAGTCTGGATCACTTGGTTGGATCTATTCAAACTACTACACTACAATTGGTAATGCTGTTCCTGAATCCCTTGCATTTAATAACACTAACGTTATTACAATTACATGGGCTACATTAACAAACCAGCAACTTGGTATCACATCATCTTCTGAACTTAGATTCAGTGGATTCACTGATAGTGACTTCAATGGTACATGGCAAGTTATATCCAATGGATTTAATCCTGCTGCTAATACATTACAGTTTGCTATTGGTGCAACTAAGAATACTGTTAACAATCAGAACCCAAGAATGTGGTCTGATGAAGTTGCAGCTAATGCTAATATTACACTTGAATACTCCAATTCCAACTGGAAAGAGTGGGGTGTTATTGGTGCTGAAGCAATTAGAACAGAGACTGATGCTATTGGTGATTACAAATTTGGTATTAACACAGTTGGTAGATCTGATAAAGAATCTTACAAACAAAACTTCGTTGATGCTAAGACAAACCCACGTGCAAACCTTGATGTTGTTGGTACTGCATTCATTAGTGGTAAGAAGATCACTGATTATGCATCACATGCAACTGATGCTACTAGAACATATCAAGATCGTACTGATGCATTCATGGTTGGTGGAGATTCTTCCTCACCAACAGATGAGTCAACCTTCAGAGTTTCTACCGCTAACGGTGGACGTGTTGGTGTTAATGTAACTGATGCTGAATTAGATAGAGCATTAGTTGTTGATGGTGAGTCTAGGTTCACTGGTGATGCTAGGTTCGAAGAAGATATCGAAATCAATGGTGGTGGTGGAGCCAATACTGCACAGATTAGAACATCTATTACTACAGGTAAGGTTCAATTCTTCCCTAATGCTGGTGGAACTCCGTTCACTGGTGAAGTAGAGATTGCACCACTTGGTACTACTATTAAGATTGCAGATGCAACTCCATCTGATCAGTTTATCAAGATAGGTAACTTCTCATTCCATAGTAATATTGACATTGGGTTTACACCTACAATGTCTACCAATATTTCTAAGGTACAGATAGGTGGTGCTTATGAGAATAACGAATCATTATCATATACACTTATAGGTACTAAGTCATTCAAGACTAAGGGAGACTTCCAGTTAGGTACAGTTAGAGGACTACTTGACACTGTTAAGTTGACATCTACTGCTGGAACTGTTGAGTTCTTTGCTGGTAACTCTGCTACATCTAAACTTGACTTTGCTACTAATGCTTCTGAGATCACAATCGCTGGTAAAGGTGGTAAGACTACAATTAGAAACAACCTAGTCGTTGATTCTGCTGCTAGATTTAACTCTGATATCACACTCTGTGGTGGATTTGCATCTTACTCATTCACAGCATACAGATCACAAACTGGATCTACTGCATTCGCTCATGCTAGTGGAGATCTTGGTAACAATATATTCAACAGTAATGTTGATTTGATTGAAGTCAAGAGACTCTCTAACACTGATGAGAACTACAACGCAGTTGATACAGCTGGTACTGGTGATTGGGGTGGATCTGTATTCCAGAATCCAATTACACAGATTGCTGGAACTGTTGAACCTTTAACTCTAACAGGTTTGAGTGGTGATCAGTATTACTTACCACTTAAGAATCGTCCGTTCGATAGTAATGGTGCTCAGTATATTACAGAGCAAGATATACTACTCATTGATACTGATGATTCAGGTGGTACTAAGCATCCAGAATTTGTTAAAGTTATTTCTCTTCCAAGAATTAACGTTGCACCTTACTGGATTGTAGTTGAAAGACTACCATTTGGTACATACACCTCTACTAGATCTGATCATCCAGATACTACTGCTATCTACAAGTGTACAGTACAGTATAATGCTACTTGGACTACTACAACTATAGATGCTACAGGTGCTGAGGATAATGTATACCTAGCACAGTTCGGTGGTAACATCGCACTTGGTGATTATGTAATTATTGATCGTGAAGATACTACTAGCCCTGCTAATGGCATCTTTGATCAAGGTGAGATGTTTAAGGTCAAGACTCTCCTATCTCAGGTTGCTAAGAAACTAACCATTAAGAATGGTTGTGACACAGCACAAGAAGAGACAGTCTTTGAAGTTGATTCTACAACTGGTAATATAACTGCTGGTGCTGGTGGAACTACCACAATTAACGGTACATTCAACCTTAACGGTACTTGCACAACACCATATGTTAATGCAACAACCAATAAGAAGTTAACTATAACAAATGGTTCTGACATTACAACCTTCGAGGTTGACACTTGTACAGGTGACACAACTGTCGGTAACCATCATGGTACAATCTTCATGCTTGCTGAACAGTATGGTACATCACCTGCTGCATACACTAAGGGTGTTGATGAAGTCCATGTATACAGACATAATCCAATGTCTGTTATCTCTGGTGGTCCTTTAACAACAACTGCTGATAACGTTGTAACTGCAACATCTAACATTGAAATTCAAGGTAACCTAACATCATTCACTAAGGGTGATTTGGTTGCTATCTTTACTACTTCTGCTATTGAAATCATTCAACTTACTGATGATCCTTACACAGGTACAGGTGGTGAGTTGTTACTACCAACAGCATCTAATGCTGAGTATACTAATGGTGGTCGTGGAATGGAAGGCACGAGTGCTCAAGCATTCTCTGTCGGTGCTAACGTTGTTAAGTTAGACAAGTATGATAGGACTACAACTCTCCTACATGACATGGATGCAACACAGGCAGACAGAGCAACAGATCTCAAGGCTAGATCACCAAATAATAGTGATATTAGACTTGAAATCTCACTTGCTGATGCTGATCTGATTGCTCCTAAACTTGATTATGTAACTCTTGTAAGAATAGGAAACGAATTCTTCTTACCTGATTCTGTTGATGGAACACTTGATGCATTCTATGCAGTCAAGATGCCTAAGCAGATTAGAGAACCTAATGTAACTGGTACTACACCTGTCAAACTATTTGGTGGTGGATCTACTACTATCAATCAGGATCTTGAGATTATCAGTGGTGCTGTTAGAATGTATGGTTCTGATGGTAAGACTCTGGTCATGTCCATCGCTAACGATGATGGTCACTCAGGTGATGGATCACTAGAAGATCCTAAGACAGATACTGCTGGTCTTACACTTAAGGGTGCTGCTGCATTCTACGGTGATCTTAAGATCTACTATGATAACTGTCAGATGCATGGAGTCTGTTCAACTGAGACTTCATTCAGAGTTACCAACAGAGAAGGTAACGTCTTGATGGGTGAAACCTTCTATCAGGCTGGTAAAGTATTATCTGTTGAATCAGCAATTGATCCTATATTCCATATAGATAACTTAGGTGGTGCTGGTACTGGTGGTACTGTTGGTCCAAAAGACTTCAAGATCTATCAGAACAACGCTATTGATTCATTCGGTATTGAGAAATACTGGACTGCTGGTGGTGGTAGAAGACATACTTATGTTGCCTTTGATCCTTCAACTGGTATTGGTCAACAGCAAGACAACCCACTTCAGGTTAACCAAAACTATATGGTTAATGCTTCATCTGGAAGTAACATGGTTGTATACCTACCAGATAATGCACAGACAGGTGATATGATTAGATTCATTGAACTTAGTGGTAACCTAACATATAATACAAGTTTGATATTACGAGCCAAGAAAGCAAATAATGTAGCGGTAGCTATTCAAGGTGATACAAGTGGTTCGAGGATTGGTTCAGGTGCTGGCCAAACCTTATCAACAGCATGGGATTCAGGTGAATTAGTTGTTCAGACACGCAACGCATCATTCGGTCTAGTTTACGCTGGTACTGTTGACGTTGAGGGTTCTGCATCTGCACAGACCATTCCTCCAGCACTAAGAGGATGGTGGTTAATAGAACTATAAAACATGACTGCACTCTACGATTCTATTAAAAGTATGAGAACTGCAAAGGTAGGAACTATCCTACCTTGGGGCGGTGACGGTGGTACTGGTTTCCTTGCATCTAATATACCTAAAGGTTGGATAATATGTGCAGGTCAAACTGAACAAGCATCTGACTATCCATTGTTGGCATCAAATTTAGGTGACACATATGGTGGTAACATGACTGATGCTAATGGAGATCATTATCAATTCCCTTATTATGGTTATCAAAATGCTACGTTTAGATTACCTCAACTGTCAAGTAGAACTCTTATTGACTTAGAGAATTCTGATCTTACTAAAACAAAGTATCAGATGGGTCAGGATGATGCACAAAGTGTAATTGGTAATTTGGTTGCTGATTATGGTGAGACAAATCCAGTTACTACAACTTACGAAGCAACTGCTGATATTGATTTCACACTTAATATATCTGGTAACTTATATTTTAAGTTTACTAATATATCTTTATTTGCTCCTGATTTTATTGAGACAATATACACATTGAATCGTAAGTTAGGTATCAATCATACTCCTGCTCATGGTCACTCAGATAGGATTACATCTGTTAACGTGAACCCTAACAGTCCACAGATATTCAGGACTGACCAAGGTATTGAAATGACTGGTTCTGTTACCATGCAGTGTGCTACTGATGGACCAACCACATGTGCTATGAGAGAACAAAACCCAACAAACTGGCAAGAAGGTGCTACTAGACTGTCATTTTATGGTGATGAAACTCATGAATATACTTTACCACGTTGTGATAGTTTCCAAGAGTTCATAACAGACAGTACCAATAAAGACTACTGGGGTCATGTACCTGCTGGTGCAAACAATTGGCGTACTAATACCAATGACAGAGGATCTGGACATGGTAGTACAACATACGCACAAACAATTTTTAGTAGAGGAAATACAGATCAACTATCAGCCGTTGAACCAGTAGATACACATAAAGTTCCAGCTCATACTGGATACTTCCCAAGACCAATGGAGTTTAGATCTAGACCAAACTTCTTTGGATATGATACATCATCACCACAAAGATCTGATGGTTTGGTAGACGATCCTGAAACTGCACCAGTGTTTAGTGTTACTGGATGTATATTAGATAGTACTGCTAAGATTATAATACCTTCTGGTACTGATATTAGAAGAGCATATGGTTCTGGACAAGATACATGGAATCAGTGGGATAAGATAACTCCATTGATGTATGTTACACCAGTTATTGATGATGATAAGTATGATGTATTAAGAGAAGGTACATATGTTCAGACAATGGAACCAGCAGAAGAATTTTCTGTTAATCCTACACCACAGTGGGAAATAACTCTTAACTCAGCTGCATTAGTATCTGGTACATATGATCTTAAGTTTAGACATGCTGCATGGCCAACTTCATTAAACCAATCTGCTGCAAATAAGAATCCAATTGAATCTGCTTACAGAGCACATAACCATAGTAGTTTTGAAATTGCTCAGGGTATAGGATCAATGGCTGGTCCTCCATCACATACTGCTGACAACGCAGATGGTTCTGCATTACAGGCACAAAGTTTAGAAAATGCTCTAAATATTTCATGTGACATTACACAACCTTCATTAACGATGACATTCATAATCAAGGCATTCTAATGACAACATTTTACGCTAAAGAAAGAGCAAAGTATGGTCAGTTGACAGGTCAAGTAATTGTGTGGCCAGTAGAATATAATGGTACACCAGATACTTCTGTTAATATAAAAAATTTACCTGCTGGATATCTAAAGTGTGATGGCACGAAATATTATGCAGATGATTATCCACAACTTGCTGCTATTTGTGGTGTAGGTACAGCATGTAAGTTCATTAGAAATAATGCTGATGGCACACCATTTGATACACTACAAGATGATCAATTCATGGTTCCTGATCTTGGTTCTAAGTATCCTGAACCAACTTCAGGTGCTAACGCAGGTTTATATAATAATATAAGATTAGATAATGCTCTGGGTAATGAGATAAGTCGTTCAGGTATTGGTATTGAAGCAGTATCAGCAATTGGTACTACAGTTAGAATAGATTATAGTGGATCTATTTCAGTACCAAGTCAAGAGATTCCTGTTCGTGGTAAACCATCTTGGTCATATGCTGGTGACACACATCGTACAGATTCTGAAGGTGTAGAAGAGAATTCTATCCATCCACATGCACATTTCCACTCTGGTGTAAGATCTAGATTGTTGACTACTACAGAAACTAATAGTCAAAATCCTTTAACAGCAGGACAAACTGGTAGGAGAAATGCTTCAACTATTCCTATTAGTGATTGGGTTGAGGGTACTACAAATAGTACTGGGTATCCAGGATCAGGATCACAACCTTGTCTTGCAATAGATGCATGGAGAAATGGTGTTGCTGGAACACAGAACTCACCATTAACTGCAACCATATATTATGGTGGTTGTATTTTCCCTCCAGATTCTCAAGCAATCAATTCATTCAAATATCATTGTCTACTTGATAGAGTATTGACTGGACCTCTACTTGATAGAAGTACAATAGGAGGTTCTGCTGATGGATCTAATACTGCAAAGTATAAGAATAGTTGGATCATTCCTTTGATTGGATGCTTCTCAGGTGGTGGTGCTGCTGCAACAGGATCAATGATAACTGTTCAACCAACATATGTTCAGGGTGCTCAAGGTGTTCCTATAGATTTTGCTGGTAATAGTTTATATGATGTAGTTCCATTGCAATCAAATGATGCTGTTACTGAATCTCGCTGTACACCAGACGTTGATAATGTAGTAACAGAAACAGATGAGTTATCTCAAACTGCTGACCCAACAATACATAACCATCGTATTGATATAGAAAAAGGTGATCATAATTATAAGGTGAAGACAAATGCTATTGTTATTCCACCAGAAAACCTACAAACTACCATGACCATAGGAGAAGATTCATCAGTATCAATTGATTCTGCATGTTCTCCATTTATTATCATGGAATACCTAATTAAGATATGACCGTCTCTCAAGCATATAGAAATCCTAGACAAGGATTCTACACAGATCTTACCGTAGATACTACACCAGTGGGTGCTATTGTACCCAATTTAAAAACTGGTCAGAATTCATTCGACCATAGTTTTGTTAAGTATGGTGCTACAGCATTCCCAATATTAACAGAATCTGCTGGTGATGCATATCTATTAGGTGATGACCCTGCATATACACATCATGGTTATCTTTATTGTGATGGTTCTGAGTATAATATAAGTGATTTTCCAAGTTTATTTGAAATACTTGGTAATAAGTATGGTGGTAGATCTAGTAGTGGCATTGATGTAGTTGATGGTGGATCAGGTTACACATCTGCTCCTTCAATAACAATTTCTGCTCCTCCTGCTGGTGGAGTAACAGCAACATGTCAGGCTATTGTTGAAGCAGGTAAAATAAAACAGATTAATGTTCTTCTTGCTGGTAAGGGATACACATCAGCACCAACATTAACATTGAGTGGTGGTGGTGGAAGTGGTGCATCATTTGCTGTAAGATTAGATGAAGAAGGTTCAATACTAGGCATCACTACTGTTAATGTATTGGACATGTGGGGTGACCCATACTTAGGAACATTCTGTGTACCTGATATGGTTACTAAGAAAGTAGTTGGTAATGGTCCTGTATTTGGTCAGAACTCACCTAACATAGGTAACTCACAACTTGGTGTTGGTACTACAGGTGGTGCATGGTATCTTGCTAAGGAACAACAAGATGAATTCTTTTCACTTGGTAGAATAGTTACTACTGGATATGAGAATGTTGTTGAGACTGTTGAGTGTTCAATGATAGGACAGCAACAGGTTGAGATATCTATGAGAGAGACTAAAATCTCTGGTGTGTTCCAACATAATCATTCAGTGTATCATGCACAACCAGGATTTAATATCTATCAAGCAGAATCATCAGGTGATAGATATCTCCAAGACTATCGTGAAGGTAGAGGTAGATTAAGTAGATGGTATCCTACTGGTGGTATTGTATTCACACACAAGCATGGACTGTTAAGAAATCCTATTACAGATAATACTATTGCTACCTATGATGTATTTGATGCAGTTGGTGGTGCTGGTGGTTGTGGATCACTTAAAGATCCAACTGTAGCTTCTACTGAACAATTCTACATGGCATCAGGTGCTTCTGACGCTGGTACATATGAGTTTCAAACTTATATACCAGATCCAACCATGAGTATATTCACTGGATCATCACAGATTGGTGGTAGAGCAGTTAATACTGGTGGTACTCCTGTGTATGATTATTCAGATGAGTGGGAATTTACCTCAGCTGGATCATACTCCATAAACTTAGGAAATATAACTGGTACACCTGACAAACTGATCTATGAACTTGTAGGTGGTGGAGGATCAGGTGCTGCTGGTAATGTTCAAGGTAATGATGGTGGTGACACTGTAATGACAGTTGGTAGTGTGTTGACATTAACTGCTGAAGGTGGAGCGAAAGGTGGAGCTTCTAATGGTCAAATAGGGGGAGCTGGTGGTATAGGAGGAACAGCAGCTGAATCTGGAAGTGCTGCTATCTATGCTACTGGTAGTTTTGATGGTCAGACAGGTGGTACTGGTGGTAATGGTCAAACTCCAGATGGTTTCCCATTAGTAGACTACCCAGATAATCCTGACGGTGGTGGTGCTGGTGGTGCTGGAAATGGTAATGGATATGGTGCTGGTACTGCTGGTATAAACCTATTACAAGGTGGACAGAGTGGTACATATACTGAAACTCTTACATCAGATGGTTCATTTAACACAGGAGCTGTAGCAAATCCAACATCAGTACAAATAACTCTTAATGGAGGTAAAGGTGGAGCTGCTGGTCGTGGTGGTTACACAGGATATAATGGTGCAACCATTGTTGTTGATATGGTGTCAGATGAGTTAGAAGGATTCTATGCAGGTGGATGGTCATTTGTACGTGGTACTGCTGCTGGTGGTAGAATGAATGGTAGTTCAACTGCTGGTGGTAATGGTGGATATGGTGGTGAAGGACACCAAGAAGCAGATGGTGGAGGTGGAGGTGGATCCTCTATGATTAAGAGAGGTACACAAATATTAATTGGTGCTGGAGGAGGTGGTGGTGCTGGTGCATCTGGATATGACGGAGGTGCTGGTGTGAATGGATCAGGACCACCATCAGGATATTCTCAACCAGACGGCACAACACAGGCACTTGGTCCAGGTGGCGGTGGTACAGGTGGACACTACGGATGTATCGGTGGTGGAGGCGGTGGCGGTGGCTCAGGAGTCGCCAGAAACGGTATTACATTTGGTGGTATAGGAAACGGTGGTGCATCAGGTGGTCCTGGAGGTGCTCCTGGTGGAGACGGAGGACACCAAGGTGGTGGTTCAGGACAATCAGGAGTTAGTTCCTATCGTACTGATTACTTCACTCTCAATTCATTTAGTCATTCAAATGATTATGGTGGAACTAATAATGGTAATGGTTGGGCTAATATAACTGCTGTATATAATAATGACTACTGGACCTCTGGAGGAGGTGGTGGCGGTGGCGGTGCTCTCTGGGCTGGTGATATTGATTGGACTTGGTTAAACAATCCTGGATCTATATCAGTAACAGTTGGTGGTGCAGGTTTAGGTATAAATCCAGGTGGACAAACCACTGGTACTACAAGTAGTGCTGAAAGTGGATACGCTAAAATTGGATTAGGTAAGATTGTTGGATATACTGGTGGATCAACAGGTATATCAGAAGGTGATATCATTACATCTGGATCACAAACATCAACAGTATGGGATGTAAATATTGTTGGTAATGGTGGTGGTACAGGTGCTGCTGGTGATTTCAAACTACCAACCACACAAGTACCAGATGTTTATATTGTTGGTGGTGGTGCTACCACTGCTGCTCAAGCATCAGTAACTGTAGCAAATAGTAAAGTAACAGCAGTCAGTTTAGATTCTTCTGGTGCTGGATATACAGAGATACCATACGTTTATGTTATGAATGGTGCTGGTGGAAAAACTAAGGTCACATCCACCATTGATACACAAGCAGAAAATGTTGATGCATTATTCCTTGCTGCTAATAGTTCACAGGTATATACCAACTATGTCAAGTTTGGTGGTCTCAGTGGTTCAACTGGCACAAGATTCATTGAATTGAAACCAGTTGATACTACCAACACAAATTACTTCTCAATCAAAGCATGTAGAGGTAATGGTGTTAATGGTGGTAATGTACCAGAAGAAGTGTTGCGTGTATATTTTCAGGCAGCTGATTCAACTGGATGGACATTGATTGATACTATTATCACACCAAACTCAGTTAGAACTGATCCTATCATTGGTGATGTTCCTATAGTAGGTACATCTTGGGATGGTGGTAGTGGTGATACTAAATGGTATACTTATTCAGTAGCATTACCAACAGATGCTAAAGCAGTTGGTACTAAGATAAAGATTGAACAACCACGTGCTACACCTAGTGCTGCTAATGATAATGATGCAGACAGTGACCATTATGGTATATGTGAATTCATTTATTGGAATGAGAAGGTAACAGGTCTTGTATTTGTTGCTACTGCTGGTAAGATCAGTAAACCTGCTGTTGATTCACTATCATATACTATTCAAGGTGAGACTGGACCAGGTATTACATATAGTTCTGGTGCATCACCATCTGAAGCAACGTTGACATTAAAATCAACTACTAAGATAGAACCACAGGCCACCATTGACCCTGATATAGATGTTCCATTGCTTACACCATACACATTATGCAAGTACTTGATCAAAGCTTTCTAAATACTACGGAGATACTAATAATACAATGGCAGATGCACCAGTACTGCAAGTACAGTTAGATGTAATCAATCAGGAGATTGAGTACAACGGTACACCAAAGACTATTCCTGAATCATATTGGAAGGATACGCTCACTCCATTGTTATATCCTTTATGGGATAGTGACAAGGATAAACTTATCACGTTTCAGTATTTTACTAACGACTCATACGTTGCTAAACGTAGGAAGTATGTAAAAGACTTTAAGACTAACACATATTCATGGGTTGACTATGAAATGGAAGCAGTTGGTGCTTCTGAAGCAAGTGATCTTAAAGATAAATTGATTGATGGATTCTATGTAGTTGATGCACTTGAGAATGTTGAGTTCAATGAAGAACTCTCTAGAATGTATTCTAAGCAGAAAGCAGTAACACCATTAAGTGTAAGACTAGCAAGAAATTTCCTCTTAGATGAAACAGACTGGACACAGTTGCCTGACGCACCAATTGATGCTGATACTAAAGCACAGTATACATTGTATAGAACTAAACTAAGAGAACTAACTGAGTCTACTGAGTTTAGTACAGACACTGAGAATACTAAGTTTCCCATTGCTCCTGAGTTTTACAATAAAATATACAAGGTAGACTTCCCAACTGAAGATTATCTTGCAACTGCTGGTCAATTCATTGAGATGGGTAAGCATCGTCTTAAGAAGTTTAAAGATAAGATAGCATATTTCTTGACACTTAAGTCAGAGACAGATGCCACTTATTTTAATGACCTATTGACACAGTATGAGGCATTCAAGACTATGGAGGAGAAAGGGAATACTAATATGAATCCAAATCTCGATGATAATAAGGCATTCTTAGAGAAAATTATTAAAGAAGCGAATGACGCACTAGAATCATGATTATACAAGGCAACGAACTATCACAATTTGATTTGATGGAGTACTATGCCAATAGGAATCAATGTCACTTGGTGTACTTTGATCTTGGTAAGTATAATGCTCTTGATGCGACTAAGAAAGCAACTGTCAATACATGGTACGAAGAATTCATTGATGAGTATGCACTTGACATAATGAAACAGGGCGTGTATACTACAATCAGGTTTGAGACTGAGGACGCTGCAACAGTGAATGCTGCTGCTTGGTTCCCCAAAGAGGAGGACTGTCCTGACTCAGATCATTTCATAAATGCGTATGTCGTAGATACATACGGTGATATAGTATGGCAAAACATCCCAAGAGGAAACCAAAGTTAGAGAAATTAGACAATCCGTATCTATTAGACGATAAGTTTATGATGCCAGGATTTGTTACTCAAAATCCTTATGGTGAATGGGCCGCTGTTCCTTGTGCTGGTATGCATAACAGGTACATGGTCATTCACAATGGTGAAATACTCAAGGCATGTAGTTATGACGTTGCCTTCAATTTAATGATGAAACACTATTAATGAAAGATTACATATTATTTGGTGACTGTCTTGAATCACTCAAGATAATTGCAAATGAAGAACAGAAGGCACGTATGTGTGTCACATCTCCACCTTACTATGGTTTGAGAAACTATGGTGATGAAGATAAACAGTTAGGTCAGGAACAATCACCTGAAGAGTATATTGATAATATGGTTAAGGTCTTTCGTTTAGTAAGAGATTGTCTTACTGATGATGGTACACTGTGGTTAAACATTGGTGATTCATATTATAATTACAGGAAGGATGGATGTATACCTAAGCAGACATTCTCTAATAATAGACAAGACTTACCTAAGACTACACCACGTAGATCTAATAAACTTGTAGGATACAAAGATAAAGATCTTATTGGTATACCTTGGATGCTTGCATTTGCACTACGTGCTGATGGTTGGTATCTAAGGCAGGATATTATATGGCATAAACCTAATCCAATGCCAGAGTCAGTTAGAGATCGTTGTACTAAAGCACATGAGTATATCTTTTTACTAAGTAAGAGTAAATACTATCACTATGATAACGAAGCAATCAAAGAACCAGCAAAAGACTGGGGAACAAGAGACAGAACAAATGGTAAGTACCACAATCCAGGAACAGGACTCCAACCGCATACAGGTCTTACAAAATCATATACAAAACGCAATAAACGCTCTGTCTGGTCAGTAAATAAGAAACCATACAAGGGTGCTCACTTTGCTACATATCCCGAAGAACTCATTGAACCATGCATCCTCGCAGGTTCGGAGAAGGGTGATATAGTATTAGATCCGTTCATGGGTAGTGGCACTACCGCATATGTTGCTAAGAAACATAGTAGAGCATATATTGGGTGTGAATTGCATAAGGAGTATGACAGTTTAATAAGTGACCGTATTCGCACCATTCCAAACAAATTACCGTTATACTAAGAATGTTGAGAGGAACTGATGTGGTTCCTATGCCCCAAACCTACTGACTAGTCTGACTTAGAAGCAGACACATGACCGTTGGTAGAAACCTATTACTGCACATGACAGATGGTTGAAAGTGGTGGGGGTTCAGGTGTAAGCGATTCCCATAGGGTAAATTTGGGCAACTGGGTGAAACCTAGATCATTGCCCCACGTTTCTCTCAACACCCCATTATATTTTAAACGATGCCTTCTACAGTATCACAACAACAAAAAGCAAGATTCTTTTCTGAAGGACACACACTCCCTACATGTGTCAATGATGGTTGTAATAATAATGTACAGGTAAGAGAGTGGAAGTACTGGTCATTCAAATCAGAATGTTCTAGTTGTGCCACTGCACGTAAGAAAGGAGTTGATAGACCTAATGTTACAAGACATAAAAAGAACTATTGCGAAAACAACGATGGTCATCTAGGATGGACATGTCCTGTATCCACATTTGTAGGATTTGAGACTAGTCTTGACCTAGACCATTTAGATGGTGATCATCATAATAATGTTCCTAGTAATGTCAAGACATACTGTAAACTATGTCATGGACGTAAATCAATATTAAATGGAGACTGCAACAGTAACAAATCATCATCGAGGAGCATTGGATGATCATACATGATGATGCATTAAATCATTTAACTGAGATGGATGGAGATAGTATACACCTTACGTGTACATCTCCTCCATATTTTAATGCAAAGGCATACGCACAGTGGCCAACATATGATAAGTATCTACAATTCCTTGAGGATATATTCCGTGAAGTTCACAGAGTCACAGTACAAGGAAGGATGTGTGCTGTTAATTTATCACCAGTAATACAAGCACGTGAGTCAAGAGCACATGAAAGTAAGAGACTTGCGATACCATTCCACTTCTTTAGTATTATGGAGAGATTGGGATGGCAATACATTGATGATATTATATGGTTGAAACCAGAAGGATCTGCTGTTAATCGTAACGGTGGATTCTATCAGCATCGTAAACCAGTAGCATATAAACCAAACCTTGTTACAGAGACTATATTAATATTCAAGAAACCTGCACCATTTCTTATAGATAAGACAGTGCGTTCCTATGCTCCTGATATATTAGAACAATCATTAGTTGCTGATGGTTATGAAAGATCAAATGTATGGCAGTTTAATCCTGAGACTACATCAAAGCATCTAGCACCATACCCTAAAGAACTATCAGATAAGATTGTACAATACTATTCATTTGTGAATGATGTAGTTCTAGACCCATTCATGGGGTCAGGTACTACTGCGATATCATGTCTAGATCATGACAGAAAGTATATTGGTATTGAAATTCACGAAGAGTATGTTAAGATGGCAAATGATCGTATTAAACGTCACACACCACTTAAGAAGTTCTTATGAAAGATCAAAAGACCATTGATGACCATGAATCACATGACCAGAAATGGAATCGTGGACTGGATTTATACATAGAATCAGTACACAAACCTGATAACCAGTTACGTGGTTGTGCTCATAATCAGAAGTGTTTCAACGAACTGATGGAAGTAAGAGCACATGTATTAGAATACTTAACGACCTTACGGAGACCAGTATGAAAAGTAGAAGAACGATGTTAGCAGAAGCAATACAAATGTATCTTGATGATGCATCTGTTGATGAGTTTCATGCTGATCTAGACTCAGAATTAGAGAGACTACAATCATATCACCAACAACATGCTGATGATGCTGCTAAGATGAGTGGCAAAGCACCCAAGACAGTCCTATTAAATGAGGAGGATTGGAATGAGTGGAATCAGAAACCTGATTGGACACCATCACCTGAAGAAGGTTATGAGTACACTCCAACCACTATACCTGGTAAAGCAGAGCAAAAGCAATATAGTTATGCTGCTAACATTACTATGTCAGATATAGCAAAATTCCACAGGGGTAGCAGCCTCTAGTGTGACAGTTAACAAACTGTTTCAATTTGAGTGACAATGGTCTGATCTGTACTATACTAGGTACATCAACAAGTCACCCAATGAAAGTCACTTCAAAAACAAGAAGCACATCAAATGGGAAGATTATTATCTGCCCTTGTTGTGATCAACCATCAAGAGTATACCACTTTGCGTGGTCTGCACTATCATGTGCTCACTGTGATGAATCTGTACCCAAATTAGCATGGAACTTACTATGAACGAATTGATTCAAGACTTCACTAATAACATTTCATACTGCAAACATGTTATTGGTTGTAATGAAGAGCAAACTGATGAACTCATTGGTGCTGCTGATGACTTAGGTGTATCAGTAGAATACTTTTGTGAAGAGTTTATCGTTGCTCCTGAAGGTGAACCATGTATGAAATATCAAGACGGAGAATTCCTTGATATTGATACATTTAACACATATCATGGCATCTATTTTGAATATGAGGTAGATTAATGAATTTGAAAGCGGATACTATCAGTAGGATCATTGGGTCTGTGCTGATAGTAGTCTCTTACTTTGTTATACTACATGTCAATGTGATTACTGGTACAGTATTACATGCATTTGCTGATGTTATCAGCATACCATACTTCATTCGTACTAAAGGATGGGATGTGGTTATTATGCTATCATTCATGACGTGTATTTCTATAAGCAAGTTTGCTTTATAACAATGCCAAAGAAGTTTCCTTTTGCGGTCGGTGATCGTGTTAGATTCAATGATGATGAAGGGTTCATCACATTTATAGACACAGCATACTTTACGTTGTGCGTTCGAGAGTGGGAAGATAAGAATAAGCGTAATGGTGTAGGTCAAGTTAATATATTAATATACAGGTCATACTGGGATGAAGTAGAAAGACTGTGACACTCAAGAGAGTGTCCACATTCTATTGCATCCGCTTTCGTATGCACTATAATAAGTACATCAACCAAAGGAACACTACCATGACCGTAGCAGAAAGAACTCAAGACCTAGTAAATGCTCTTGAGAATGACTACAAAGATTATTCAAGACAAACTTACATCAGAAATCCATCTGATTATAGTTTAAGACAACTTGCAGAGATTGACAACGGTACTGCTAAACTAATGAAGTTTAGAATACAGAGTGGTCGCAAGTATTACAAACTAATTCAACAGGACTATGATACATTCCAAAATAGAAATGAGTATCGTGACGGTGGTGTACATGCATTTGTAGATAAAAAGACAGGTGAAGTATACAAACCAGCAGGTTGGCAAGGACCAGCAAAGTATGCTAGATATAATTTGTTAGATGAAGCATCATATCAAACAGCATTAGCAAGGGCAGACTGGTCAGGTGGCTATCTCTACATGAGATAGTCCTTGACTTTCGTCCCATTCTCTGTTACACTACACTCAGTACTTTTATCATTATGTCATCAAAAAAGTTCTACAATCAACAACTTAAAGCACAACGCCTATCACCACTGGTAGTATCTCATGTTAAAGAATTACTCTCTCCTATTAATACGGACAACGAACGTTCTGCATTTACCGTTCGCCTTAATACTAACGCTGATCCTGAGTCTAGAGATTACAGAGCATTTTGGACTTATCAATCTCGTTTCACTCTTGAGTTTGTTAAAGCAGTAGAGTCCTTGATACCACAGGGTTTACGCCTTGTTGAGTATGATCATTTGAATAATAAACTATCATTGGAGCGTGTGTAATGGACATTATACTAGAGAGATTTCCGTATCGATACGTACAAGACGGTACACTTGAAATCAATGGTAAACCAGACTATCGTATTCAGAAATTTAATGAGTACACTAGACGATACAATGACATGTATTATCTGGACAATGCAATGCAATTAGATGCATGCTTAGAAGATGTAGAGTACACCAAATGGTTAGATCCAGCAGGTGTTCCAGCATATAGGCATGACTCTGATGAATAACATTGACGCACTACGCATCTCTCAACAGAGGGATGCAATCTGTGACTGGGTTGAAGATCGATTCTTTCAATTAATTAAGGAAGAACGTCACGATGATGCCATAGATTTTGCTAATGAATACATTGAGTGGATGAATCCCGACTTATACATAAACGAGTCCACTCATTTTTATAACGCAAATGAGCTCACTGAACTCTATGAATCTATCTCAAATGGATGACACCATGAGAGATCTGGTTCTACAATACTGTGAGGCACAAGCCAATCATGATGATGAACTAGCACAACGTATTCTAGCAGAGATTGAAATGATTAACAAACTTTGCAATAAACAGACACATGACTGAAGTAAATGGTTGGGAGAGAGAATATCTCTCAGATGCATTTAATGTGATTAACGAGCGAGAGAGGGAGATTCTTGAAGGATCACCTCTCAAATCGCATGAAGGCATGATTTATGGTAAAATGTATGCTGCTTGGAAGAAACAGCATGACATACCATGATAGTCATCAACGCTGAGAATATAAGATTATTCATTATCATGGTGTTGGGTGGCATCTGGTTATATCTGCTCATCGAAACACTAGCAGAAGAATCAGTGAAGAAAGATAAACGAAACAAATAAATATATTATACCACGAGATATTACAATGTCACATTACGTTGTTGGTTATCATGACTATGAAATGCATACACATGAAGTATGTGAGTATGCAAAAGACTCATACGAAGCAAGATCTGAAGCAATTGAGGATGTCCCATATATTCATGAACACCCAAACTGTATTGATTATATCTTAGAGGAGAAATAGGCATAAATTCTTGTTACATACAGAGAGAATTGTCACACATTCCACATAAATAGTGGTAGAATTAGGAAAACAGAATGCACCCAAAGTCACTTTGTTATGTTTTTAATTCACTTACGAGGTAGTATATGCATAATCTCATCTCTCAGAATCAATTAGCAAGTTGGAATCACATTGAGTCAGATAATACACAGGATCAACTCATTCAACTAAATGACTATTACGACTGTGTTATCGATGAAGAGATGAATCACGGCGATAAACGAATATGTAAAAGTTTACTGCCACGCTAAAATTAAATATCACAACAAACCCTTGACAAATACTGTCAGGGGTTTTATAATGGAATGAAATACTACAATATTATGTTAGACAAGACAAAGATACGTGCTCAAATGAAAAGTAAATGGTATTACTTCTTCTGGAGTTCAGCAACTGTATCTGTCCTACTAGGTCAACTGTATGTTGGTAGTGGGTACAGAATGTATTCAAAGGCATTGATGACAATATTTGAATCAATTGCAATTGAATACGAGAAACCTGACTACGAGTTCACCCATGATCGTTACTGAACAACATGATATCATAATATCAACAGTACCACATCATAAGACATTAAATAAAAGACTTATGCGTGATGCTGAAGATGTTGAGTATAGCATGTCATATAAAACAAATGTCATGGCCAAGCACTCAGCGTGGCAAACATACTCACCAAATATTACTATCATTCAGAACTATGTGAAGGATGCCATCATATCATTTCCTGGTATTGATGAACAATATTGGAAAGACATGTGGTGGAGTCATATTGATACGTGGTTCTCTAAGTATGATCATGATGAGTATGCTAGAAAACACTGTCATCATCCAAATGCATGGGGTTGGGTATATTTTGTGAATACACCCGAAGGATCATCACCACTAGTATTATCTACAAGTAATACAGAGATTGATGCAGTAGCAGGTAAAATAGTAGTATTTCCTGCATGTATTATGCATCACGTCCCTATGAATAAATGTTTGAATAGAATAGTATTAGCAGGTAATATTGGATTTGATCGTAAACTACACAATTTAAAATTATGACAACTGGTCAATGGTTTCCTCTCCCATTATATGAATACGAATGTGAGACAATAAAAGAAAGGAAAGACTTGAACAATGATCTTCCATTGAGTGAGTTTGCCCATCGTGAAGGTTGGAGTGCTGATACACATCACCTCACACCTCATCCATTTGAGTCTAATGTATTAGATAACTCACATGTGTTTCAATCATTTCTTAAATCACATGTACATAAGTACCTCCAAGAAATTGGTATCAAACACATAGATGATTATTATATTACTGCATCTTGGTACACGTCAACTACAAATGGACAGTATGCTCACCTGCACAGTCATGGTGGCAGTGATATCTCAGGGGTGTATTATATAAGTACCAACTCTAAGGATGGTAATATATATTTTCATTCACCCCATTACGTGAGTGAGAATAATTATATCATTGCACATTTAGATATGGCACGACAAGTCACACCAACTAAAGGTAAATTGTTATTATGGCCCTCATTCTTAATGCATGGTACACGTATAAATGAAACAAACCACCAACGTGTATCACTATCATTCAATCTTACATTCAGACGATGAAATCAATTCGATTAACAGACAAACAACTCAACATACTCATTCAATTAGTTAATTGTGAACAGTATACTGTCACTGATGATGTATTAAATGAAGAGTTAAATGATTTAAGACGTGCATTACAATCACGTCCTAATGCTAGACAACAAATAAATGCTGAATATCAATCACGTCATGCATTTACACCTGAATATGAAACAGGTGCTCAAGATTTAGTTGAAAGACACACACCTATGCCACCCAATTATCCACAATGAGAACACAAAACAAAGAGAATTACTACTACATGTTCTGGATAGTAGCAATGTTAGCATTCATAGCACCACAAGTATTCACTGCATACACAGTACAATCAGTATTGGATAGATTAAATGAACCAATACAAATACAATTAGTAAGAGGTAAACTACGTTGAAGATGAACAATCAAACTAAAGTGTTATTTGCACTAGAACACATAGCACACTTGGAGGATTTATTTGAAGATAATGCAGATGGAGCATTACTGTCAGCATCACTCAGAGATATTAAATTAATACTCGATAGACAGTATAACACACGTCATGGACGTAGGCAATATCGTTTGGATGAACTACAGGAATAGTACAGTTGTTCTATGTACATCCGCACATTGGTATCACTGAGTTTTCCACAGGTTTTTGAGGTATTGTGGAAAACATTTAAAATGTATTAAAAAATATAAGTAACGTGCTCTCATGATGTTGTCTTAGGCCGCCACCTACCGAATGTCAAGTCACCTTGTGACAGTCCTCAAAGTGGCACAAAAGACCTCGAAAAGACACGAAGACCCATTATAATAAGAGAGTAGTTCGGAGGATGTTCACTTTTATGACTTTTTGAGTTTTTCACAACCCTGTGGAAAACAAAAAGACGAAAAAATGGGTTTTTAAGACTTTTAAGAAGTTTAAGAAAGCTATTTTTTAACATTTAACCATTTTTCGAGTTTTTTCGAGTTTAACCTAACACAAACACACTAAAATGTCAACTATTTACGATAAATTCACATCAACTGCAATTAAATCAGTCGAAACCCTTGACAACACTGTGAAAATAGTATATAATAGTAATATAGACAAAGAATATGTATTTAACTGCCAAAATATCACTGAATTCACTAATAAACTATGTGAAGTATTAACAGCACATGAGTTACTATTAGAGGGAGGATCTGTGGGGCGATATGTTAATCAATCCATACGATCAGGTGTCCTAGTTGAGAATAAATAGTCCATCGCTAGTTAATAACAATGGCAAGACACAGTAAGCATAACAAATCATCCAAACTTAAGGATAATTTTGTTAATGACTTCGACGATTACGGTTTAGATGTAAAGAATGTAAGGAGGATTAAGAAAAAGAAAGTTACTAAGTTCAAGAATTATGATGATAGTTATTATCATAATGATAATTTCAATCATAGTTATTAATTAGAGTATGACAGTTCACAAACTGTCCCCAAATTGTTTCAATTCATTACAAAGCACCTTTCGAGGTGCTTTTTTCATTTTATAATGAACGAGTCACACGCATTTAATTAATGACAGTCGCTACAGCAACCAAACCAGCAACTGCACCTCGTAAGAGACGCACACGCAAGGTTACTGTAAAACCAGTTGCTAAGAAAACAGCAACACCCAAAGCAGTTAAGACAACGACACCACGCAGACCAAGTGCTGCTAAGTTAATCAGTCCTAATCGCTACTGGTCAGACATCAAAGCACGTTGGTCAATTCATTCTTATGAGATCACTATGCTAACATCTGACCTAACCAAACTCAACAAGTGGGTGAGACAGTTCACAAACTGACCACTAAATTGTTACGAATCTGTTACAAAACCCCTAACGGGGTTTTTTAATGTGTATAATTAAGGAGTACACACAAATCAGGTTTATGTCAACACTTCATCACGAGTCATTACTAGAGTCATGCTACGAAGACGTAATGGCAGAGATCACCGACACAGGTGACATTGCAATGATGAACAACGAGGACATCGAAAGAGCAGTCCAAATGAGATTCGAAAGCATGTGCCAGTAAACAAACTGTCACCCGACCCCTTCACAGGGGTCTTTTTTTATGTGTATAATAGAAGAGTACAACACACAAAGGACTTATGCGTAAGATTGAACAGCAAATGAACTCAGCAGTTAACAACCGCATCACCTGGTCCAATTCAAATACACGGGTTGATCGCATGGGTAACAGGTCTGAGGTTTACTTGCATAACAATCACATCGCAACAGTACATGACAATGGCGATCTTCAACTGTCTAGTGCAGGTTGGGAGACTGTCACCACTAAGTCAAGACTGAATGCGTTGCTAGAGAATTTCTTTGGGTACGGTCTCAGAATATTTCAGAGAGATTTCACCTGGTACATCGGTGACAATTCTCAAACTGACCTATTCTTTGATGGATACGTCATCCAAAGATGATATCATTATAAGGGGTCATCACGACCCCTCTTTTTATTAACCTTACCCCTTTAATACTATGGCACGTTACATTGCGTCTTATTGCAATGAAGAGTACATGACCTTGTTTTTGTTTCTTTTTGCTAAGAAAGCGTGGGAGCATGTTGATTCATGTTATAATATAGAACATCCTACGGAGACTGATCATGGACTGGGAAGAGTATTTAAAAAATGAACTTGCTTACTATGATGAGCACCCCGAAGAGGATGCCCCTATTATAGAGGCACATACAAATGATTGTGCAATGATTGAGATTTCTTACATGGATTGAACCAGTTCACAAAGTGGCACAACTCATGTAGATAAGTCCAACCCAATTGCTATAATAATAATATGAGAGGCAAACGCAAGGCAGGGGTGAGCAACAATCAGATGATCTTCGGGTCACGCTGTGGAAAACTGCTCTTTATGTTTGGAGACCTCTTGTACTCACAGTTTGAAACTGTCAACTTAGTTGCTTGAGTTTTGAAGTTGTAAGTCCTCTCTATCACACATTTTTTCTATTACATGTCTGAAACGATTCGCACCTTAAGTATCACCGAAGCAGAGGAGACTGCATTGGTTGAGATAATAAGATACTTCAACGATATGGGTCTTCCAGAGAATGTTAACAACGAGGATTACAACACCTTGACTGATAAGGTTTGTGAACCAGCATTTTGGGAGTACAACTAAACATGGTACAATCTGAATTCTTTGGACGCACTTTTTGGTTTGGTAAAGACAATCAACTTAAGTCTGCCCCAACCAACATAGACAACACAGTTGACTATAACTCTTTTGATTATGTCTGTGATTGGACAGACTGGGAAGGGGTTAACTATTACGAACTCTTTGATATTGTCTCTGAGTTAGTAACACAAAAAGCACACACTATTAAGGAGAATCTATGAGTTTTTTCAAGCACGTCAAACTTCATGAGTACGACATCACAGACTTAGGAATAAGGCAAGCATGTTATGACGAATTGAGAGCAGACGGCAACAACAGTGATGAAAAGCAATTACGCATACTCGCTGTTGCTATGTGCGAAGAATTCAAAGATTACATGCGTCCATTGTTCGCATAGACCAGTTGACAAACTGGTACACGACCCCTTCACAGGGGTCTTTTTCCCTCTATAATAAGAGAGTACACAACACAGAGGCATTTTGAAAAGACTCGAACTAATCATGGGTCGTGACATTCCCAACAATGGCACAGTTACCGATTTCATGATGGATGAGTTTATTCGCCGTGAGATTATGCCACACTTTGAGTATGGCACATTCATAGACGGCGAAGGTCTCTGGAAGGGTGAACTAGAGCAAACCAAGATATTTTATCTTGAGTGTGCCGATTCAGAGGTTGACACACACATGCTTAGTTTGAACTGTATCGCAGCAGCGTATAAGAAACAGTTCAGGCAAGACAGTGTGCTAATCTCACAAGTGCAAACCAACGCAGTTTTTAACTAATGAGCATTCGCTACTGGACACCCAACGACCAACGCAACGCAAGAACAATTTCATTTTCTTGTAAAGAGAAAGCGTTGGACATGCTTGCATTCTATCAAGGTGCTGGCATACGTTGTGAATTGTGTTACTGATTGTAACAGGGTGATGGGCAACCGTCACCCTATCCTCTATAATAAGAGCATGAACAAAAACATCTTTCTCACAAACGAATCTGCTCGCCGTGACCCTGTTGTACAGGCAGCAATGAAATCAATCCTCGCTCGCATGACACAAGAACATGACAGAGCGAGTGCAGGTATCGCACCTCACACAGTCGAAGTTTCACCAGTCAACTTTTTACAAGATGTCATGGATGACTTAGGCGACCCTCAAATCAGAGACCGTGAGCGTGAGGAGTATTTTAGGAACGGTTGGGGCGACAGTCTCAACGGTTGCTGGATGTAACAATTATAACACACCCTGTCCGAAAGACAGGGTTTTTTTGTGATCCCCCGACCGATGGGGTCGCCGAGCGAAAAACGTGGAACCTTTGTAACCTACAAACGTTTCCCAGAGCGTGATAAATATAATTACAAAATTAAAATTTCAAAACCTTAGTTTTGGAAAAAATTTTCCAGCAAAAAAATCGCCCAAAAAGTTTATCATGGCATATAGAGAATTAAGTAAAGCAGAGAAGGTTGCGAGATGGTTTAACCAGAGACGCATCGGAACTGCAATGCTTCATAAAAAGAGCATCCGATGGTTTCAGAAAAAGACTGGGTTGTCAAACTATCAAATACAGTGGTTAAGTTTCGCTGAGGGTGTTATACTTACTATAATCATACTTTAAAAAATGGCAGAAGTTACTACAAGTGAGATTCTAATGCAGATGATGCAACTGCAAAATAGAATCAATGATGTCGAAAGACAACTAGATCGCCGTTTGAGTGTTTTAGAGAAACGATTCGAACAATTCGAATTAGACTCAAGGTTCAAACAGGATCCTGTAAACGACCCCCTTGCAGACTTGCCAGGTATGTCAGGAGGTAAACCAGTGTCAAGTTTCGGCAAAGGAATGGGATTATGACCAAAGAACAACTAAACTACTATGAAAAGGCGTTAGCAGATTTCGACAACTTTTGTGATGAATTTGAAAACGCAGCAAGCAAACGATTTTCAGGAATAGATGATGACAGTAGACAACCACTCACTAACGAACAGGTCAAACGAGCAACTCCAGACGCTGCACAAGAGATTGAACAGCTTGGAGGAGAGGGTGAAGAATTTAGAACACCCACAGTTGATGTACAAGCCACCGCACTCGAAGGATTACTTGACGTTAGCGAAGACTCTTGATGACATATATGAGAAGATTGATATTTTAGGAAAGTATTCAGGTGGATGAAGAAAAGTATAGAGAGATCATGATGATTCATGACATTATATCGATAAACACTCTACATCTTTCTATGGGTAAGTTTATCGATAGTGTACAGATAGCATTGGAGGATAACGATGCCAGCAGCAGCGACTAAAGGAAGTGAAGTAACTACTGGACATGGGTGTGATGCAACCACCACTATCAATGATGGTGATTCTTCTGTGCAGATTAATGGAAAGGACGTTGCTGTCGTAGGTAGTAATCTCGTTACACATAATGCACCAGCAGGTGATAAGTGTTTGCCTCATGCTACGAAAGTAACAGAAGGATCCTCAAGTGTTCAGGTGAATGGGAAAGCACTTGCCAGAGTTGGTGATGGTATATCATGCAGTGCTGGTGGCAGTATCAATTCAGGCGATACCAGTGTTATTGCAGGATGAAGAATCTTGTGTTATAATTATGATAGTTTATTTTAGTTTATGGCAATCCGTAAAAATATAAGTGGTGGTCTCGTTACGATTGAGGCACATCCTAAAAAGACTCGTCAAGGGACTGGTCAGCATACTAAGTATTCTGCAACTAGCAGAAACAAGGCTAAGAAGCGTTATAGAGGACAGGGGAGAGTTTAATGAGTGAAGATTTTTCTCGCATTGCTAATTCTCTTGAACGAATTGCTAATGCTTTAGAACATTTGCATATCGAGAAGATCGATCATGCACATATAGATGACATTGGTGAGATACATGGTGATGTAGTAACTCATCCTAAACAGTTCTGACCCGAACGCCGAATCTCCGAGTGATACATTATGACATATCAAGCATTACCGAAATTCTTACATATAAAAGATAGTCCTATAGCAGGTCAAGGTCTTTTTGCATTGGAGGATATTCCAGATGATGTTTATCTGGGTATATCCCACGTAGTAGTGGATGATACGATTATGAGGACACCTTTGGGTGGATTTGTAAATCATTCATATGAACCCAATTGCATTAAAGACTTTGAAACTGAGGAGTGGGGGCAAATATATCATATGAGGACTATTAGAGCTATTAAGAAGGGAGAAGAGTTATTTTTGAATTATACGTTTTATAGCGTCTAAATAAGTAGGAATATTCTTTCTACTTGTGTGGCGAAGTTAACGCAGTCCTTCAAGGATTTATCTTTAGCTTTTAAAAAGCACCCTGTAACTGACGATGTAGTAGTTACAAAGGATAGTGCTGCGATTAAGCAGTCTATAACGACATTATTATTAACCGACAGAGGCGAAAGACTGTTTCAACCCGATTTGGGTAGCAGTCTTCGCCGTTTTTTGTTTGAACCGCTAGATTTTGCTACAGCAGGACTGATAACAACATCAATTAGGCAATGTCTTGGTAGATTCGAACCAAGAATTAGGATTAGTTCTTGTAGAGCAATACCTAATGATGCTGAAAATGGATTTGATGTTGAATTAACCTATAAAATTATTGGAACTTCGATTCCACCAGTCACAGTAGACTTCTTTCTAGCTAGAACGAGATAATGCCATACACACAGTTAAACAATTTAGACTTTGTTGATATAAAAACTGCACTCAAAGATTACATGAGGGCAGAGACAGATTTTACTGATTATGATTTTGAAGGATCTGCACTAAGTCAACTACTAGACGTACTTGCCTATAATACGTACTATACAGCGTTCAATACCAATATGGTAGTGAATGAACTGTTCTTGGATTCTGCGTCTCTGAGAGACAATGTGGTGTCTCTGGCGAAACAGTTAGGTTATACTCCAAAGTCAATTACTGCTGCAAAGTCTAATCTTAGTTTTAATGTCAATATTCCTAATAATGCACCTGATTCTGTTACTTTGAAAAAGGGTAGTGGATTTTTAACAAATTTAGATGAGACTAGTTATCAGTTTGTTGCTACAAAGGACTACAGAGCAGAGGTAGCAAATAACGTTGCTGTGTTTGAAGATGTTGAATTAGTAGAGGGTACTCTTCTTAATACTATAACAACATATAATAGTGCTGTTAAGGGTCAGAGATTTTTAATTGAAAACTCTAATGTAGATATCAATACACTCACTATTAGAATATTTGATAATAGTAATACTAGTATTTCTACTGAGTTTAAGAAAGCAGATAATATTTTAGATCCAACTATTGATAGTAATTCTAAAATTTACTTTGTGAATGAGATTGAAGATGAGAACTATGAAGTAATATTTGGTGATGGTATCTTAGGTGAAAAACTTGAGAATGGTAATATCATTGAAATGTCTTATGTGATCACTCATGGCAAAGATGTCAATGGTGCTAAGGCATTTACATTTGGTGGTGTATTAACAGACGGTACTATTAACATTAATGTTCCGTATAGTGTAAAGAACATAACTACAATACAAAAAGCATATGGTGGTGAAGATATAGAGAGTATCTCTAAAATCAAGTATCTTGCTCCCAAATTCTTCTCTTCTCAGAACAGAGCAGTGACTAGTTCTGATTATGAGGTTATTGCACGTAATGTATACCCTGCTATTAGTGATATTATTGTATTTGGTGGTGAAGAACAGGTTCCACCTGACTTTGGTAAGGTGTTTCTCTCAATTAAACCATCTGATGCTTCATTCCTATCTGCTTATACAAAGAAACAGATACAGGATGACCTGAAGAAGTATTCTGTAGGATCTGTGAGACCTGTATTGGTGGATCCATCTATTCTATATGTTGAAATGGATTCGAAAATCAATTTCGATGGTACTCTAACAGAATTACTTCCGCAACAAATAGCATCTAATGGTGCTAAGGCGATACTTGAATATTTGAAGACTTCTCAGACTGAAAAGTTCAATGGTAAGTTCAGATATTCGAAATTCATTAGTGTCATTGACGAATCAGATAGAGCAATCAAATCTAACCTAACCTCAATCACACTAAGGAAAGATTTCTATGCACAGTTGAATTCATCTTCCTTCTACGAGATATGTTATCAGAATGCATTTGAGATTGAATGTGATGAACCAGTTGTATCATCTACAGGTTTCATAACACTAGAATACCCAAACTATACCACGTATTTGGAGGATAGATCTGGCAAAATAGTCCTATATAGACTAGATTCAGTAACAGGCGAAAAAATTGTCTTAAATGACTCTTTGGGTGACGTTAATTATGATCATGGTGAGATTGTATTGTATGATTTGACAATCATTCAAGGAAGTTTTTCAGATAATCGTATTGAACTGCGTGTAAAACCTGCATCTAACGATGTCACTGTACTTAGAGAAGTATATCTTGACGTAGATGTAGCAAATAGTAAATTTACAGCGATTAAAGAGTAGTGCAACAGACTGCGAAGAAAACCTCACTATTAATAGAAAATCAACTCGCTGCTTTTATCGGTGAGGAGTATGAGCTGTTTGGTAAGTTCATACAAAAATACTATGAACAGTTAGAGTTACAAGGACAACCATTAGATATTGCGAATCATCTCGCAACATATCGTGATATCGATTTTTATGAAAAGAGTATCCTCAAACAGAGTGTACCATTAACCCAGTTCGCACAAGCAACGGATGTGTCACTAACTGTGGGGGACACCAGTGGATTCCCTGATAGTGGTTATTTGCACGTTGATGATGAGATATGTTTCTATAAGTCTAAATCAGCTACACAGTTCCTAGAGGTCAGTAGAGGAGTCTCAGGGAACACTGAGTTGGGAGATCTCTATAAGGAGTCTACATTCGTCACTACTAATGCAGCAGATCATCAAATTTCTGCAAAAGTACATAATATAAGCAATCTTTTTCTCTTTGCTCTAGTAAAGAGTTTTGAATCTCAGTATTTACCTGATTTTCCAACTGCGTTTCTTAATGATAGTGTTGATCAACGCAATTTGATCAAAAATATTGCAGATTTTTACAAATCTAAGGGTACTGCTCAATCAATCAAGTTTCTCTTCAAATGCTTGGTTAAAAATGATCCAGAACCTGAAGTAAAATATCCTAGAGAACAGACTCTTAAGTCATCTGAGTCTACTTGGATAAAAAATTATTCTCTTAAGGCAAAACTCCTTTCTGGTACTCCAGAGTCATTTATTGGAAAAAGCATCGTCCAAAACGTAGACGGGGCCTACGCTTCGGCGGTTATAGATAATGTACTTTTCAATGGAACGTTTGATGGTGAGGATTTGTATGAATTGATCCTTGCTGAGGAAACAGTTAACGGAACGTTCTCATTATCATCAAAGACTACTCTTACTACTGATATAGATTATCAGAGCACTTCTGTTGATGTATTCTCTACATTGGGTTGGAGTGACAAAGGAAAGTTCACTATTGGCAATGAAACCTTCACTTTTGATGAAAAGACTATAGATCAGTTCGTAATTAAGACTAGATCCGCATCTTCCTCACATTATGTTGGTGACTTAGTATATGACGCTGCGGAAGTTACTGTCGGTACGGACTCTGTATTGATTCTTGGAGTATTATACAATGCTTCTCCTACACACCCAAGTCCATATGCTAATGTTGGGGAGAAACTTGAGATATCTGATCCTGGTTTTGTTAATACTGACGTAAAGATTTTTGATTCATCTAATAATATCAGATGGGATCTAACTTCTATAAAAGCAATCTTTGAAGATGGTGATGATTACTACATTGCGTTACCAAACAATCAGTTACGTATTATTCCTAAAGAACCTACATTAACTACTGAAATCTACAAAACCAACAATAAAGATATTGGTATCTTCCTTGATGGTAGTATTGCTATGGGTGCAAGGCACACTGATAGTATACTTAATGGTGCAATTCAGAAAGTTGATGTTATTACTAGGGGTAGCGGATATGTTAAAGAACCATTTGTTCTTATAAACGACTCTTCTACCCTTGCAAGGGCAAAGTTAGCAGGTCAGGTAGTCGAATCAGTTATTATTGATACACCAATGCTGTACACCTCTACACCCACTGTAGAGATCACTTCTGGTAGAGGTGCAGTAGTTACTCCAGTTATAACCAATGGTGCTATCACTAGTATTGTAGTAACGGATACAGGTGAATATTACTCATCTCCACCTGTGGTTAGAATTTTAGATTTAGCAGGTAAGGGAAGATTTGCGGAATACACAACTGAAGTGTCTAATGATGGTGAATTAACCGCATGCAACATAGTAACTGCTGGTAGTGGTTATAGTGCTGGTAATATACGTGTTGATATTATTGCTGTTGGATCTGGTGCTACTGCAACTGCTTCTATACGTTCTTGGACTAAAGACAGGATTAAGTTAACTGGTACGGATCCTGTACCTGCTGCATACAGAGCAAATGATACTGGAGCGTCCCATTCGCCTCTCTTAGGGTACGCATATGATGGCAACCCCATTTATGGTGCTTATGGATACGGTGATCCTCTAGACGCTTCTAGTGCTGTTACACTGATGACTAGTAGTTACTCTTTACGCTCTGCTAGAAGTCAAGGTCCATTAAAATCAACATATCCTCTAGGTACATTCTTCGAAGATTATGAATATACTCATAAGAGAGGAACTCTAGATCACAATAATGGTAGGTTCTGTTTGACACCTGAGTATCCTAATGGTGTGTATGCATATTTTGTTACTGTTGATGGTTCTACTCCAGTATTCCCATATATCTTAGGTGAGAATTATTATGGAGTACCTAGAGATTCAAATTACAATCAATCATTAACTCATAATGATGTACCAAAGTCATCAACTAGGTTGAGAACTACTGGTATTTCTAAGAATGGAGATAAAACAACTTTAATCGTTGATGAGATCAATACTGGTAGCATCTCTAGTGTAGAGGTTGTATCTAGTACCTCAACATTCTCAGTTGGGTCTACAGTTGAGATTAATAATAAAGGTACAGGTGGTCATGATGTTACTGCTGAGGTTTCTTCTGTAAAAGGAAAGGTAGTAGAATCTATTGAGTCACAAGAGACTCAAGGATTATTGATCAATCTATCTAATACAGCATATCTTTTTGATGGAGATACTATAACACAAACAAATACTGGTTCTACTGGTAAGATTGTTGGTAATGTCTTTAGTGGTAGTACATTTACTCTTAGAGATGTAAATGGTGTCTTTACATCTACAGATCAATTATACTCTAATACTAAAGTTATAACTTTAATACTTGATGAAAATTCATCTTATACCAAAGGAGCAAATCTAGCATACACAGATGGTGTTGCTACTACTATTGCTATTGGAGAAGTATTAGAAAGTACTGCAAGTAAGAATACAGTTAAGGTTAAAGTAACAACTGGTGATTTTGTTGTTACTGATGACTATTTCATTAGAAGTAGTAATTTGATTGATAGTGTTGGTTCTAAACTTCTCAGTACTAATTCATTGAGTGCTGGACTTAACATATTCACTATCAATGACCATGTAGCACTATTAAAAACTAATGGTAGTCATGGTGTTGGTATTGGTGATGATATTGAAATTGATATTATCCCTGATGATAGTGTCACTACAACTACACAGTATGTTAGAAGTAGAATATATCAGGAAGTCACTTTGGTATCACCAGCAGTATCTACAACATTAAATGATTCTGGTATAGGAAGAATAAGTATTCTTAATGGTGGTGAGGATTATACAGATAACTTTGCTACTCCTGACAACTATCGTAATATTGCTTTGAAAGGTGGTTCTGGTAGTGGAGCAACAGCAGACTTCGAGGTTGATGTTTCAGGTAGTGTTGTTTCTGTTGCTGTTAAGAATAAAGGAACTGGATATAAGAAATCTGATATATTAACTGTTGGTGATGCTGATCTAGCAAAAACTGATTTGACTACACCTGCACTACAGGTTGAAGTTGATCATATTGGATTAGGAGTAACTAACACTATTGTTAATTTTGCTAGTAACATTGGATTTACAAAAGGTGATTACATTAAAATCGATGATGAGATTCTATTCTTACAAGAGAAGAATGTTGCAAATCAAGAATTCACTGTACAGAGAGGACAAAAAGGAACCAAAGCAGTAGATCACTATAATGGTGCTACAATCACTTTGGATGTTCCAGGATATACTCTCAACAAAGGTTATAAGATTGGTGATCTTGCTGGAGATCCAGTTATACAGTCATATGATCCTGTTACACAGAAAGCACAAGTTGTTTGGGATTATGATGACACATTATCCACAATTATTCCTGTTTCGTTGAGTACTGTATTCTATGATACAAGTGAAGATAAGAGACTTGTACGTGTAAGTACAAAGGGTGATCCAATTGAAGTATTTGAGTTTTCCACAGATCAAATAAATTTCTCCAGAAATCCTATACTAAACATTAAGAAATTCTATAGTTACAAGTTTGATGTATCTCACTCTTCAATGAGTGACAGAGAATTTGATATATCTCCTAGTATCAATTATAACATTAACACTCCAGAGAAACTTGATTCTAACAATATAGTCGATCTTAAATTAGGATTTGGTGCTAGAGTCGCTACAAACACCTATAGTACAAAAGTACCATTAAGTTATTCCAAGTATTATTATTTTGATAGAAATGGTGACACATCTAGGGAGACTGGTTATTTGAATGTGGTTGACGATCCACTTCAAGGTATCAAGAAAGCATTATATGTAACAAATGATACAGTTGTATATGATACTGGTGTGACAGCACCACATGACGGTTCTGGAACTGTCACATATAAATCTATGTCTAAGTTCTCTGTTGGTGCTATTGACAAGATCAATGTTATCAACGTTGGTGGGGAATATAAGAAATTACCTTTAGTAGTTGGTGTTACTCCAACTGAAACGCTGAGATCCACTGCTATCACTGAGGTTTACAATGGTTCTATTAGTGGTGTAACTATAGTCAATGCTGGATCAAATTATTCTAAACCAAAAGTAATTGTTGAAGGTAATGCAGTTCTTACTCCAGTAGTGAACAATGGATCACTTACTGGTATTATTATAACAGATGCTGGATCTGATTATACTGCTGCACCAGAAGTAACTATTGTAGAATCTGACATTAGAGTATATCTTTCTAGTGTTGATATTGGTATTCCTAGAAATATACGCATCATTAACAATGGTGGTGCTTATCATAATGATACTACATTAGATTCTACTATTAGATCAAATTATATACTTAAGGTATCTGATTTTACTACGTTTAGAATTGGTGAAACTATAGTTCAAGGAGATACTGCTAGAGCAACAGTTACTGCATGGAGAGATGGATCAAATATACTTTCTGTTAAAGATGTAACTGGTCTCTTTAGAGAAGGTTTAGAGATTAAGGGTCTTGCTAAAGGGAATACTGCAAAACTAGAAAGTATTTCATATACTGAGTTTACACCAAATATCAAAACGTATTTTGATAATCTTGGATCATATAGTGATGATCAGGGTATTGTTAGTTCATCTAATCAAAAGATCACTGACACATATTATTATCAGGACTATTCATATGTTGTTAAGTCAAAGACTTCAATTGATGTCTGGAGAGATTTAATAAAGAAAACTACTCACCCTGCTGGATTCCAGTTATTTGGTGAAGTACTTATTGAATCTGATGCACAGGCTAGTATGTCACCTATCACATCTAGTGATAGATCAAGTAGGATTCAATTATGGGATCCAAATAAAAATAAGATTACTGTTGTTAGCACTAAGAAGCAGATAACCGTTAATATTATTAAGACAGAACAACTTAAGATTGAACAGGGATTAGGTTCTGTATCACGTGATACGTTCTCTACTGAAGAGATTAGAGCTAAGCAACTATTCCTTAATGCAGACTTTACTGGTGGATTTACTGATAAGGGTAATCTCGAAGGGCAGACATCATTCGTTCTAGTAGATGTGAATGGAAATGCTGTATCTCCATATAATACACAAGCACTGACTATAACTCTTGATGGTATTATACAAGAACCTGGTTCATCATATGCTATCAATGGTAGTAACATTATATTCTCTTCACCTCCATTAGGTCCAAGAAACCAACTTGGTCAGGATATACCACAGGTTAAATTCTATTGTAGATGGTTTGAATTTAAGACTGCTGCATTGAATGATAGGTATCTTAAGAAACTAAGAAATATCTACCAGAGATCTGGTACTTGGATTGATGCTGCTAACCAGTTATCAATGAATAGAGCATATATTCAGTCAGAGACATTAGGTTTCATTAAAGCAGAATATCCAAATCTTTCTTGGGGTACATTAGGTCCAACATGCCATAGAGACATTGGTCTCATAGTAGACTCATTTGAGCATGATTTGAGATTTGGTGGTAACTCTAAAACAATTGCTGGTGGTGAATCATATTACAATAATGATCTTTTAGATTTCATTACAGGTGAGATTGAACCTACTATCAAAGCATTTGAGAAAGCAAAAGACCTTGCTGTTAAAGCAATGAGGAATACTTTGACTGCTGGCGAATATACATCATTAGATCCATATATCAATCTCAATATTCGTACAGGTAGTCCTTTCACTCCTAAGTGTGCAGATGTAGAGTCTGCTTTAGATTCTCTATATGAGAATCTTAAACAAACTATCATAACAGGTCCAGGAACTGCTACAACATCTCTTCCTGACTATGTTAACAACGAGAACAAGATATTTGATCTATATTATGATGATGGTGAAGAAGTAGTTACTGATCCTAATGAGAATTTAATAGTCTCAGTGAGTGGTATCGTACAACATGATAGTAACTATTCTATCGATAGAACTACTACACCAAATAAGATTGTATTTACTGGAGCACCTGTTTGGCAACAGCAAGAGAACACTAAGACTGTCCAAGAACCATTAGCAGTAGATAATATTGCTTTACATGGTATTGGTAACTATATCAGATGTGAAATAGAAACTTCTGGTATATTGGATGGATCTGCTGGTCCTTTCTTAATACTTGATAGTGTTACTAAAGAGGTTAAGAAGATTGATGATCCAGATTATGCATATGTTTTTGTAGATGGTGTATTACAGAGAGACACTGATTCTTATATTATCACTGGACCTGCTATTAGATTTACTAGAAAGATAAATCGAGACCGTAAGGTAGAGATTATAGTTCTTTATGGTAGAGATGTACAGCAGACAGTTACATTACATGATTTTGAACCAGGTACTTATTTCAATAGATTATCATTAAGAATCAATGATTCTAATAGTTTGAATGATTTCAGAGATCTAAGGAGTTGGTTTGATACCAAATATGATTTCCGTAGATTTGCATATCAAAAGGTTGGTACTGTCAAACATATGATTGGTGAAATCAAGAAGATAGAGATTGATACTGTTACATCATGTATGTTAACTATTGCTGGTAACAATCCTGTATTTAATGGCAATGAACCAATATATTTCTCTAGTGATTATATCAACTTCTCTGATGAGTTCTCTATTTCTCTTTATGGTATTTTAGAATATCAGAAAGATGAGTATGGTAGTCATAGAATGCAGAGAAATGCATCTCAGTGGTTATATGATAGTACGAAAGCAGATGATACATTCTATAAATCTCATAATTTGATATCTCGCCTTAATAAGGGTGATGTCATAAAGATAGATGGAGAAGATTCTTGGAGAGATATTCAAGGGTTACCAAGATATGTAAATCCAAAGAATTACAATCCTGGTGCTGAGATATCTTCTAAGTTCTTTGGTTCTGTATCAACTACCAATTACAATGGTGATACTAGAGGTGTAGGTTTAAGTGTTACTTGCACTATTGATAATGGTAAAGTTGTAAGTTTGGAATGGAATAAGAAGAATCTCAAATTATATTATGATGAGGGTATATTAGAACCCACTACTGCGTATGGTTACGATAGTACACCTGTACTACATTTCATTCCTGAAGATGGTAATGGTGGTGGAGCACATGCTGAGGTAATAGTCAGCAAAGGTCAGGTTATTGATATCAAACTTATACATTCTGGATCTGGATATACTAATGCACCAAAGGTTAGTGTTGCCAGAAAGTATAAGATCATCAAGAGACCTGATAGAAAGATCGACAGTATGGTTGGTCTTATCTTCTCTACTGCGGTATTAAAATCATCACCTGTCACAGTTACTACTGAGATAGACACATTTAAGGGTGTTGAGATAATTGGTGATATTGGTATCATCGGTGGTGGAACTGGTAGTATTGGTCTTGTTACCAATAAACCTGTTGTAGTTTCTACAATACAGAAAGTTGCTGATCTCAGTGGCAATGTATTAACTAAGGAACTCATTATATCATGGCCTACTTCAGTCACATCTGCCCTTATGGGAACATCGGTTGAGATTGAAATAGAAAGAAGTAGAGTAATACGTTCAAGTATCAATCTTGATATTGACGTTAAAAAAGAAATTGTGAAATATATCGAAACTGGTGCAGTCGATACATATAAATCATACTTTAACACTTATGGTTCCGCAATTTTAGGACCAACACCTGAGACATTTAATCGTGTTACTTATAACACAGGAGATGTACTTTCAACAGGTGGTAGACCAGTTTCCGAGTATACTGTGGAAGAGGTTTCTATGTGGGGAATCACTATTGAAGAGATTGAAAACTCAAAAAATACTTTGTGGGTAGGTAATGTCAAATGGAATTTTGTTAATCCATCCATTAACTACTATATAAGTCAGTTGAACACTGCTGACTTACCAGATGACGGAGATGCAGGTTATGTTGCATCAGGTGCTATCGTCTATGCAAACACTACCAATTTTGCAGCAACAGGAACTATTCTAGTTGGACGTGAGCAGATAACATATACAGGTAAGTTGAGTGATCGTTTTACAGGATGTACTAGAGGCGTAAATGGTACTCCTATCGAGGAACATCTCGTGGGACAGTACATCAGGAATGCCCTATAAATAAATATAAATAACTCGGATTTAGTCTTAATTTAACATTTAGAGACCAGTGCTATGGCAGCTATTATTTCAGAAAAATTTAGGATCTTCAATGCGAAGCAATTCCTAGAATCCTTGAGCGAAGGTGCAAACGATGCGGATGCAGCTCGAACTCGAATGTATTTCTTCGTTGGAAGATCTGCAAAATGGGATGCTTACGTTGAAGTATTCAATGTAGACGGTACATTCGCAGCAGGTGAAACTGTTTCGGGTGGTGGATGGTCAGCAACAGTTGCTGAGGTTAATGAGAATAGTATTCTGGTTAACAACGTTCTTCCTACTGCTACAACTACACCTTCATTTGGAACTACCATCACTGGTGGTACTTCAAGTGCTACTGCTAAGTCTGGAGTTTATAGGTATGCTACTGAAGAAGCACCTCCTGCTCCAATTGATAACTATTCCGAGAAACTAGCAATTTATAATGAACTGATTGCTGCCAAGCGTATTACAGGACCATTTGCACGTCTAGTTGTTCCACGTTATAACTGGAATCTTTCACTAAATCCAAAATATGACATGTACCGTCCATCATACGCACCTACTCCAGGTGGCGGTGGTGCAGTTGGTAAGTCATCTGCTACTGGTCAAACTAGTCTCTCTGATGGTAAGTTCTATGTAATGAACTCTTCCTACGAAGTCTTTAAGTGTCTTTATAATGGCGAGACTCCTGCTAATCCAACAGGACAGAACGCTACTTATGAGCCTAAGTCACAACCTGCTAGTGGACAAGGTGCATTTGCTTCTGGTATCTACTCAGAACCTTCTGGTACTGCTGGATATGTTTGGAAGCATATGTTTACACTTCCTACAGCAGATGTTCTATCATTCCTATCAACAGACTTCATGCCTATTGTTGAGGCAACTGAAGCAAGTAGGGTGACTGTAATTGGACAGGCAGTTGATGGTGGTGTACATGTACCAGTTGTTGAAGATGCTGGTGCTGCTCTTCCTGCTACTGCAACACTTTATACTCCTGTATATGGTGATGGGTCAGGTGCTATTGTTAAATTCGCTACAGACGGTTCTGGAACCATCACTACTGCTGAAATGGAAGCTGTAGGTAGTGGATATACTTATGGATCAACAATTCTAGAAACTGGTAAAGTATTTACTGATGCAGGTCTTACATCTGCTGCTAGTGCATTCACTGGAGTTGCTTCCATAGAGGTTGTTATTTCTCCAACAGGAGGACATGGTTCTGACGCAGAGAATGAGTTATTCTCTAAACGTGTCATGACAAATGTACGTTTGACATATGATGAGGGTAGTGGAGACTTCCCTGTTGATAATGACTTCCGTAGAATTGGAATTATCCAAGATCCATATGATTTCGGAACAACTAACTTTGCTTCTGCTTCAACATTACGTGGTACAGCTGTACTAAAAGTTAATGGAGCAACAGCAGATTATACTGTAGATGAAGATATCTTCCAGTCAGTTACTGGTGGAACAGCATATGGTAAAGTTGTTTCTTGGGATGGTACTACAGGAGTACTTAAGTATTACCAATCACCAGAGTTACATAGTGACACTGGAGTTGTTAGAGCATTCGAATCGAATGCAGCAAATGCCGTTGTAGGTCAATCATCCACAGCTAGTGGAAATATAGATACTGGTGCTAATGGAACCGTGTCTGACATTGGATTTACAGGCGGTCTTGCATCTCCCGAACTCGCTGCAAACTCTGGCGAAATCGTATACATAGAGAACAGAAGACAAATTACTAGAGCTGCTGACCAAATTGAGGACATCAAACTAGTAATCGAATTCTAATTTACCCACCGTTATTAGAGACTGGTTGCAATGCCTCAAAAGACGAACCTTAATGTCGCACCATATCACGACGATTTTGATACTGACAAAAACTTTTACAAAGTACTCTTTCGACCTGGATATTCTATCCAAGCGAGAGAGTTAACGCAGCTTCAGTCATTACTGCAAAATCAAATTGAGCAGTTTGGTAAGTATGCGTTTAAACAGGGTGAATTAGTTATTCCTGGTGAAATTGGTTTTAATAACAAATTACATTTTGTTAAACTATCTTCAGTATCTGAGATACCTACAAACCAAAATGGTCAGATAGTTTATAAGAAATATGATGTATCACAATTAATAAATCGTCAGGTTAGAGGATTAACTTCTGGAGTTATTGCAACTATCCTTCAATCTGCTACTGCAACAGAAACTGCTGCTGATGTATTATATGTTACATACACTAACAGTGGTGATGCAGGTAATGAGGAAACATTCCGTCAAGGTGAGACCTTAGAGGTTGTAGACGGTGTTAATACGCCACTGATGGTGGTGGGAACCGATGGAAGCGTACTTCCTACTAGTATTTCTATTACTGATCCTGACACAGGTACATCGTCGTCATTAGAGAGTCCTGCAATGGGATATGCTTCTGCTGTTAAAGTAGAAGAAGGAATTTATTTTGTTAATGGGTATTTTGTAAGAAACGATGCACAGTTATTGGTCATCGACAAATATTATAATTCTCCATCTGCTAAAGTTGGATTTAAAATTAATGAGAGTATTGTAACTCCTGAAGAAGATGCAAGTCTATATGACAATTCAATAGGATCTTCAAATTATTCTGCGCCTGGAGCACATAGGTTAAGTATCAAGTTGAGTCTCGTTGTATACTCATTAGACGAGAAGACAGATAAGAATTTTATAAAACTACTCCAAATAAAGAATGGTGTAGTACAAACACAAGTAACACAAACTGATTATAATCTATTAGAACAGACTCTTGCACGTAGAACTTATGATGAGTCTGGTGATTATATTGTTGACAACTTCTCTCTTGATGTAAGGGAGTATTATCAGAAGAATGGTAATCTTGGTATCTATGGAAAGGATGCAGAGGGTCTAGTAAATGGTTTATCGGAATCTGATGCTGGTAAGAAGTTAGTTGCTAGTGTTGGTCCAGGTAAGGCATATATTAAGGGTTACGAGATTGTCAACAAAGAGACCAAATATATTGACGTTGATAAAGCACGTGAAACTCTAAACAGAGAAGATATACGTCTTAAAACTAAAGGTCTACCAACCTATAGAATTACTAATAACTACAGTTCGATACCAGTAAACTCAGAAGGATCTGAACTTACATCATACCCTAATGTATTTCTGTCTGCTGCATTTAATGACGGATCTATTGGTATGAATAATACTGAGATGGATACTGATCCTAAGCAGACTATTAATAGGAGAGGTTCTTTCTTTGATATTAATCAAGGTATCAAAACAATCTATATTGAAGTTGATAATAACTATGCAACACGTGTAGCAGGTCTTACTGGTGCTAACTTTAGAACTACTGCTGATGGTATTCCAACTCTTTGGTATATTCAATCACGTGGAACTACTATTATAGCAAATAGTTTTAATGTCCTATCTTATTCTAAAGTTCCTAGAATAGAAGCAAACCCAGATGATACAGTTACATTCCTAGAAATAACTGTAACTGCACAAAAAGATCTTCTAGATGATTTTCTTATTGAATATGATGAGACTGATGCTAATAAGTACAGGTTTATCTACATCAATGAGAATGATGCTGAGACACCTGGTTCTGTTCCTTTTGGTAAGATTGTTGATTATAACGACACAATTACTCCAGTTATAGGTATAGCAAAACCTAGTAACTATACTCTATTAGAGAGAGGTGCTGGATTCAATTCTGATACTGATATTGTGGTATCTAAAGGAAGACTATCAAATGGTGATGCAACATATAATAGTACATTTGGACTATCTTACTTTGATCCTAACTTCTTTACTAAGATACAGTTAGATGATAAGATTTCAATCTCTGGTAGTTTTAGTCCAGGACAATATGTTAGAGGTCTTGCTAGTGGTGCTTATGGTGTCATAGAAGGAACATCTACAGGATCATATACTTCAAATAAAACCCTTATGGTTAAAGGTTTATTTGGTGTATTTAAGAGTGGTGAAGTTATTGCTGATGAAAGTGGCAATACATTGAGGATCGCTAAAGATAATACTATATCACATTTTGTTGTTAATAGTAGAGGAGCAAATCATTCACTTGATGCTACTATTAGAGTTGATGGTGTTGAGTATGATAACTCCAAAATAAAGGTTGATGTTAGTGGTGACCAGTTAGTATGGAGAGTTTCTATTGTTAATAGAGATGCTGCTTTAGTTGAATACTCACAACCACCATTAGTTGAAATTGTTGATACTGGTTCAACCAGTCAAGCAGTTGTAACTCCAGTATTGGTAAGGAATGCTGTTACAACATATACCCCACAGAATGTTAAGTCATTCTACTCTCAATTTGGATCTGGTAATGCTAATACATTCACAGCAGATATTGAGATTAACAAAGAAAAGTATTCTGAGGTTGTTTCAGTAACTGATTTTACTTTCAGTGGAAACAAAGGAAGAAAGTATATTGAGTGTACAGGATTTGGTGGAAATGCAACAACATTTGTTATTCATGGAGATTTGGTTCAGTTTACAGATGATACTGGAAATCTTGTAAGAGGTGTTGTACAACAATCTACTAAACCTGCTGGTGTATATAAATCAAGGATTTACTTAGATAGATCATTACCTAATAATGTTACTAATGCTAGTGTTGTTAGAGTAAGACCATCTATTGAGAACTTCAATCAAGGAACTTTACTTTATAAGACTGGTTCTAATCAGATAAGTTCTATTGTTGCATCTCCTGATGATTCTAAGATTACCTACTATCTCAGAAGAGACTTTATATCTACTGGTTCTGGTGGTTCTGGTTCTATTACTTTTGCTGCTCAACTCCCATTTGGAACTCAAAGATTTGTATCATTTAGTGAAAGTAACTTCTTAATCACAATACTTGATGCAGGAGATGCTCCTGATGTTACTGCTGGTGATATAGTTTTCATTACTTCAGATCAAGTTGAGATAAAGGCATCTACTGATGCTGCTAGTGGTTTGACATCTGGTAGTGTTAAGTTGAATCTACCTGCAAACTATTTTGGATCTGCATCATATACAACATATCCAACACTTAAGTTAACTGCTACTCTTGAAGTTACTAAAGCAAAACCAAGACTTAAGACAGCAAATTTAAACAAGAGAATTATTGTTGAAGCTCTTGGAGATAAAATTATACCTTTCAGAGGTAGAGACTATGATACAGAGTCTTTAGATGTATACAGTTATGCTGATGCATTTAACTTGAGGTATGTCTATGAAGGATCTAGTTCAACACCTCCTGTAGTTGATAAGTCAGGTAACTTGGTTACTGGTACTGATGTTACTAATAGGTTTACATTTGACGATGGTCAAAGAGACACAATATATGATATCTCTAGACTTGTCATCAAACCAGGTTTCGAAGCACCAACAGGTCAGTTAGTAATTGCTTTTGATTACTTTGACCATACTTCTGGAGATTTTATTACAGTAGATTCATATTTACATGAAGCTGGTGTTGGTTCAGAAGAGATTCCATCATTTAACTCACCTGTACTTGGTAAGATATCACTTAAGGATGTTTTAGACTTTAGACCTAAAGTAGATAACAATGCAATCATAGGTGGATATCAGAATACATCATTGTTGTCTGCACCTAATGCTAGATCATTCACTGGAACTGGTGGTATTGTTTCTAGTACTCCTGCTCCTGATGTTGGGTTAGAATATACATTCTCATTTACACAGACACAATATCTTGATAGGATTGATGGATTGTTCTTGAATAAGAAAGGTCAATTCATTATTAAACAAGGTAATTCATCACTTAACCCATCTAAACCAGATGTTATTAGTGATGCTATTGCATTGTATTATATGTACATCCCTGCTTTCACAGAGACAGGTAAGGATGTAAGAATTACTCCAGTTGATAACCGTCGTTACACAATGCGTGACATTGGTAAGTTGGAGAAACGTATTGAGAGATTAGAATATTACACAACGTTAAGCATTCTTGAGCAACAAGCACTGAATATGCAGATTACTGATTCTGCTGGTGTCAATCGCTTTAAGAGTGGTTTCGTTGTGGACAATTTTGAGACTCATAGGATTGGATCCTTAAAGTCATTAGATTATAAGTGTTCTATTGATACACAACAATCTGTATTGCGTTCACAGGCAAAAGAAGATTCTATTGATCTAGTTGAAGTTAATACTAGAGATGATCAGAGATCTGTTTCTGGATATCAGAAGTCTGGTGATGTAGTTACTCTACCATATCACGAATTAGAATTACTAGGAAACAACTTTGCTACTAAGACAGTTAATCCTAACCCATTTGTTGTTCTTCAGTATGTTGGAGATTCCTTTATTGGTCCTAATGTAGATTCTTGGTATGACAGTAGTGTTGAACCTTTGGTAACAGATAACAACACTAATCTATATTCTATTTTCCTTGCTAAGGAAAACTTAAAAGAAGCATTCTCAAGTCTTTATAATTCATATAAAGTTAATTGGTTAGGTGCTAACCAAGCATTCTATAATATTGGATCATTTGCCGAAGTTAACTCTAGTATTGCAGATTCTAATGTTGCTACTGCTAGTGTAGGTACATCTTCAAATATTAGTCCACAAAACAATGAAGTTGGTAAGGGACTAGTAACTAAGGGTGTAGGATCAAATGTTGTTGCTACATCATTATCATACTTTGCTAGAAGTATTCCTGTTAAATTTAAAATTAATAGACTAAAACCAAATACAAGGGTTTATGTCTTTATGGAAGGTAGAGATGTTGCTAGATGGGTAAATCCTGACCTTAAGTATACTGGTATTGCTGCTAACTCATTATCAGCATTTAATGGTGCTATTACTACAGATAATAATGGTAATGCTAGTGGTGTTATTCTTATTCCTGCTGGTAATCCACCTAGAGAGAATGCTGTATGGTCTGGTAGTGTTGATACTGTATCATATGATACCGATGCTGATGAATTAAGGTTCAGCACAGGTGTTAAGACAATTAGATTTACATCTAGTTCAACTGATGCTGAAACAGAGTCTGTAGAGACATTCGCTGAAGTAAAATTCTATGCTACTGGTATAGTACCTGAGAATCCTTCTTCTATTATATCTACAAGACCTGCATTCTTTAAAGCAAATGAAGGTACACAGATTGTAGGTAGCAATACACAGAATCCTATAAGACCAAATCCATTCGCTCAAACATTCTTGGTTGATGGGTTTGACGGTGGTGCATTTGTAACAAGTCTAGATCTATTCTTTAATAAGAAGAGTGATAATATTCCATTGAGAGTTTATTTAACTGATGTTGTTAGTGGAAAGCCAGGTAAGAACATTATTCCTGGTACTCAAAAGGTATTGACACCAGAGACATTCTTAAAAGTAGTCGCAAGTGATACACTTACGATCACTAAAGGTGAGAATGTAACTGGATCTAAATCAAATGCTTCTGGTCCTATCAGTAAGGTAATTGATAAAAATAATATTGAAATTGTTGCTAGTACAACAGGTTTATATACACTCACGAATGATCAGGTGTATACAGTTGTCTTGGATAACAACAACGGTAAGAACTTTGTACAAGATGAACTATTAAACGTTACATCTATTACACAAAATAATAATGCTAACAATACAGAATTTACATTAACTATTGCTAAGGATTCTGGTCGTGTAACTGGATTGAATGTTGTCAATACAGGTAGTGGATATGATTCTGCTATTATCACTATTGAAAGTCCACAACTTCCTGGTGGTGGTAATGCTACTGCTACAGTTAGAGTTTCACAGGGTCTTGTATATGATGCAGAGATGACACTTTCTGGTTCTGGTTATACTGAACCACCATCTATTGTTCTTAGAGGAACAGGATCTGGTAATGCTGGTGCTGTAATTGAATCTCAAATTATTATTGATACACCAGCAGTTAGAATGGGTGTTGCTATTGATATAGAAGGAGAAACACAATCTATAACTCCTACTAAGTTTGAATTTGATTTCCCTGTATATCTTGAGAACGATACTGAATATGCTCTTGCTATTGAGACAGACTCAGTTGATTATGAATTATGGTCTTCTCAATTAGGTGGAGTTGAAATTGCTACTAGTCAAATTGTTACAACTCAACCATCTTTGGGATCTCTATTCAGATCACAAAACACAGGTGATTGGACTGAGGATATATTTGAAGATGTTAAGTTTGTATTGAATCGTGCAGAGTTTGATATTAGCAGAACTGCAAGTTTACTACTTTCTAATGCTGATCTAGGATTTGAACCACTTGACCATCATCCTATTGAAACTAATGCAGAAGCAAATACTACTGCTACATCAACACTATTCAAGAATAACAATTATGTTGTTAAGGTTAACCATAGAGACAATGGTTTTGATGTTGATAAGTCATGGGTTTACTTCAAGAATGCAGTTGATGTTGGTGGTGTAACTGCTTCCTCACTAAACAGTAATCTTTATAAGGTTTCTAATACTGGTGTTGATTACTATAACATCACTGGAGCTAGTAGGGCATCTGGTAATTCCTTTGGTGGTGGTACAAATGTACTAGCGACATACAATAGAAAGTTTGAAAAGGTATTTGCTTCTGTATCTAACTTAACTTTCAGTCAAACTAAGATTGATAGTTTTGTTAAGACTACAAATATTTCACCAATAGATGATAATGTTGGAACCTTTATATCATACTCACAAACTGATTATGAGAAGACTTTCTTAAATGAAGACTTCTATTTTATTAATCAGAAGATTGTTGCTTCTAAGATTAATGAAACTGCTAATGGTATTGACAATTCATTACTTTATAAACTTGATCTATCAAGTACTGTTACTCATCTTTCACCAGTTATTGATCTTTCAAGAGCATCTGTCAAGACTATTACTAATCGTATTGAATCTGCTACAGGTTCAGAGGATCGTTATGGTAGAAGAAATCAAATTGTAACTTTCTTGCCTGTATATTCATTCACTGCTTCTGGTCTACAAGGTGCTGAAATAATTAACAATAGTCAAACTATTGTTGGTGTTACATCTAAAGCAGAAGGAACTATTGTCAAGGTTGATGGTAGTACTGTGTTTGTTAAAATAACAACTGTTAATACATTTGTTGCTGGAGAAGTATTGACATTTAGTAGTGATACTTTTGCTGGTGATATTAAAGTTGGAACAGGTGGTCTTACTAAGTTTGAGTTTGATATACCAAATACTACTACACCTCCAACATATGTAACTGCAAGGAACCCATCAGTTCCAGCTCAAACATATGACAATAAGATTTCTGGTAAGATAGTATTGTGGAATACTAAGTCTGCTGAATTAACTACTGTTAATGATAAGCAACCAATTAATAATGATTATACTGGAAGACTTATTGATAGTAGTAGTTTCGATAGAAATGCTAGTGTAGATGATCAGTTGAATGATATCTTTAGAGTTGGTGATTTGATTTCATATCCAAATCAACCAGTAGATGAAGCAAGTTTCATTGAAGTCTCTCATGTATCATACGATGATGGTATTGACTTTATTTCTGAGTTACAGTCTAAGAATAGTTCTGGAATTTCTAAATATGTCACTAAAGAGATTTCTATTGAAAATCCAGCTACATCTATTGATGTAAAACTCACTGCTAATGTAACTGATACTAAGAATTTGCAGATACTTTATAAACTCAAGAAGTCTTCCTCACAGGAAAACTTCGAAGATATTGAATGGATTTATTTCAATACTTCAGGTGAACCTGATGTTGATACTATTGCTTCTTCTGAAAATTCTATTAGTGGTATTACAGAGAAACAATCATCATATCAAGAACTATCTTACAGCATAGAAAATCTACCTGAATTTTCTTCTTATGCAATTAAGATTGTTATGAAATCTAATAATCCTGCATTCGTTCCTAAGATTCAAGATATGAGGGCAGTAGCATCTTATTGATATGAATCATTTGAAAGTTGAGAATGAAGACCATCTATATCGTGATGTAAATACAGGTGCAATAATAAATACTGACAGGTCTTCCTTTGCCAAATATAAAGCATCCAGAAACAAGTACCGTAATATGGAGCATGAATTGGACTATGTTAAAAGTGAACTACATGAACTCAAGACCCTCTTAAAACAATTGATAAAGTCCGATGGCAGCCATAGTAGTTAATAAGACTGATACCTTTGAAGTTCAAAGGCAGAAGATAAACCAGATAGGGTCTGAGTTTGATACGTTTGTGACAAATCAGACGACTTTAAACTCTACCTTCATCGAACTGACTGATATATCAGTTACCAAACTCAATGCAGGTACTGCTGACTTATCTTATGATAATACTAGTGGTGTACTGACATATACTCCACCAGATTTATCAAACTTTATAACATCAATTGGTGATGCTATTCAGGATGCAGACTTCACTACTGCTGGTCTGATGAAGACTGATGGTTCTGGAAATTATAGTGTAGTAACAGATAACTCTGCTAACTGGATTGCTTTAACAGATATTTCTGTTACTCAGATGCCAGCTGGTAATCAAGGACTTTCATATAATAACTTAACTGGTGTATTCACATTCACACCACAGGATGTAAGTAACTACGTAGCATTATCAGATCTTTCTGTCAATACTCTTACTGCTTCTGCTGGTGGAGCATTATCATATGCTAATGCCACAGGTGTATTCACATATACTCCACCAGATCTATCTTCTTTCATAACATCATTACCGACTCATAGTATTAATGATCATAGTGATGTTGATACAACTGGAGTAGCAGACGGTAAAATACTTAAATATCAAGCATCTAGTTCAAGTTTCATTGTAGCAGATGATGGTGGTGCATCAGGAATTAATGATATAGTTGAAGATTTAACACCTCAACTTGGTGGTAATCTTGATGTTAATAATAAGACTATTGAATTTGGTGATAGTTCAAGTACTACTGATAATAGACTAAAATTAGGAAGTCATGATGATATCCAGTTATATCATGATGGCACAACGTCAATCCTTCAGGAGAGGAAAGGACAGTTTGATATTATTTCTGCTCCTAATAGTGGTCCTGGTAATATTGATATAACATCAACTACTCTTAATTGGATTTCTGGATCTACTACAGTAGCTGAATTGGCATCTACTGGATTGAATATTATTGGTACTGTCACTTCTGATGGATCAACTACTGATGGTGATGCTACATTTAAGGGTGGTACTAATGATCTTGTTTGGTATAAATCAGATAATTGTCTGTACTTCAATGCTGGTACTACCATAAAGGATGCTAGTGGTGATAAAGGAACATTAGGACAGGTATTAGGTGCTAATGGAGCTGCTGGTCTTGATTGGTTAGATTTTGACTTAGATAATCTTGCCAATGTTAATATTACATCTCTACAAGATACACAAACTATTAAATGGGATGCTGCTACTAGTAAATGGGTAAATGCTTCTAGTGCAGGTGGAGGAGGAGAAGGTATAGCATTAACAGATCTTTCTGTAGGTGCTAATGGTACTGCTACTGGTGGTGGATCACTTTCATACAATGATATAACTGGTGTATTCACATTCAGTCCAGCAGTTGTAGGTAACTTTATTCAATTAACAGATATTTCTGTTGGTGCAGAAGGTGCTGCGGCTGGAGATGGTGGTATAACCTATGATGATAGTACAGGTGTACTAACATACTCACCTCCAGATCTATCTGGGTATCTAACTGGATATACTGAGACAGCAGATCTTCAGGATGTTACAACCAATGGATCAACAACGAATGTTGCAACAACTATCTTTACTGGTGGTACTGGTGCTGCTCGTTTAGATGTACAAAATGCTGGAGCTTATGCTATCAGTTTAAATGCTAGTGCTGGTGTTGGAATCAATACTGCTGATGGTGTTGGACTTTATATTGGTAACCTCGCTACTAACGTATGGAGAGCATCTATTAGTGGATCTACTGGTGATATAACTGGTAACAAATTTGTCAAGACAAGTGGAACATCATCACAATTCTTAAAAGCAGATGGTTCTGTTGATAGTAGTACATATCTAACTTCAATAGACATTACTTCTGAGAACCTCAACGATCTTGCTGACGTTAATGCTGGAACCCCTACTGATGGACACGTATTGAAATGGGATGCTGGTACATCTAAATGGATTGCTGCTGCTGACCAAACAGCAACAGGTGGTTCTGGTATATCATTAACAGATCTTTCTGTAACAACTAACGCAGCAGGTACATCAGCATTATCATATAATAATGGCACTGGTGTGTTCTCATACACTCCTCCTGATCTTTCTTCTGTAAGTACAGACCTAACAGTATTCTCTATTGGTTCTAATGCTACTGCTTCAGGTGGTGGTGGACTTGCATACAACAACACAAATGGTGTATTCACATATACTCCTCCAGATCTTAGTAGTTACATAACTGGTCTCTCTATGGGAGAACTTGATGATGTAACTATAACAGGATCACCAGCAATTAATTCAGTATTGAAATGGAGTGGTACAGCTTGGATAAATGGAACTGTTGCAACAGGTGGTCTTGATAATGTTGTAGAAGATACTTCTCCACAGTTAGGTGGTAATTTAGATTGCCAAACTGCAAATGTAGATTTCTATACTGGTGGTGCTTGTTTCGGTGGAGACAGTGGATCATATGCACCTAGATTGTATATTAGTCATACTACAGCATCTGGTGGTACATCATTTATAGATGATGCTAGTGCTAATGGTTTAAACATCCTGTATGGTAGTGGTGCTAGTGGTAAGGTTGTAGTTAAAAACAGAACAGGAAGTACTCAATTAACCATTAATGATGCTAATGGTGTTAAAGTTGCATCAAAACTAGATTTGTCTAGTGCTACTATCAATGATGGTACTAACACAGGTTCATCTGGTCAGGTTCTAACTTCTACAGTAACAGGTGTAGCATGGTCAAATGCTCTAACATTAAGTTCACTTTCTGTAGGTAGTGAAGGAACAGCATCTGGTGATGGTTCTATTTCATATAATAATACAAACGGTGTATTCACATATACTCCACCAGATTTAAGTGATTTCTTAGATACTACAACAGTTCTTGCAGATCTATCTGATGTTGTTATTACTGGTTCCCCTTCTGCTGGTCAAGTAATCAAATGGGATCAATCTACTAGCAAGTGGACTAACCAAGCGGATGCTAGTGGTGCTGGTGCTGGTGGAAGTAACACTCAAGTACAATTTAATGATGGTGATGCTCTTGAAGGTGATTCTGCACTCACGTGGAATAAATCAAGTGATATATTAACACTTACTGGTCAACTCGCTATTCCATTTGATAGTACTACAACTGGTACTAACCCTGCTATTAAGATTGGAGCTGGTGGTGACTGGGAGGCATTCCATAATGGATCTTCTACTTGTCTAAGGAACCAATTTGGAACCTATGCTATACAGAATGCTGCTGATGGTCAAGAGATGCATCTTCAAGCATATGGCAACATAAAGATAGCAGATATGATTGGAACCAATTATGTCTTCTGTAATGATGGTGCTAGTGTTGATTTATATCATGCTGGAACGTGGAAATTAAAAACACATGCCGATGGCATAGAGATTAATGGTGTAATAAAAGATGCTCAAGGTGATAAGGGTACTTCTGGTCAGATACTTTCAAGTACTGGTAGTGGATTAAATTGGATTAATGCTCCTTCTGTATCTAATGCGGTTCTTGGAGATCTTGATGATGTAAATATATCAGGATCACCTTCAAATAATCAGTTCTTAAGATGGAATGGTTCGAAGTGGACTAATCAAACAGTTACTATTGGTAGTGGAACTGTTACTCAGGTTACAGGTGGTACAGGATTAACTGGTACTATAACAACTTCGGGATCACTAAGTCTATCTTCTGGTGTAGTTTCAGCTGGATCATATTCATCACCAACAAGTGTGACTGTTGATACTTATGGTAGAGTAACCAGCATTACTGCTGGATCTGCTAGTAGTGGTTCAGCAGGTGTGTACAGAGTTCATCAATCTGCATCATCTGGTACACTATCCATTAACAGTAATGCTAATGGTTGGTTGGTTATTGTTGTTGGAGGAGGTGGAGGAGCAGGTGTTGCTCTAGGAACTTCAACTCAAGGTGTTGCCACTGGTGGCGGTGGAGGTGCTGGTTCAGTCATGTGGTTCTATAGTAAAGCAGAAATGGGTACTGGAACAATGAGTTGGAGTATCGGTTCTGCTGGATCTAGTCCTGCATCTGGTATAAGTAATGGTGGTGCTGGAGGCGGTAGCACCTTCAGTACAGGATCAGGAGGAACTGGACCTTCCCTATCTGCTGATGGTGGTAATGGTAGTATCTTCCATGGAATAAGCACTGTCTGTGGTGATGGTGGTGGTCCAGGTAATGGTACTTGGGTTACCTACGATGGTGATACTACTGCTGTTATGCGTGGTATGGATGGATCCAATGGACATGCTGTAGAAGGAAGTAGCACTTGTAAAGGTGGAAGACCTGGATTCCCAGTATCTCCTGCATCAGGTGGTTCCAACTGGGGTCGTGGTGCTTCTGGTGCTGCTAGTAATAATACTAACTGGGCTCAGGGTGGCACTGCCATAGATGGTATATGTACAATTTACGAATTCTAAAATGATTAACGATTTAACAGATCCTAATGCAAAACGATATGCATTAATTGAAGGTGGGAAGGTAGTCAACATAGTCAAAGCACCTGTTGACTGGCCTGCTCCTGCTGGTCAGACTAAAGTAGAAGTAGAACAAAATGCCATTGTCGATATTGGTGATGAGCATGATGGTACTAGTTTCACAACTCAAAAATTACTTAGAGTTCTAACTGATGAAGAGAAGTTTGATAATCTAAGAGCACAAAGAAATGCATTGTTGAACACAACTGATTGGACACAACAAGGTGATGTGCCAGATGCACTTAAAACTAAGTGGCAAACATATAGACAGGAATTGAGAGATCTTCCTGCTAATACTGATATATCAACCACTACTACTGGACTTACTGATGTGACATGGCCCACAGAGCCAACATAAATAATATTTTAATGATTTGTTATGGAAGCAAGTAAAATAAGAGCTGAACTCACAAGACAACTGGGTGAGACAGAAACTAAAATCACCACACAGGAAAAGAGTCTGACTGAGTTGAAAGAATATAGGATTAAAATTATTGGTGGATTAGAGACATTAGATCTTCTAGAATCTCCTGATCCAGATGAACTTGCGGCCAATGGTGGAAAACCACTACCGCCTAAAAAACCAACTAAATAAAGTAACTTCTAGAATCTAATGGCAGCGATACCTGTAAATATAGTCGTTGACCGTCATGCTAACTTCGACGTGACTTTCTTTATCACTAATAAAGATGGTACTTCACTTAACATGACAGGGTATACTGGTGAAGCTAGTTTCAAAACAAGCTATACCAGTTCTACCAGTGTGTCTGTACCTTTGGTGTTTGTTAACAGAACAGCAGGTGAGATTGGCATATCAATGAATGGTACAGAAACAGGTGCTTTAGATCGTAGAAGATATGTTTATGACATTCTCTTGACTGCTCCAACTGGATATAAGACAAGAGTTATTGAAGGATTAGTTGAAGTTAATCCTGGAGTATCATCCTAATGGCAGAGTATACCGTTAGAGTTGGATCTCAGCAACATAGTGTTGCTCTGAGAGAGAACCCTGCGTATAACTTGGATGTTAATTATCAAATTCCAACCAAGTCTACACAGTATACAAACCTAATACTTGATGATATATCAGGTGGATTTGATGGTGTACAAGATCAATTCAGTCTTTCTGTTAATGGATCTCCATACACACCAATAGATGAACAACAATTATTGATCTCTATTAACGATGTAGTTCTTAAACCAAATACAGACTACATTGTTTCTAATGATCAGATTGTTTTTACTACTCCACCTACTGCTGGTCAAAAATTTTCTGGTGTTGCCTTAGTTACTACGGCAGATTTAACCAGAACTTTAAACTTTGTTATTGATGCTGGATCATTCCCAATGGCAATTGGCCCGAAAGGTGATATGGCAGTCGATGTTACTGGTACGATTGAATCATTTGTTATAGTGGCAGATGTCGCAGGTAATATCGAGATAGATATATTGAAGTGTTCTTATAATGACTATCCGAATTTCACTTCGATAACAGGAACAGAAACACCCAAACTAGGTATTCTAAATACCAGTACAGAAATTAAATCGAAAGATGATAATCTTTCGACTTGGAACACCACAGTTAATGCTGGTGACATTTTTAGATTTAACGTAAACCACGTCCTGAACATAAGTAAGGCTAGTGTTGCGTTGAGGATAAAATTATAAATAATTGGTGGTTATAAATAATCATACATAGCAACGTAATTAGGACAGAGGAAAACAATGGCACTCTTAGTCACCGACAACGGCGAGATTGATTCTCTAAGGAATCTGCTAAACTATTCGCAGAATATCCCTAGGAACCTTATTCTTAAGTTGTTCACAACAGATACATATCCTGCTGAGAGTGATACTCCCTCTCAAACAAGATATTTCGAACCATATACCGAAAACAATACTAACGGTTACGGTTCAGGACCTACTACAGGTTATCCTGGAATCATTAACAATAGAACTGATCAGGATTATGCACAGCAATATGGTATCTTATTGAACGGTAACCGTTGGGGAATTGAGACTGAACCAACTGCTGTTACAACAACTAATGGTGATGGTACATCTGGAACATACCTAGTTACGGTTGCTTCTAACACAGGTATTAAAAAAGGTGACTATGTTACTGGTGGTTCTGTCGGCACTGGTGCATACGTTGTTGACATTGATGGTACTACACTTAACTTAAGTGTTAAGAACACTGGTAACTTCACTGCACAACCATTGAGTTTTGGTAGAGGACGTACAACTGCTTCTTATCCAGAACAAACATTTACCTTTGATGGTCCTGCTGGTAACGTATACGGTTATTTCCTCTCACGTGCTAACAACATGCCTACAACCATTCATGGTGTAGCTGATGCTGGTACTGCTGCTGCTGGTACACAGATTTCTAAGTCTGGTGTTCGTGGTACTATCGGAAACAACTATATTACTCTTGCTGCTGTTGCTTCAACTACTGCTTCTACTGGTACTGCTGGTGAGTTTGAAGTTGTTGTTACATCTACAACTGGAATTGCTGTTGATCAGCGTGTTACAGGAACTAACGTTGCTCAGGGAGCACGTGTTACTGGAATCGTTGGTACTACAGTTTATCTAAGTAAAGCAAACGGTGGTGCTGTTAGTGGCGACTTGGTATTCCAAGCAAACGTTGCTGAGGATCTTGCTCTTGGAATGAGAGTTTCTCAGACAACTACACCTAACGGTATCGATGCTGCTACAGTTATCACTGGTATCGATTACGAGACAGATGATACAGACGGAACAGTAACTATATACCTCAATAACGTTCTTATTGAGAACATTCAAACTTCTAACGGTAATGACGTTGTTAAGTTTGACTTCAGTAAAGTAACTGCTACAGGTCATGGTCTAGAACCAGGCGATGCAGTTTATGTTGATCAGGGAACAGGTAATACCACAACTACTGCTGGTACTTACATTGTATTTGAGACACCTGATGCAAACACCTTCACGACTACTAAAGCACTTGATGGAACAGGTTCTGTGACACTCTATGATGCGATATTCTTCGCTGAAAGGTTCACAAATGGTCCTTACGCTATTCAAAACGCTGGTGACCAAATCAAAGTAACACTGAACGTCAGCCTAGACTGATTAATTCAATTGATTTCATTATTATGTGTGAGGGGATTCAGTATTGGATCCCCTTTTTATTTTAGTGGAGGGTAAATGGCAACGCACATCTATACAACTGGTATAGGCGGACCTTATGGGTCTAGTTTTGCGCTGCGTATTTTTAGTGGAGAGAAAGCATCATATACATGGAATCCTTCATCTATTGAACCGTTTATACAACTTGACTACGGTTTAAATTCATTAGCATTAACACCCACAACCATCGTAGACGGTGGATCTATCAACGACGTAGAAGCTGTTACGGTTGATGATTGGGGTAGAATAATTTACACGGATACTGTTAGACCTTACGGTTTCATCAGACCGAAGACTGCTACACAGTGGACAGTCCTACATGCATGGGTTGGTACAGGTACTGTCTTCGAGATGGGCAATACCTACTATCGTCTGTCTGCTCCTTGGATCGTTCAGGGTACGGTACGAGTATCAGGTAGTGCGGTTACACACTGGGTTCCAGACCTCGAATTCGATGGGCTGTTTGGGATCCAGTCCCTCACAACGGAAGCTTTCTCTAAGAAAGAATCTGGTGATGGTGAACTGTACAAGCTTGGTGCTGGTGCAGTTACTAGAAGTATTTCAATTGAGTCCAAAGGACTATTCAGATTCAAGAGTAACGCAGGGGTTTCCTTCAGACCTAACTGGGTTGGAAATGGTACAGCCAAGGTTTCAGGAGAAGTCTCAGGTATTAAGCGTACATTTGGATTTGAGGGTTCAGGTACTCTACCTAATATTAGTAGCGAAGATAACAGAAGAACATACGCATATAATAATTCTGCTGTTGTTCCATTCGAATATGAGGACTACGGAACGATTCCGATACAGTCCTATCAAATCATTACTACAAACCAAGTACTGTCAGGTGTAAGTACTGGTTCTGTAGTACAAGTTAATCCTACAATAACTGCAACTGTAGATCCTAGTGGATATCAGATTGCACCTCATTCGGGTACGTTTACAAACTCGATTGAACATGCTCCAGTGTCTGTTGGTAAGACAACCAACCTTGACTGGGGTCTTCTTAGTATTACTGGTACTCTATACCCATACGGTATTGGTCAACTCAAGGGTACTGCTAAACAGAACTATGTTCCTAACTGGAATGGTTCTGGTGACATTAAGGTATTTGGTAAAGGTAGAGGAAGAACCAAACCTAGATGGAATGGATTCGTCAGAAGTCTTGTTTCTGGTACTCTTACAGAAAAAATTACTACCAGAGAAATTGGATCTGGTGTACTGTTCAACTTCTCTAGAGCAGACGAGGCATTTGTATTCTCCTATGAGGGTACTGGTAACCTATACAAAATTGGTGGTGGTGAAGAGAGAGTCACTACAGACTACATTGCTACTGGTACTCTTGCTCCATTACAATCTAACGTTAAGGTTAACTTCATACCTAACTGGAGAGGTTCTGGTGTTCTTGATGTCACAGGTGAAGTCACCAACGTTAAGAGAACATACGGTGAGCAACCATTTGGTGTCATCCCAGTATTCACTGGAGATGCATACGCTGAGAGAGTTACTTGGGATTACAACGATAGTTCTATCTTACCATTTGGTTATACAGACTTCGGTCCGTTGCCAGGTACTGCTACTGTCGAGGAGATCACTACAAACACGATCCTCTCAGGTACATCTACAGGATCAGTTGTCAGGATCAACGTTGGTGTCGTTGCGGTAGTAGATCCAGACTACACAATCGCACTTGTATCTAACTTTACACCAGGTGCAAGCTTTGATTATGGTCAGATTTCTGAAGGGTTCAATGGACCTATTGATTGGGGATATATCTCTCAGACAATCTGGAATTATCCGTTTGGTGGCCTCCAGTATACCAGCAATACACATACAACACAAACCAAAGGATTTGTTGCAGAGATTACATTCGATGCAGCGATCAAGATTCGTTCAGAGACTTGGGTACGTATCAACCCACAGTGGAATGGATTTATTCCAATTGATGTTACTGGTGAGGCAACCTACAGTGTTACCAGACCATACACAGGTGAAGGTCGTGCATTCAGTATTGTATACTCTGAAGCTTCACGTGTATTTGATTACGTTGGTCAAGGTCAGATCTACAAGATTGGTGGTGCAGTTGAATCTGTATCCTTCAACCCAGATGAGAAACAGGCTCTATTCCCAATTAGAGGTGTTGCTAATGTTAGATTCGCACCTAACTGGAATGCCTTTGGTACTCTTTGGGCATCTCAGGGAACAGCAGAACCTGTACTTAGATCCTTTGCTTATGAAGGCACAGGTGTTCTACCTACTCTTGTTGGTACAGAGAATAGAAGAACTTACTCTTACAATGATTCTTCTGAGAATCTATATCAGTACAGAGATTATGCAAGTCTACCTGGTGTCGGTACTATCACCGAGATCACACCAAGTCAGAGTATCTCTGGTGTATCACCAACTTCTATTATCAGAATTGGTCTCAATGGTGTTGTTGCAAACATACCTGTTGGTCAGACATACGAGATCGATCCTTGGCTCACCACTGGAGCATCAACAGTTCACGACTGTGGATCTATTACAGATACTGGTGCAACGGTAAGAGAGGATTATGGATTCACATCCACAATCAGTTCTATCAGAACAAAAGTTTCCGAATACCCATTTGGAAAACTTGTCAGTTTTGTTTCTCTATCAGCACCTTCACAAACCAAGATCTTCATATCGGATGCGATTCCTTGGGAACATGCGATCAAGATTCGTTCCGATTCAGAAGTTCGTGTACCACCTCAGTGGGTTACCAACGAACCTACACTTTGGTCTTGGAGTGGTGCAGCAGAATGTACCGTTGTTATTCCTCCAACAACACCACCATTATTCAAGTTTGCTGGTGGTTACACAGATCTCAAGTTCATCACAGCAGAATCTGGTTCTGCTCATATGGAAGTATCTGGTACTTGTCAAGAGGCAATTGTATCAGACAACTACAGATTCGTTACTATCGACGTTTCTGGAAACGCAGCAGAGAACTTCAGTCTCCACTTCCATGGATTCGGAAATCTATATTCTATTGGTCGCAGTGCAGAAGCGATTACAATCGACATACCTGCATTCCAAGCAGATCTTACATTTGGTGGATTTGGAAGTCAGAAGTTTACTGCTTCAGAACAGTTTACAGTCGATATCGATCTCTCTGGTACTGCAATCGAAAGTCAGACAGACGATTGGGTTGGTCAATCTCAGACAGAGATATTCAACGTTTCTGTTGTACCACTTATCACGAAGCATTGGACTGGCGAAGGTCGGATCTTCAACTTCAGTGGTGCAGTCGAAGCGGTTACATTCAACCCACTCGAACTTGGAGCACTATTCGACATTCTGGGTCGTCTCGACGAGAGTCGTGCAATTGCTATTGCTGGTCTGGTTCACACAGAAGTACGTGGAACAGCAAGTCCTGCAAAACTCACATTTGCAGAGCAACCATTTGGTCGTACAGAAGTATACGGTCAAGCAGATATTCTCAGGACACACGCTTACACAGGCGATGGTCAGGTCTTCTCTGTTGGTGGTGCAGCAGAATCTATTACTCTCAAACTTCCAGAGTTTACAGCAGACGCAGTTCTCAAGGGTGCTGTCACCCAGAGCTTCACCTTTGGTGGTATTATTGGATCTGGTGTATTCACAGTCTCTGGAGAGATTGCAGATCCACTACTTACATTCGCAGAGCAACCACTTGGAGACATCTATCTCAGTGGAGATGCGGTTGTTGTCAACGTCGATATTCACTTTGGTGTTGGTGGACTATTCTCTATTGGTGCAGCAAACGAAGCAATCACACTCAAGATACCTGCCTTCACAGCAGATATCCAGTTTGGTACAGAGTTTGCAAGTATTCGTGCTGCATACAGAGAAATTGGTCAAACAGAGATTCTCTTCAGTGGAGAAGTTTCAGAACCAATTCTTACATTCGCAGAACAACCAACAGTCGAAGTCGATCTTTATGGTGTTGGTGTTTCTTCCAAGACGAAGGTATGGACTGGAGAAGGTCGTATCTTTGCTATCAGTGGTGCAGCAGAGAGTATTACATTTGTCTTGCCAGAATTCCAGGCAGACATGGTGTTCAAAGGGTTTGGTTCATTCAAACAAACCTTCAGCGAAAGATTCACAATCGAATCCAAACTGTCTGGTACAGCAAGGATCAAGTACGTACCAAACTGGATTGGTTCTGGTACTGCAACAATCGATGTTACGTCCACATTCTCTCGCACGAGAGACTTTATTGGAGAAGGACGCATCTTCAATATCAGTGGTGCATCCGAAAGTGTTACCTTCAATCCAGAAGAGAGGCAGTTACTATTCTCTATTGGTGGTACAAGGACAGCAGAAACTGTTGCATTCAGTCCAGACGAAGTACCAGTACCACTCGATATTACTGGAAACGCATTCGAGAGATTCACACCAAACAATATTGGTTCTGGTACTATCTACGTCGATGTCGATACATCCGAACGTATTACAAAGGACTTTGTTGGAGAAGGACGTATCTTCAACATCAGTGGTGCTTCAGAGAGTTTCACTGTCAACCCAGACGAGACTACCGCACTATTCTCTATTGGTGGTCTTTCCAGTCAGAAGACAACCAAGAGAGAAGTTCTATTTGGTACACTCTTTGCATTCTCTGGTGCTTCAGAAAGTGTTGGAGTCGCACCACTTGCAGACGGTCTCTTTACATTCAAGGGTCGTGCAGAGGAAGCAACAACATACGCAGAAGTTGGATTCGGAGATCTATTCAACTTTGTTAGCAGTATTGAGCGTCGTACATTTGACTGGACTTCTCAAATCGATCTTGGTGTTTCTGGTATTGCAGACGAGAAACATACAGAAGCATACTCAGGATTTGGAAATCTATACAACTTCTCTGGTGCAGCAGAGACAATTACATTCTCTCCAGAACTTTATGGAGTTGTACATGTATTTGGTGTTGCCGATACTCCAAGAACAAGAGTCACAGTTGGAACTGGATCATTCTTCACATGGAACAATGCATCCGAATCCAGAACAATTGCAGTCGAGAATGTTGCAATCTTCGACTTCTTGGGTGTTGCAAGACAGGCAGTTGCCAGAAACATTGTTACAGATGTCACTGTCGAGGTCAGAGGATCAGGTGCAGAATCCTTCACAAGGAAAGGATATGTTGGAGAAGGTTCCGCACAATTCTCTGGAGAATCTGCTTCCAGCATTACAACCACACACGATGGTTCAGGAAGAATCGATGTCTTCGAAGAGGACAATGTTCCTGTTATTGTCAAGGCATTTGTTGGTTCAGGTCGTATACCTTCACTGGCAAGTGCAGAAGTCCTCCGTACCTTCAGCTACGATGGACACTGCCCAATTGAGATTGATATCACAACTAAGGTTATTGCACCTTATCAGAGATTTGTATCTGAAGGTGGAGTTATTCTACATGTTGGTGATGCTGAGACAAGACGCATACAAGTTGCACCACCAAGATCTTATGGATGGATCATCTAATATAAATATCTCATAAATATACTTGGTATCGAATAATCACTGATGACAACTCAGGTTCAATTCCGAAGAGGTACTACAGCTGAACATGCTCTATTCACTGGAGCACAGGGTGAGCTGACGATTGATACTGACAAAAATATGGCCGTCATTCATGACGGAACCACTACTGGTGGATTTGACGTTTTTAGGGCTAGATGGGAATATATCAATTCAAATCAAACTCTTGGAACAAGCCTTCGTTATTTGGTGGACTCCTCAAATGGTCCAGTATCGTTATCCCTTCCACTTTACAATAACCAATTAGTTCCCAAATCTGGGGATGTAATAGAGTTTATTGACGTAAAGTTTAGTTGGGATATAAATAATGTTACTCTGACGGACCCTATCGGACGACAATTCCAGAATACATTTGGAGTTATATCATCACCTCTGGTGTTTGATGTCAAAGGAGCAAGTGTCCAACTTATTTGGGAAGGAGTTTACTGGAGGGTAATAGTCCAATGACGATGTACATTAGCGATAGTTTTCGAGGCGGTGGCACTAGCTCAGGCGGTGGCGGTGGTGGCGGATTTGCTAGTAACAACTACGATCTTGGTAACGATTTTACTATCCACGCTTTAAGCAGAGATGCTGATGGCATGCTCAACTACACCAAAATAAGAAGTATTGATGATGATGTAGTAACTTTCCATCGTAAAGATGGAACTCCATACCTAGATATTGCAACTGGTATGACTGATTATGTAGAAGAAACTACAGAAGAAAAGTCATACACAAATCATCCACAAGATGAATACCAGCAGTATAGATTTGACAGTAGAAAAGTAACCTACTTTATAGATGATGGCGGATATTTCAATGTTCGTTTCAATGAATCTTACGATTATACAACCGAGGGACCTAAGTAAAGGAAAAACAAATGGCAGATTTTAGACTTGGCAGACTAAAATTTAACTGGAGAGGTGACTGGGCGGCTGGAACCGCTTATGTCATTGATGACATTGTTAAATTTGGTGCTAACACTTACGTAGCTACCGCTAACCACACATCGGTTTCGAGTGCTGCACAATGGTATGCAACTGATGCAGGAAGTTGGAACCTTCATACAGAGGGTATCTACAATACAGGTGATTGGGCTGCAGCTACTTTCTATAAGTTAAACGATATCGCAAAATACGGTAACGTACTTTATAGAACTACTACACCACACTTATCTACTAGTACTTTTGACAGTGCTAAGTTTGCTGCCTACTTAGACGGTCTTAAGTTCGAAGATACTTGGGATTCAGCAACTGAATATCAAAAAGGTGATATCGTAACATATGGTGGTTATTCATATGTTGCTTTAACAACTAGTATTGCTATTCAACCAAATAACGGTATTGGTAACCAGTGGGATATTCTAACAACTGGTTTCAAAGTTGTTGGTAACTGGGATTCAACTACAACTTATAAACCAGGTGACGTTGTACTCTTAGGTGGTAACTCATACGTTGCTAAGACAACAAATATTAATAAGTCTCCTGATGTTAATACTTCTGATTGGGACTTCGTTGTTGGTGGATTTACATGGAAGGGAACTTGGGATATAGGTACTGTCTACTATCCAGGTGATGCTATTTCTAGAAATAGTAACTCCTATATTTGTGTAGCTCAGTCAACAGGTAATGCACCTGAAACAGATACCAATGGTACATACTGGAATTCACTTGCTGAAGGAGCGTCTGCCAACGTTCTAACGACATCTGGTGATGTCCTGTATCAATCTGGTGCTGGTCCTGCTAGATTACCGATTGGAACTGAGAATAAAGTTCTTACTGTTGATGGTCAAGGTTATCCATCATGGAAAGAGAGTCACGTTACACATAAAGTTTACTACGTTACTCCAGAAGGTAAAGATACCAATCCAGGTAACAGTATTACAACAGCATGGAGAACAGTTCGTCACGCTGTAGATAACGTAACTGGTCCTGCAACAATCTACGTTAAAGCAGGTACATATAACGAAATCCTCCCAATGAGGGTTCCTGAAGGTGTAGGTATCGTTGGTGATAACTTAAGAACATCAAGGATTCAAGCAAGAGCTGGTGAACCTTCAAGTGTTGTTAAACTTTCACTTGCACAAGTACCTGATGCTCAGTATAGAGTTCTTGGTGCTACTATCACATCTGGTGATGGAGCAAAGACTGGTGAAGTTATTGAAGTTAGAGGAGGAGGTGGAGAGATCTACGTTCAGACTGATGGATTTGCAAATAACAAAACTGCTGACGCATACAACCTATTAACATCCAACACACAGTTCCTTGTTAAGGAAACTCTTGCACAAGCTGCTAACGGTGGTGTTGCTATTACTAGCCCTCCAGGAGGAGATGCTTCTGTATTCGAAAGCAAGCTTGCTGGTTTGGTTCAGGATATCACTGCTAACTTAGGTTATGGTGGTAACGACCGTGTTTATGACACAGTTGATGGTTGGATTACTAATAACTACTGGAATGGTAACGAAGCAGAAGTTGTTTCTATCTTAGCATACTTGATTCCTCTTGCAAAAGATGTTATCAATAACGACACAATTACTGTTATTGGTACTCATGGATTAGGTCAGGTTAAGAACGAATCCATTACAGACATTAATACTGTAAGTGGAAACGCAACTTGTGTTGTTCAGGATGCTGCTATTACAACATTAGTTGGAGTTGCAACAACTGGATTGGGTTCAGGACTTGGAAGTGTAACTAGAGACGCTAATGCTAACCTTTGGACAACTTCAGACACATATGAAGCAGGTGCTACAGATATCGGTATTACTAGTGTAACACCTATCAACAACGAAAACTTAACTATGTGGATGCTAGGAAGCACCACTATGCTTAAGGACATGGTTATGGACGGAATGGTTGGATTCGTTCCTTCTGCTTCTGATCCTAAAGATCTTAACACTGCTACAGTCGAAGGTGTTTATGTACGTCTAGATCCTAACTCACCAATTAAGAGATCACCTTATGTCTCTAACTGTTCTTGCTTCGGTGCAACAGGTATTGGTGCTGTTATTGACGGTGATGTTCACGCTAAGTGGGATAATACCGCAAACTTTACACCAACTGATGCTACATACAATCCTTCTACTGGAGATTTAGATCTTGAACTTGGTGCTGGTCATGGATTGACTTCTGGATCAAGTATTACATTAGCACAAGCATCTATTACATTTACTTGTACTAAAGATGGTAATGCATCTAACCATGCATATCCTCGTGTATCTGACCCTTACTTTGGTAAGGAAATTGTAATTACAAGTCATAGTGATACAAACATTGTAGTTAATGTTGGTATTGCTGCTCCTGCTGATCAGTATGGACATACATTTGTAAGTGCTGCTACTAACGCTGTTGTATTTGATAACAGATCAAACAAAACAATGGTGTTTGACTCTTGGACACAAATCCACGAAGATGGTGGAGTTGGTTTCTGGTGTACAAACAAGGCTGGTGCTGAGATTGTATCTTGCTTTACTTACTACTGTCATCTTTCTTATGTTTCTACACGTGGTGGTAGAATCAGATCTCTTGCTGGTAACTCATCATGGGGAACATATGGTATTGTATCTTCTGGATTCGATACTAATGAAACAACTCTTGATGGTTCTATCGATGGTCTATCTCTTGAATATGATGAGGCAACAATCGTTGCTGGAGCACAGGATTCAATTTGGTTGAATGAAGAAAGAGTTGTTGGATTAACATCTGGTGCTGTTGGAGAGATCATCTCTGTACAGGCTGGTGTAAATAAGATACTCTTCAGACCATTTAAAGGATCATTTGTACAAGGTGAAACTATAGATGGTCAAACTTCTGGAGTACAAGGTTCTCTACTTAGCAACGCTGACTTCTTGGGTGGACAAAACGGATTCGTTCTTGCCTTAACTGGTAGAACATCTGCTCCTGTTCCAGGTGGTTCAGTTGAATTTGTTACTGGTGCTGGTGGTGCTGGAGAAGAACCATTCACATTTGTTATCGCTAACTCATCATACACTGCTCCTACTGGAAGAGGTAACTTAACTGTTAATAGAGGACTGTTAGGTAGTGCTGCTGCTATACATCAAGGTTTGGAATTAATTACCAGATATCAGTATGGTGGTGCTAGTAACTTGAGTTCTGCTGTTAACAATACAACAGAAACTACAATTTATGTTAACTCTATTGCAGGGTTCTCAATTGGAGCATTCTGTATTGTTAATGATGAAATGATGGCTATTACTTCATTCCCAACAGCAACTTCGCTTGCAGTTACTCGTGGACAAGAAGGTACAAATGCTGCTACTCATACTAGTGGTGATTCAGTACGTGCTATAGAAATTAAGTCTGTTGATCAAACAGATACTTTAAGAGATCTCACTTCTTCTAGTACTGTTATTCGCATTACTGATGCTTCTGGATTCAACAATAATGATTATATCAAAATCAATAGTGAATTCATGCAGATTACAAATGCACAAACAGATACAACTGGTACTGCATTAGTCGTTCTTGCTGCTGAGAAACCTACAAGAACATTCGACGGACAAGACTACAAGATCAGATATGGTTATAGTCAAGTTCGTCTAACTGGTCATGATTTCCTAGACTTAGGTACAGGAAACAAACTTCAAACTAACTGGCCTGGAGATCCATTAGTAGATCCAGCACCAGGTAATGAAGTTACTGAGGACTTCCCAGGACGTGTATTCTTTGTATCAACAGACCAAGATGGTAACTTCACTGTTGGACGTTACTTCAAGGTCAACCAGGCAACTGGTTCAACTACATTGAACGCATCATCCTTTGACCTATCTGGTCTGTCATCCTTGAGATTGGGTTCTATTGGTGCTCAGTTGGGTGAAAGTATCACAGAATTCTCTTCTGATGTTACTCTTTCTGCTAACTCAAACCAAAAGGTTCCTACACAACGTGCCGTTAAGACATACATTGACGACAATCGTACAACTAAAGGATACGTCTTCTGGGCAGGGTCAGTTTGATCCCCCACTTTATAAATATCAAATAAACCACTATCGTCTACACGGAGAATAGGTAAATGGCATCTGGAATATTGGGGACACAACAATCCCTAGCCGCAAACACATTAACAACAATATATACAGTACCTGCAAGTACAGTAGCATATTGTAACTTCAACATTGTCAACACTAATGCGACACCAGTTGATGTACGAGTTGCTCTTGCAGCTGCTGATACACCATCTGCTGCGGAGTATGTCGAGTACAATGCTGAGATTGGAGGATATGGAGTTCTTGAAAGAACTGGATTCGCCATACAAACAGGTAAGAAAATTGTTGCCTTCTCAGACACAACTGGCGTGAGTATCTCTGCCTATGGTGTCGAAGAATCAACTTCCTAATTAATAAATAGATTTACAAGGAGATTTTAGAACAATGGGACGCAACCTAACACCTGCATCTGACACAAGAGAAACCGTAGCAGTTACTTCAGCACATTCTGTATTGGCTGGACAAATTTTGCTACTTGATACTACTGGTGCTGCATTCACAGTAACTTTACCTGCTAACGGTAAACTAGGAGACAGAATCAATTTAATTGATGCTGCTGGTAACTGTGATACTAACAAAGTAACAGTATCCAGAAATGGACACAAGATCGCTAATTTGGCTGAAGATCTTGATTTCGATTTGAAGAACGCTTCACTTGAGCTCATTTACACAGGTTCAGCCTACGGATGGTCAATTCTATCCAACTAATTCAACTAAGGTAGTAAAATGTCGAGTTTACGAGATCTATTAGATGTACCTGAAGCAGATGTAGTCCCTATACAAACGTATATGGGCGGTGGTCAGCATCAGATATATTATAGAGGAAATATGTGTTGGCAGTTTGAGAGTTCGTATAACTACGACTGGCAACGTATAAGATGGTGCGTCCCTGCATCGTGCATATGTAGGGTTAAGTTTGAAATCTGGGGTGGCGGTGGAGGCGGCTCTGGTACATGTTGCTGTTCTATTGCTTGGCCTGGTCACTCTGGTCAGTACAGTGCTTGTACTGTTTGTGCTGCTGTACAAAGTGTCTCCCAGTTAGATAACTGTTGTTATGATATATGTGTCGCCAATGGTACGTGTAGATACCCTTCTGGCGGTGGTTTTGATGGTTGCAAATCCTATATTAGTGGTCCAGGATTAAGCGACTTCTGTGCATGTGGTGGTTGTCACGGTCATCAGTGCTGTCACTGGATTGATTCTTACTTCTCTTGTAGAACTAGAATAACCGATACTGGTAAATCTTGTCAGAGAACTCAAAACGAACACTATACAATCAATAATAGTGATTGTATGGATGAGTGTGAAAAGTATGGTAAGTGGTATTGGAACGGTCTTACTCCTTATATTCATTATGATTGCAACCCTGGTTGTGGTAACTATTGCATGAAGAAAGACTACCATCCATATCCTGCTATGTACGGTGCTCGTTATGGAGTTGTTAATGGTTATAGAAAGCATACTATGGCAACTTGTGGTAGAACTGAAACACTATGGTTGACAGGTAACAACGGTGGACTCTCAGGAGACTGCTGGAGAAACGGTCCTCCTGGTTCTGGTGGTGTATCTGCTCAGGTGTTTGGTGGTGGTTGCTGCTGTTCTTCTGAGGGTGCTCATGGACTCGTAAGAATTACTCTATACTGTAAAACATAAGGAAAGGCAAATGAATTTACGAGAACTATTAGGAAGAGAATTTGCTTCAACTATAGATGAAACAGTTTCAGCAAATACTACACTAGAAAAAAACCACGAAGGTAGAGTATTTTTATTCCATCCTTATTGTAACCAAGATAACTGCGAAAGTAGTTACAGAGGTTACTGTCTTCAGTATTGGTGCGTTCCTTGTGGTACTACTCAAGCAACTTTCGAGTTGTGGGGTGGAGGCGGTTCAGGCGGTGGTGCTTGCTGCTGTCAACAAGGTATGCCTGGTGGTGCTGGAGCATACGTAAGAAAGACTCTTGAGTATCCACAGATACAAGGTGGTTGGTGTTATCAACTTTGCGTTGCATCACCTAACTGCTGCTCAAGATGCTGCTGTGGTATTAGAGGATGTAAAACATGGGTTGGTGGTTGTAACTTAAGCAACCTCTGTGCTGATGGTGGACTTCCTGGTAAGACATGTTGCTGGGCTTTCTGGAACTCAACATATAGATGCCAAGATAAAGTTTCTTGGGGTGGATGTGGAGGATGGAGACTTCACGAAGATGGAGCATGCTCCTACGGTGGAGATGAGATGATTAAAGGAAGACCTGGTTTCTTCATCACTCATTGTAATGATAATAACTGTTGGACTAAAGGTGGTATGCCTTATCCTGCTGGTCTTATCAATCAAAAAGGTGGTTGGTTAACACAAAACTATCAAGGTAATGCATGTAACCATTCATACATGTATTGTTCAGGTACGACTCCTTGGGCGTACAACATTAACTGTAACGGTGGTCCAGGACTTCCTGGAGTTGGTGCTCCTTCTGCTACTGCGTGTGGTGGTGGATGTTGTTACGGATGGCGTGGTGGCGGTGGATTCATTAGAATCACATACTGCTCATGCTGGTTACAGACAAGTTCACAGAACGAAGACTGTGCTTGGTACTACTTTAACTAAATAAGAGGACAGAGGCACTATAGATGGCTAATACAAATTTACGAGATCTATTAGGATTCGTTACATCAGATTCATTGGAGGGACTATCAGCACCCGATGCTACCACAAAACTAGCAAGACTACCGTCTGCTGGTTATTGTGTACAGTATATTCACGGTGCTTGTGGTTCAACTTGTAGTGAACATTCTACCAGTTACAACTACTATAGGTATCCACTATGGTGTATTCCTACTGGAGTCTGTGATGTTATCTTCGAACTCTGGGGTGCTGGAGGAGGTGGAGGATCATCCTGCTGCTGTTCTAGGGGCATGCCTTCTGGTTCTGGTGCATATGCGTGGAAACGTATTACAGGTGCTGCTGCATCTCTTCAAGGATGTTCCTATGATGTTCATGTAGGTAGACCTGGTTGTGGTAGAACTGGATCACAGTGTGGTAATCAAGGTGGTACTTCTTACGTCACTGGTTATGGTTTGAGTAACTTCTGTGCTGTAGGTGGACATGGAGGATGCTCATGCTGCTTCCTATGCTGCTGCACATGGAATGCTCAGTGCATGAGTAGTTGTCCTTATGGTTGCTGTTCAACTTACTGTGGTGCAGACGGTGGAGCATACGGTGTTCCTGGTGCTGCTTACGTATTCTGTTATAGTAATCATTGCTGGAACAAACAACACGTTGCTTATCCTGCTGGATTAGTTAACGGTAAAGGTGGTTGGATGACTGCTGTTACTTGTGAAAACAGTGGATGTGGACATTGCATGCTACATTGGGCATCTGCTCAGTTAGGATGGGGTGGATCATTCTCTGATCACAACTATGTACCTGGTGTTGGTGGACCTTCTGGTTGGACTTGTGGTGGTGGTTGTTGTCGTGGAGAGAACGGTACTGCTGGTATGATCCGTATCAACTTCAAGTACGACGAAAACTTGTAAATAATATAAATAGGAAAGTATAGGTAATCAAAGGTTATGGCTTTTACAAAAACATTCACATATAAAGTGCCAGATGATTATTTGGCACAAACTGATTCTTTAGGAAAGACTGCCGAATGGACATATGATGGTCCAAGATGGTTGTTCGTTTTCGTTGATAAAGAAACTAACAAATGGATTCCATCACAATCGTGTATTGGGTTTAACAGAGAGCCAACTACTGGTGACATCGAGCATGCAAATGTTCGTGCTGGTATAGATGAGATCGCAGTTCAGATTGACATGTCTTCTCCTAGTGATGAGGAAGCAGTCATTGCTTCTATCCTCTTCCCTAAAGATACTGGTAAAGCATCTGGTTATACTCAGAAAGATTATAAGATTGCTGGAGACGATACAGTATATTACTCACGTCCAGAACCAATCTCTCCTGATCATGCCTATGCAGCTGATGAGATCGAATATGATCAAGCAGCAGGTGCTTGGAAGTCTCCTCTTCCTTGGTTCAAGCCTTGGATTTCAATGGAACAGCATAAAGCAGCAAGAGATACTCTAGTTGCAGATGCTCAAGCAAACCTAGACGCAGAAGCAACTGAGAATGGTGGTCAAGGTAACCTTACTGACCAGCAAAGAGCTGCTCTTACAGCATTTATTGGTGAACTAAATGGTATCTATACAAAGTTCGCTGCTGCTGATGGTTGGGGACCACACATGATTCCATTCCCTGATGATCCTCGTACTCCTTGGATTGATGGATATGACTATCGTGTTACAGACTACGAAGAGTTGATTGATGCTGCAACAGGATTAACTAAGTCATCTGATGTTCCTGATGCTGCTGTTCTAGAATCTGCACAAGTTCAAACACTTAGAGACGGCACAAAAGCTGATTAAAAGTTCGAGATGGATCGGAAGATCTGATAAGGGCGGTGTAAAAACCGTCCTTTTTTATGCGTATAAATAGTAGCGAAGTTGAATAAATCCTTCTATATCATTCTATATTAACATATTATGAGACCCAAGTCGTTCTTTATTAACGGTGGAGCTGGACGTGTACTATGCTCTATCCCTGCATTCGAAAAATATGCGGAAGACCATCCAGACGAAGACTTTGTAATAGTCTGCGAAGGTGGTACAGATTTCTATAAAGGTCACCCTACTCTACATAGGAAATGCTACGATCACTGGCATAAAGATCTTTTCGAAGACAAGATTAAACACACAGATATAGTTACACCAGAACCATATAGAATCTGGCATTACTATAATCAAAAATGCAATCTCTCTCAAGCGTTTGACATTGAGATTAATGGTTTGAAAGAACCAAGAGATCTTCCTGCACCAACAATTAAACTTTCCAGAGAAGAAGAAACAACTGGAATTTTTGTTGTTGAAGAGGTTCGTCAAAGAACTAAGAAAAAGAAAACCGTAGTCTTCCAACCTTTTGGTAGAGGAGTTCAGACTGCTGGTAATATTATTATGGATACTTCTGGTAGAAGTTTCGAATTTAATAATGTCATTAGTATCATTAAGAAGTTACAGAAAAAATACTCTGTTATTCTTCTATCAGAATTAACAATTGATTTTGAGAAGGAAGGAATGACTGATACTGTATCTCATCCTACCAACAGACCATTAAGAGAACTTGCTGGTGCTATCAAAGCAGCAGATCTATTCTTAGGATGTGATTCTGTAGGACAACATATTGCTAAGGCATTTGACAAACCAGCAGTTGTAGTTGTTGGATCTACATTCAAAGAAAATATTACTTACCCAGATGACAAGAAGTTTAGTGTTCTTGATATGGGTGAAGGTTTAAGAGTATACGATCCTATTCGTATCACCATTGATGAGTATACTAACAGAGTCAATGATCGTATTATGGCGATGAATGATAAGGTTGAATCTGTTATCATGCAAGAGGTTGATAAACTTATTAAGAAGTATTATAAATCTTCTGATAAAGTTATCAGACTTCCTGAAGAGATGCAGCAACAAGTAGATTATACTTTACAGATGGAAGAGGACATGAAGAAGCAAATGGCTTCTGGAAAACAACCAACTGTTCCAACAGGTATGATGAAACAATCCAACAATCCAAATTTGATTCCAGCATTGATGGCAGATACTAAAGACATTAAACCACTAAGCAAAGTTCCTTCTGGATTTGCTGACTTAGCGAAAAAAGGTTAACTATGATTATTTTATGTGTTGCACGTGGTCACAACGGTAGTACCACACTAATGGTAGACGGTGAGATAGTCTTCTATCTCGAAGAAGAGAGGCTTAGTAGATTTAAGTATGATGGATCTCCTATGCTAGGTATACTTAAAGCATTTGAGTATGTTGATCATATTGATCATCTAGTTGTATGTCATACACATAGATCTGGTCCTAATTTAGATTGGACTGGTGAGCATATGTATGAGGGATTTGTAAGAAAGATTGCTAGAAAGAAATGGGAATTTGAAACAACTTATATTGATTTAAACCACCATGAGATGCATGCTGCATGCGGTTTCTATAATTCTGGATTTGAATCTGCTGCATGTGTTATTGCAGATGGTGCTGGAAGTTTCTTAAATATGCAAGAAGTTCCAGATACTTTGTATGAATTTGAAACTATATTCCATGCAGAGTATCCAGAAGAATTTGAATCTGTATGGAAACATATCGGAACTAAAGCTGCTATTGGTTTCCATGAACCAGAACCTAATACATTCATTACTGAGTATCCTGGTCATACTAAAATGTATGAAGCAGTAACACAGTACTGTGGATTCCCTGCTATTGAAGCAGGTAAACTTATGGGTCTTGCACCATATGGTAAACCTAATGATGAGATACCATCATTCTTTAATGGGGAATGGGGTAACAGAGATTTAATTGTTCCAACATATCCTAATGCTGCTACTGTTAATGAATCTAGATTCCAAATACTTAAAGATGATCGTAAGCAACATCAACAAGGTGAAGGTGAAAGATTAGATCATACAGATATACAGAAGGATATGGCATATAAAATTCAGGAAGAAACTTCTGAACGTATGTGTCAATTGATTGAGAAAGCAGTTGATTTAACTGGCGAAAAGAACATTGTAGTCTGTGGTGGTTATGGTCTTAACTGTGTAGCAAACTATAAGTACTGGGATCGTTTCCCTGAACTTAACCTATATTGTGAACCTATTTCACATGATGGTGGTACATCTATTGGTGGAGCACTTTATAAATGGCATCAACTTACTGACAACGAACAACCTAAAAAGCAAGCATCTGTTTATTATGGTCCTCAGTATGATCCTACTACCTATGAAGATGCTATTGCTGGACGTGATGTAACAGATACTGATTATGATTCAGTTGCTGCACTTATCCGTGAAGGTAAGATTGTTACTATCTTCCAAGGAAGATCAGAAGGTGGTCCTCGTGCTTTAGGTAATCGTTCAATATTATTTGATCCTACTATTAAGGATGGTAAGGATATTGTTAATGGTGTTAAGCACAGAGAATGGTTCAGACCATTTGCATGTTCTATTAAGAAAGAACATGTTCATGAGTGGTTTGATTTGAAAGGAAGAGATGAAACACCACACATGATGTATGCTGTGGAGTGTCTTGAAGGTGTTGAGGAGAAGATTCCGTCAGTAATTCATGTTGATGGAACTTGTCGTATACAAACTGTGACTGAGGAACAAAATGAACATTACTATAAACTCATTAATGCTTTCCATAAGATTACAGATGTACCTATACTCTTTAACACTAGTTTCAATCTTGGAGGCGAACCTCTTGTTGAAACTATCCATGATGCGTTAGAGACATTAGATAATAGTGAGATCGAGTACATGTATCTCCCAGAAATTCAAAAACTAGTTAAGGTTCCTAACAAGTCCAATGGCTAACCATTTTGAAGATATCTTAGTTATTGATGATGTAATCAGTCCAAGATATCAAGAGCATCTTAGACAATCCGTTATGGATTCTAAGTTTCCATGGTATTTCAATCGTGATATAACAGCACCTTTGTGGTATTGGGAACAGAATAAACTTAATGATTCTAAATTAGAAGTTGAGGATGCTCTATTTACTGGGTTTATGCACATCCTTTGGGGGAGAGAGGGTAAGGAATCTGAGTCGTATGATATCTTCGTTCCTCTCTTGTACTCGATGGAAGAAAAGATCAATATGACTATCAAGGATCTTGTTCAATTAAGATTGGGTCTCTTTACATTGAACAAGAACAAACACCCTCATCATGTTCCACATGTTGATTATCAAGGTGATGGATTGAAGTACACAGCAATTTATTACCTGAACGATAGTGATGGAGATACACATTTCTTTAATGAATTTTTAGATCCTAGTATCAAGAGATTCATTAATGGGTATGACCCCAGTCTCTTTACCGTTGCTAAAACTGTGAAACCTAAATCAGGTAGAATGGTTTTATTTGATGGTCGAAGATATCATGCCTCTCGCTATCCAGAGAGCACAACAGAACGTATTGTATTGAATATAAATTTTAACCCTGTTTAATTATGTGGATACTTGGTGTTAATAGATCTCATGATGCTGCTATTTGTCTCATGAAAGACAATGATGTAGTGCTGTCCATACAGGAAGAGAGATTAACACATGTCAAATATGACAGAGAAGTATTCAATGCTCTGGATAAAGTATCTGAAATTACTAAAGAAATTGACTTATGTGCTTATACACATTTGTACAATACTAAATGTGATTTCGGACCATACTTTAAATACATTAAACGGATAGGGATTAAAGTCAAGAGGTATGTAGAAGCAAAGGATTACCACCATTCTCTACATGCCTCTTGTGCGTTCTATAATTCAGGATTTGATAAAGCAGGTATACTTGTAATAGATGGTGCTGGTGCTGACCATGAGTGGGGTAAGGAGCACGAGAGTATATTCTATTTTGATCAAGATCCTAATGGAGTAACATGCCTAAGTCAAAAGATTATTGGGTATTCAAATCAAAAGGTTGAAGGAGCACCACCATTTGTAAATCCCACAAAAAGTATTGGTACTGGATTTGTTTACTCTGGTATCACAGAATATTTGGGATGGGATAGTTTAGAGTGTGGTAAAACTATGGGTCTTTCATCATATGGAGAACCTAATGATAGAATAAAACAAATGATATCTGAGGATGGTGGAAATGAGAATATATTCACCTTAACAGATTTCAATGAACATAAGAATGTGAATACTGTTGTTCGTCCTTATGATTACATAGCATATTCTAAGGATGAAGATGATAAGTTTCAAAGACATGCAGATCTAGCATATAGATTGCAAGAAGATTTTGAAGAGTATGTGTATCAAAGAATTATGGATACACATAGATTAAGTGGATGTAATGATATTATCTTTACTGGTGGATGTGCTTTGAATTGTGTTGGTAACTATAGAATACTACAAAGATTACCAAAACATATTAATCTATATGTTGAACCTATGTCTAGTGACTGTGGTACTGCTATGGGAGCAGCATATATTACTTACGCAAGGGAATGCCCTAAGCAGTATAGACGTAAAAAAATAAGACCATTATCACATCTTTATTTTGGTCAACCTATTAAGTATGATTATGAATTGAAAGATAATGAATTTAGGGTATGTGAGGTTACACCTCAGAGTATTGCTCGACTTATTAGTGATGGTAATGTAGTTGCTATCTGTCAGGGTAGATCTGAGAATGGTCCTCGTGCTTTAGGTAATCGTTCTATACTATATGATCCCCGTGCTGTAGACGGGAAAGATATTGTTAATAAAGTAAAGAAGAGAGAGTATTGGAGACCGTTTGCTGGTACAGTACTTGCTGACCATGCACAAGAATGGTTTGATATGGATAGGTTGTATGAATCACCACATATGATGTATGCTGTGAATGTACTAAAATCAATGATAGAGAAGATACCATGTATCACTCATGTTGATGGTACATGTAGGATTCAAACTCTCACAAAAGATCAGAATCCAAACTACTATAAATTAATAGAGGCATTCTATGAATTAACAGGTGTGCCAATATTATTCAACACATCTTTTAATTTGGCTGGTGATACTATAGTGGAAACTATAGATGATGCTTTACTTACTATGAGAGAAAGTGAAATCTGTTATCTTTACTTACCTGAGAAAGCAGAACTACTATTCATACCTGATGCATCAGAACCATCTATCAAAAGATTATCATACAAAGATTGTAATTTACTACTATGAACTTAACAGATTTTATATTCGAGAAAAAAGACTTCCTACATGGAGATGATTGTGAGGCATGGATTGATTGGTTTTGGCGAAACCAACAATATCATGATAAGGGGGATTCTGGAAATGAAGAAAAACATAAGAAAGCTATACAAGTAGACCCTATTGTTGGTGGAGATTTCTGGTGTCAAGTTGCTATAGAAACTGATAGAGCTATCAATGCAATGTATGAATGGGGTGCAAAAGATAAACTTCTTTGGAGAGCACCTTTAGTTTCTTATGATCATGCTATGAGATGCTATCAAAAACAAGATGGGTGGTTTAGAGATCATATTGATCTATCTCCAACAGATCCATTACTATTGTCAAGAGTATATGCTATGATAATATATCTTGATAATGTTGAAGAAGGTGGAGAAACAGAGTTTTCATTTTTAGATTACAAAGTTAAACCAGAACAAGGAAAACTTTTAATATTCCCTTGTAATCAGTTGTATCCATATAGAGAAAACAAACCAATGAGTGGACCAAAGCATGTTATCACTGCTTGGTTTTGTTCTGATCTACCTGCTCCACATTATGTAAATGCACAGCATCCTAATCAACAACATAAAAACTTGTATGCGAAACACATGGGAATCAAATGATTATTTGGGTTAATGGTTGCTTTGATGTTCTCCATAGAGGACATTTTGAATTGCTAAACTATGCTAGGTCTTTAGGATCTATGCTTATAGTGGGTATCGATACTGACCGAAAGGTCAGAGCAGACAAAGGACCAGATAGACCCATTTACCCATTAGATGATAGGAAGTATCAATTAAGTTCTTTGAAAGCAGTGGACGTAATCCATACGTTCGATTCAAGACAAGAGCTTGAAGAATTGATAAAAATCATAAACCCTGATATACTAGTGGTAGGTTCTGATTGGAAAAATGGAGACGTAGTAGGACGTGAGTATGCAAAAAGAGTTGAGTTCTTCGATAGGATCGGAGAATATTCCACAACAAAGACAATACAAGGTCATCGTTATAGGTGAGACCTGTATAGACAAATATGTTTATGGTAGGTGTACAAGGTTAAGTCCTGAAGCACCTGTACCAGTAATGGAATACATTCGTACTGAAACAGCAGAAGGAATGGCAAGTAACGTAAGAGCAAATCTCTTGTCATTTGATGTTGATGTATATTTAATGACTAATGAATTAAAACCAGTTAAGACTAGATTTGTGGATGAGAGATCTAATCAACAACTGATGAGGATGGATGAGAATGATGAGGTTGCTGATTATGGATGGGAGTTGCCAACTGGTGATACCTATCCTACTAGTACGGTACATCATGAACCAATAGGTAATCCATTTGATGCCATGATCATATCTGATTATGATAAAGGATTTTTAGATACAGAAAAGATCTTTGAATTAGTAGAAACATTCAATGGTCCTGTATTCATAGACAGTAAGAAAAGTAAACTACCTAAGAAAGGATGCTTCATCAAGATCAATGAGTTAGAAGACTCTAAGTTGAAAGGTATATACAGAAATAAAATTGTCACTAAAGGTAGTGCTGGTGCTGAATATAAAGGAGAGATATATCCTGGTGAGAAAGTTCCTTGTTTTGATGTAGCAGGGGCAGGTGATACTTTCTTATGTGCTTTGGTTTATTTCTACCTAGAGTATGGTACAATAGAGAAAGCTATACCTTATGCTAATAAGGCTGCTGCAATAGCAGTACAAAATACTGGTACATACGTTCTTTCTGGAGATGATATAGATGATATACGTAGTTGATATAGATGGTACTATAAGTAATTGTCCTACAGGACAGTACGAAAAATCCGAACCAATGATGGATCGGATAGAGAAGTTAAATAAAATATACGACGAAGGTAACAGTATTATTTTTTATACTGCCAGAGGTATGGGTAGATTTGAAGGTGATGGGATTAAAGCACATGAAGCGTTTTATGACCTAACCTATAATCAACTTAAGTCATGGGGTTGTAAGTTTGATAAGTTGCACATGGGTAAATTCCATGCACATTATTTCATAGATGATAAAGGAGTGAATTCAGATGATTTCTTTAATACATGAAAATGAAGATCTTCTTGATCCTTTTACTATTCAATGGATTAATAAAGAACTTTATGAATACCCTGTGGCATATGGACACAGAGCTTGTGAAGATGGAGATACCTTTTTTGGAAGAGTATTCTTTTGGGATGGATGGCGTGAACAGTTCCATCAGAAAAACTTACCACCCAGTGTAGATTATCTAACTAATTTTGTAATCACATGGTTACCATCTGTGACTGGTAAAGAATTTGCAGGACTAAGAAGAATTGCATTGAATGCTGCATGTCCTAATCAGCGTGGAGGTGTACATCATGATGATGATGACAAATCAATCTGGACTGTGCTATACTATATTACTGATAGTTCGGGTGATACCAATATATACGATGAAGGAGATGTTATTCATTCTTGTAAATATAAGCAAGGGAAGTTTGTCGCTTTTCCATCTAACTATGTACATAATGCGGAGGCCCCAGAATCAGGATGGAGAATGAGTTTAGCGTTCGGTATTCAACTTCAATGAAACATGTTCAAAAAGGTTGGGGTTATGAGAAGTGGATCTGCAATTCTGAAAAGTATTGTGGAAAACTTCTATTCTTTAATGCAGGTAAGAAGTGTTCATACCATTACCACAAGATTAAAGATGAAACATTCTATGTTCAGAGTGGTGAACTAAAGATGACCTATGGTCATAGAGATGATTTTATTGATGCAGACACAATCATATTAAAACCAGGAGATAAGTTTTACATACCTCCTGGTCTTAGACATATGATGGAAGGCATCACAGACGTAGAACTATTCGAATTTTCTACAGAGCATTTTGAGGACGACTCGTACCGTATTTTAAGGGGTGATTGATGTAGTCCTCTACGTTTGTAAATTTATACTTATTGGACCAGAACATATCTGCACAGGTATAGAATTGATATTTTCCTTGTAAGTGTACTGGGAAATCTATCTCTTCTACCTGTGCATTATATTTGTCTGCAATTATGTCAGCAATATCTCTGAAGGAATGTGGATGTCCTGTACCGAGATCATATATTCCTGAGTCTAATGTGTTGTTGAGAACACGGTCAACTACATCACCAACGTATATAAAGTCTCTGACCATCTTTTCAGAGTTTTTAAAGATTTTAATTTTACCTGTCATCTTTGCTTCCTCAGTAAATTTACTGATAGGACTGCGTTGGTTTCCTTTATGCTCCTCACCTTCTCCATATACATTGAAGAATCTGAATCCTTGAATACTTTCAAATAGATCTATATTGTCTTGTACCCAGTAGTCTACTTGAACTTTTGATATAGCATAGTAATTCAAAGGATTGATATTACCTGCTGAGTTTCCATAGACAGATGCAGACGAGGCATACTTAACTGGTATACCTAGTTCTATTGCTTTCTTAAATAGTTTTATTGAAAACTCTGTATTGTAAATTGTGATCTTTCCAATATCAGTTTCTGTTGTACTTGATATTGCTCCCATGTGAATGATTTCATCAATATCATCCCAGACAGGTAAGTTGTCTAGTAACTGAAAGGCGTTTCCCATTTCAAACCCGATGAATTTTCCATCAAGTTGATCGGCAAATTTCTTTCCGATGAATCCATTGCATCCTGTAAGAATTTTCATATAAATAACTAACGATTGTAATATAAACCCCCAAAGTTATGGCTACTTATGGTGCTCTAGCAGCTATAGTCCCACAAGTCAAGACTAGGACAGTACTTCATGAGGCTCCAGCAGCAAAGCTGGTAGAGGCAAAAATTTCAATATCTCACCAAAGTCCATACCCAGTAAGGGTAAGGATCGGAGTTTCAAGTGGTGCGTTGTTGGCTTTCGCTCCATCGAACTACATCCTATATGACATGGAGATTCAGTCTGGAGAGACTTATGAAACTCAAACCTTGTACTATGCCAATGGGCAAAGTCTGGTTGTATATAGTGACTACGAAACTACCTCTTTCTTGGTGCATGGAGAAGTTGTTGATAACCCAGTTGGTTCTGGATTCTTAAATTCTGCTCTTGTGACTACTGCTAGAACTAATACTAGCATCTATACAGTACCTACTGGTGAAGACGTAGAACTTTCGATCTTCGTTTCTAACCAGAGTCATACTCCTTCTAGATTCAGAATAGGAATCTTGGAAGATGGTCAAGCAGAATTGCAAACTGCAAACTACTTAAATTATAACACGAAACTTTTCCCACGTACATTCTATCAGAGAACTGACATTAAAGCAACAGGAGATCAACAGATTATTGTGTGGGCTGAGGATGCCAACATAATGAGTTTTGCTGTATATGGTAAGTTTAAGTATAACATTATTGCAACTGACTTCAGTGTTAATGGGAACTTTACTGTTGTTGGAGACGCTGATTTACAGCAAAATGTTACTGTTGGTGGAACTCTTGACGTTACAGGAGATACAACTCTTAAAGGTACTAACACTACAGTGGAAGGTGAACTAGGAGTCAATGATGGTATCAAAGGTGGTGCTGATTTACTTTCTCCTACCTTTAGTGTTTCTGCTGCTGGTGCTATTGCTGGTGCTAGTGCTTCTGTTACATCTGCTCTTGCTTGTGGTACTACCTTCGGGGTTGGTGGTACTAAGTTCACAGTAGATGCAGATGGTAACACAGTTGTGGATGGAACTTTAGATGTACACAGTGGTGTTACTGCTGATCTAAGTCTTCTAAATAATAAAATAACGAATCTAGGTAGAGCTACTGCGCCAGGGGATGCAATGTCCAAGACTGCTGTAGACTCCCAAGTAACTGCACTAGCAATTGCACTTTCATAAAAAAGATCGAGGGAAATTAAAAAATGGCTAAAAGGCAAATAAGAGACTACGTTTTCTCACCTGGTCTTTCTGGTGCTGGAACATTGAAGGTTTTGGATAAAGTCAGTCCTGACCAGATTCTGCTGATCACAAACGTTACCGCAAACGTTGTACTTTATAACTTTGCTGATAACTCTCAACAGATATCAGCAGCGTTCACGGAAACATCTGATGGATCTGATCCAGACTTCCCTTTCGCTAGTACGTTATCAAACGGTGTAACTACCATTACATTCCTGTTTGATACTTCAACATATACTTCTGCTGATAACTTAATCATCTTTATTGAAGGTGATGAAGTTAAGATGAGACCATACGACTTCGGTACAGACGCTATCGAACGTATGCGTTTTGCTGAGCCTCTTAGTATGCTTGACGCTGACTTTGAGTATGGTATTCAGCCAACTAAATGGCAGACCATTGACCTAGTACGTGGATATCCATCTTCCTTCGAGTATCCAGGTGCTGATGTTTCTGTTAGTTCAATTACAACCGATGCTTCTACAAACAGTGGTGGTATAGGTCCATCTCTTATTACAGTAGATACTGAACTTGAACATGGATTTTCTGTTGGAGATCCTGTCACACTTAAGGGTGTTAATGATGGTGTAGAGGGATTTGCTAAGGCAGAAGGTTCATTCATTATTAGTGATGTTCCTGATGTAGATCAATTTAATTTCTATGCAAAAGGTAAGGTAGGTCTATCACCTGCTACCAGTCTAATGTCTGGATTTGTACAGTTAAGGAAAGCAGGTTTCTATACTGGTGCTTCATTAGGAAACCCTACTCTAGCAGTAGAATCTAATGGTGCTTCTGGTCAATTATCAACTAGAGGTAATACTTCTGCTGGTGCAAATAGAATTGGTATCAATGCTCCAGGATCACCTCCTCCAATTGGTGCTCCTCTTTCTTCAGCTGGATTACAAGCTGGTACACAGATAACTGGTTATGTGGGTTCTGATACCGCTATTAATATTACAACATCATTCACAGCACCTGTTTCTACAGTTGAGCTTAATGATACAACAGGAATTGATATTGGTGCTGCTCTAGATAACGGTTCTGGAACTACAATCTTTGTTACAAACATCGAAACAAATACTATATCTCTATCTGCACCATATACAGCAGACAGAACTGGTAACAGTTTCATCTCTACACCAACATCACCAGCTACAGTTAACTTTGGTAATGGTAATGGAGCATCATTTGATATCATGAGAACTTCTGGTGCATACAATGGTGTTGATATTAAACAGACAGTTGCTTATGATAATGTTCCAGTAGATACGTATGCTGGACTTGGGGCCAATGCTACCTTCAACGTTGAAAGGGATGGTACTGTTGGTGGAGCATCTTATTCAAATATATTCATATCTAATAGTGGAAGTCAATATTCTGCTACAGAAACAGTTCTTATCTTAGGTAATAACTTAGGTGGTGTTTCACCAACTAACGACTTGACTATTACAATTGATGCTGTTGATGTTAATGGTCAAATTCAAAGTATTACTCCTAGTGGTACAGCAGCAGAAGGAACTCCTTACGCTGGAACTGGATATGCTGCTGGAGAACAAATTGTTATCTATGGTAATGTTCTTGGTGGTAATTCACCAGCTCATGACTTAAACATCTTCATTAAAACAGTTGGTGCTGCTGGTGAGATTCTTACCTTTACTCCTATTGGTCAAGGTATCTTCTCTACTCAGGAATACAATAACGTAACTGGTGCTGCTGGATCTGGTGTTGGTATTAACTCATCATTCAGAGTTACTAGAACAGGTTCTGGTAGTAAGATATCTCAGATTGATGATGTCGAAATTGGTGGAGTAGTAGAGTTTGAAGATTCATTCTCAGTTCAAATAACTGATACTGCAACAAGTACAGTTGAAACATTTACTTATGATGCTGCCACTAATGATGGTATAACAGAAGTAAGGAACGGACTTATTAATGCTGTCAATGATCTTTCTAGTGGTTCTGCTTTCGTAAGAGCAAGTGCTGGATCTCCTTCTCAGGCTGGTCTTGCAAAAATGCAATTGACTGCTATAGTTGCTGGTCAAGAATTCTCTGTAGTTGCAACTACTACTGAAGGTGGAGGTGGTACTGCTGATACTCAAACAATTGCTCATTCAAACTTTACCCCCAATGAGAATACAACAACCACACCAACATATAGTGCTGTTATAATCAACCCTGGTTCTAGTTACCAACCGAATGATACTGTTATCATTGATGGTGGAATCTTAGGTGGTGAAACTGCTACTCATGACTTAACTGTTACTGTAACCAGTGTTGGTGCATCTGGTGAGATCACTGCATTCAGTATTGGTGGTACAGCAGCAGACGGTAATGCAACATTCGAGTCACTAACTGCAAACAATATAGCATTTAATGCAACATTCCTACCTAAGATTTCTGGTGGTAACTATGCTCCTGAAATTGCTAATGGTGGTAGTGGATACCAAATTGGTTATCAATTCTTAATCGGTGGTCAAGAACTTGGTGGTGATCCAACCATTAACGATATGACTATCACTGTCACAGACATTGATTATCTAACTGGAGAGATTACTGCTATCACTGCATCTGGTACTCCAGTATCAGGAGAGAGTATTGCATTCTATCCATCTGTTTCTTTATCTGCTACAACTAGTGGTATTATTAATAATGGTACTAATATAACTTACTCTGCTATTGCAAGAATAAGTGCAACATTTGCTAACAATCATGGATTGGTTCCAGGAAATACAATCCTTTCTGCTATTGATTCTACTGGTAATAACCATGATCTTGCTTCAGGACCATTCTTTATTGAAGAAGTTCCTAACCTAAACAAGTTTGTTTATACTACAAGAACCACTGGTACTATTGATACTAATACTTCTCTTACTGGTGAACTCTATACTAGACCAGACTGTTTCTATACACACAGACCATTTGACGGTGGTGTGCAACTAGGAACAGGTTCACCATCACACGGTGCTCAGGCGATTCGTCAATCTAAGAAATATATTAGATACCAGTCAGGTAAAGGTATTCAGTATACTACTGGTGCTTTATTCGCTCCTTCATATGACTTGAGATCAGTTAGTGCTGATGGTACTAATTTTGGTAGTGTTATAACTGTAGTTACTGATGACGTTGATCATGGTCTACAGGTTGGTGCTGAGATTGCTCTTGGTGGTATAACAACTGCTGGATATGATGGTCACTATATTGTTGCAAGTATCATTAATGAAATTACATTAACTGTCTTGGCTACAGGAACACTTGCTGATACTAATGCTGAGTTTGGTCAACAACCAAGTATATCTCTGTATAAGTGGAAAGGTTCTACTGTAAGATCTGGTGCGTTCGATGATCAGAATGGTATCTTCTTCCAGTATGATGGAACAAACTTATCTGTTGGTTTAAGATCTTCTACATTCCAGATTGCTGGTACTGTAAGTGCTCAACCAGATAACAACCTTATATCAGGAACGAATACTAAGTTCACTGAACAGTTAACTACTGGTGATAGATTAGTTATTCGTGGAATGAGTCATGTTGTTACTTCTATTATAGACGATCAAAATATGACAGTTAACCCTGACTACAGGGGTGCGGTTGGTGCAGTTAACACAAAGGCTGCATTGACTAGAGATATTATTATTCCACAAGCACAATGGAACATTGACAAATGTGATGGTACTGGTAAGTCAGGATACGAACTTCAGATCAATACCATGCAGATGATTGGATTCCAGTATACATGGTATGGTGCTGGATTTATTGACTGGATGTTCAGAGGTCCATCAGGTAACTTTGTGTTCGCACACAGACTTAAGAACAACAACAGGAACAGAGAAGCATTCATGCGTTCAGGTAACTTACCTGTTAGGTATGAGGTTCTAAACGAAGGACCAAGAACTAAATTGACAACTGCTGTTACCGATAGTTTTATTGATTATCTTCCAGTTGCAGATGTAACTCTATTCCCAGACACAGGTGTTGTCTATGTTGGTAACGAATTGATTCGTTATTCTTCTAGAAATACAACACTTAATAGACTTGTTGGTCTTACAAGAACAGCAAACTTAAACAACTATACTGCTGGAGCAAACAGAACATACACTGCTGGACCAGCAGATTCTTATACTAAGAACGAGGGTGTGATTCTACTCACCACTACTGCAACACCACAGATTAACCACTGGGGTTCTGCATATCTAACAGATGGTGGATTCGATGAAGATAGAGGATACCTCTTCAACTATCAGGAATCTGAGATTGAGATCTCAGTCACACCGTATACGGTATTCCTAATCCGTCTATCACCTAGTGTGTCTAACGCACTGACTGGTGACTTGGGTGAGAGAGAACTAATCAACAGAGCACAGTTGCTACTGAAGAGTGTAGAAATTACTACACAGGGTGGTAGTTCTTCTCAGGGAGTTATCGTTGAAGGAATTCTAAACCCGATTAACTATCCAGCAAACCCTGTTGACATTACTTGGGGTGGTTTGAATACATCTGGTGAAGGTGGACAACCATCATTCGCTCAGATTGCATCTGGATCTAGTGCTAACTGGAGTGCTGGTGGTGCTAACATTACTGCTGTTAACAGAGTTACTAGAAACTACTGGACTAAGTGGGTTCGATTCGACAAGACTGATGTTCAAGGAGTTCAGGTAGGTATGCAGGTGACTGGTGGATCACTACCTGGTGGTTCAACTGTATCACAGATTAGAAATGCTAATAGTACTCAAGTATGGATCGTCTTCTCCCAGAACACGTATCCAGGAAACTCTGGTACTACAACATATACATTCATTGTTCCTCCATATGCTCAGCCAGGTGAACGAATCTTCTCCTTCGTGGCAGCACCAGGACAAAGGGATGGTATTGACTTAACCGAACTTAAAGAGTTGACTAATACTCCTATCGGTGGTCGAGGTACGTTCCCGAATGGTCCTGACGTTCTGGCGATTAACGTTTACTGTACATCAGGTAACGCATTCAACAGCACGATCAACCTCAGATGGGGTGAAGCACAAGCATAGGAGGTCATATGGCACAACCAGCTAGTAGAACACAATTAGCAGATTACTGCAAAAGACAATTAGGGGCTCCTGTACTTGAGGTCAATGTTGATGACGATCAAGTAAGTGATGCTATCGATGATGCTCTCCAATATTACAGGGAGCGTCATTATGATGGTATGGAGTTGATGTATCTAAAACATAAGATCACAGCAGATGACAAGGCCAGATTTGATGGTAAGTCTGAGACTATCATGTCAGATGCTGATAGTACTAAGTGGGAACGATCAGATAATTATATTATGATCCCCCAACACATAATGGGGATATCTAAAGTATATGGATTAGCAAGTAATGCTATCCGTAACAACCTATTTGGTATTGAGTATCAGATCTTCTTGAATGACCTGTATGCTTTTGGTTCTCTTGACATGCTTAACTACTTTATGGTTAAGCAGTGGTTAGAAACTATTGACATGGTTCTAAACAACGGAGCATTTGTTGAGTATAGATTTAACCAAAGGCAAGATAGATTATATCTTGATATTGATGAATCAATGCTAACAGAAGAATTGTATCTTGTTATACAATGCTATAGAGCATTAGAACCAGATACTTTCACACAAGTTTATAATGATCCTTTCGTAAAACAATATTCTACTGCTAAGATAAAGAGGCAGTGGGGTCAAAACTTAATCAAGTTTCAAGGTGTTAATCTACCAGGTGGTGTCCAACTTAATGGTAGAGAATTGTTCAATGATGCTAATGATGAAATTGCAAGACTAATGGAAATGTCTTCAAGCACCTTTGAACTACCACCTATGGATATGATAGGATGAAGAGCATATATTTTCCTCAACATGGTGGTGTTGGTAGTGAGCAGTCTCTTGTACAGTCACTTATTGATGAACAAATAAAACTGTTTGGTACTGATTGCTATTATCTTCCACGTAAGATGATCAAGGATAATACCCTTGATGATGTTCTGTATTCTGAGTTTAAGAATCAGTACATGATTGAGATGTTCCTTGTAAACGTAGAGGGATTTGGATCACCATCAGAATTTATTAGTAAGTTTGGTTTAACAATAACCGACGAGATTACTTTTGTTGTATCAAAAAATAGATGGAGTCAGGTATTTCAAGAGTTTGCAGATATCACAACTGTAGATGGTAGACCTAATGAAGGTGATTTAATATACTATCCACTCACGAAAGCATTGTATGAAATCAAATTTGTAGAAAGAGAAGCTCCCTTCTATCAGTTAGGTCAGACATACATTTATCAAATGAGTGCTGAGCTCTATCAGATTGGTGATGATAAGTTTGAGACTGGTATACCAGAAGTGGATGTAGTAGAAGAAATATTCTCTACCTCTATCTCTATACAAATGGACACTGGTGGCACTGGTGAGTATTCACTTAGTGAAACTATAACTGGTTCTACCAGTGGTGTTGAGGGTGAAGTTGCATATTGGGATCGTTCAACCGATATACTAACCATCATAAATAGAACAGGAAACTTCCTAACTGGTGAGACTCTTACTGGAGGTACTAGTACCACAGCAAGAACAATCACTACCATTGACAATTTGACAATGGGTGATAGGGCAGCAGCAGACAATAGAGAAATCGAAGACGCTGCTGATGATTTGATTGATTGGGGTGAGGTAAACCCATTCGGAGAATTTGGTAATTTTACAACAGGTGACTTCTAATGTTAGGACCACATTTTTATAATGAAGCGATACGGAAAACGGTTATTGGTTTCGGTACGCTTTTTAATAACATAGAAATTAGAAAGACGGATAATGCTGGAACTGTCATAGAGTCAGAGAAAGTTCCTCTAGCATATGGTCCTAAGAATAAATTCCTTTATAGGTTAGAACAAAGTCCAGACGTAACAAAGAAGGTTGCGATTAAACTACCACGTTTATACTTTGAGTTAACCAACGTAACATATGATAGTGGTAGAAAGACCAGTGCTATCAAAAAGATTAAAGCTGCTATTCCTGCTGCTGGTAGCACAGATAATGCAAAGCAGATACAAACACAGTTTGTTCCAGTACCTTATGACATGGCGTTTGAACTTGGTATCATTGCTAAGTCATCAGATGATGCTCTACAGATATTAGAACAAATACTTCCATATTTCCAACCATCATTCAATGTGAGTCTTAAGTTCATTCCTGATATGAATGAGACAAGAGACGTTGCATGTATTTTGAATAGTGTTGATTATGCAGATGATTGGGATGACAGCTTCCTAGAGAGAAGGAGTATAGTTTGGACTTTACAGTTTACTGTTAAGTCTTACATCTACGGTCCTTACAGTAAGGCAGATGTCATACGTAAGGCACGTGTCATTGAAACTGTCGGTGACAAGAACGTTGGTAAGAGGAATGTTGAGAGATCTTACTCACCTAAGGCTCTAGAAGATAAGAATGCAGATGGAGTTATTGATACACAAGATGATGATCTGGTAGTTTCCACAGACGACTTTGGATTTAATGAAGGATTTACAGTATTATGAGTAAGTTAGATAAAAATATGGAGGAGATGTTAGACATTGATGTCTCCACTAAACCAGAAGGAGGTTGCACTACTAGGAAGCAGCAACTAAAGGATGTCACAGAAGACAGAGAGAAAGACTATGAATATACTAGAGGAGAACTCTACAGTCTTATTTCTAAGGGTCAGGAGGCAGTACAAGGAGCGTTAGAGGTTGCACAGGAGTCAGGGCATCCAAGAGCATTTGAAGTTGCTACAAACGCCATGAAGCAGGTAGCAGACATGACTGATAAATTAATGGATCTTCAAAAGAAAGTTGCTGATCTTGATGGAGAGAAGAAAGGTCCAAGTAAGGTTACAAACAATGCTATGTTTGTAGGTAGCACAGCAGAACTACAAAAGATGCTTAAACAGATGGGCAAATCAAAATAGTATTTGTGCCGTATTGAACATTTTTTAAAATATGATATAATTAAATATGGATGCCGTGAAAGATATGCGACTTAACGAAGCAGACGTATACCGTCTAACCACTGCTTGTAAACTGTATCAGGAACAAACTGGTTCAGAATATATGTGGGATGAGTACCAAAATTTAATCGAAAAGATTAATACAATGTGTGAGCAGGGGTACTGTTCTTTTTCAAAGAGTAGCCCATGACTGAAGAAAAAATTAAATCTCTGTGTTACACAAAGGAAGAAGTTGATGAAATGATTGCTGCTGCTGTTGCAGAAGCACGTGCCATTGATGAAGAATCTATGCGTAAGCATAATAGAGATGCAACGATCATTAGCATGATCTTAGGATTCACTTGTCTTGCATTATTTGTAGATGGATTACTTCGCATACTTGGTATCATTCCACCATTCGCAGGTCTTGACGTTAATATCTTGGATGATATCGCAGAGAAGACTAAGATCATTGTAGAAAATGACATGGTTAAAAATGGTATAAGTAAAATACAACGATGGTAAATTAAATGCTTTCAACACAATATCGGTTACGACTAGAAGCTATCTGTAAAGACATTGCTTCTGGTACTGATGTTTCAATACAAAACATGATCTGGGCAGAGAAACTTGGTAAAGCAAATACTGCTGCTAGAGGTATGTTAAAGACTGCTAGAAGGATGGCAACAAATCCTAACGAGTCTTTTCTGAATGAGTTGAATATAGGAGACCCCGATCCAACTCATCATAAGAGGGGTTTCGGTTCTCCAGATGAAGTAGTGGAATGGTTTCATCAAGAACGATCTGATGATTGGAGGCAACGTGATTGAAGATGGTGATAAGATTGTAAGGATGGTACTGCTGAGTCCACACGAAGCAGACCACTTATATAAAAAAGAAGACGGTACATTCTATTGGTGTCATCATCGAAAAGGTGGTGACACCTTTTCTGTGCCTGAGATACAGATGGAAATGTTCCCACCTCCACCACCTAAGAAGGTAGTGGTAGGAACAGATGCACCACATCATAATATACTAGAAAAATACTATGGTAAGGACTGGAAACCTACACCACAAGAAGGATTGGAGGATCATTACTAATGCATCCTAACGGTTACACACAAGAGATGATCAAAGAGTTGCTAGGCACTGCTTGGTTGGACAAAGATAATATTCCTGAAACTGGTAATCAAACTAGAAGGAGAAAGGGTAATGAGATGAGAGCAGGGAAGAGACCCTATCCTAAGTATCCATCAAAGGAGTCAAGGATAGCAGATACTTCAGGTAGGTTTGATGAGAATGGACAATACATATATCCAGAGGGATCTGGATTTAATTTTATGGATAAAATAGATCCTAATTCTCAATGGAAAGTTAAAGTATCATGAGCGATGTAGTTTGGTCTATAAATATAATGATAGCAATACTACTTGTAGCAGTAGGCTATGTAATATATTGGATTTTTAAATACGATGACTGGAATGATACCACCGTCACGGAAGAGTTGTTACAACTTCCGAGTGACGAAGATCAACAGAGTTCTTGATGGAGATACTATTGACGTTACCATTGATCTTGGGTTTGATCTATACAAGAAAGAAAGAGTTAGAATTGCAGGAGTTGATACTCCTGAGAAAAGAACACGAGACTTAGAGGAGAAAGCACTTGGAATCGACGCAACCAACTGGCTCAAAGAAAAACTCAAAAATAGTATTGACGGTCCTGATGAGCTTTCTATTAGGACTGAACTTGTTGGTGGGGTCGGTAAATACGGTCGTCTTCTTGGGTGGCTTTATATCGGGGATTCAAATGTGTCCCTTAATGAGAAGATGATCACTGAAGGTTATGCTTGGCCTTATGATGGTGGAACTAAACAAAAGAACTTTGAAGACCTACGTGTAATCCGTAGACAATTTGGTACATTAAATGGTTAGTAAAACTGAGATATATCTTGGTAACCCCAACCTGAAGAAGGCTGGTACTGAGATACAATTTACTAAAGAACAAGTAGAAGAGTGGATAAAGTGTAAGAATGATCCACTTTACTTTGCTATGAAGTATATGCAGATTATCAACTTGGATGAGGGTCTAGTACCTTTTACCATGTATGATTTTCAGCAGAAGATCTTAATGGACTTCCATGAAAATAGATTTAACATTGCTAAACTTCCTAGACAGACTGGTAAGAGCACCACTGTGGTGGCGTATCTTTTACATTATTGCATCTTCAATGATAGCGTTAATATTGGGATACTCGCTAACAAGGCTAGTACTGCTAGAGAACTCTTAGGTAGACTACAACTAGCGTATGAAAACTTACCCAAGTGGATTCAGCATGGAATACTTGTGTGGAATAAAGGTAGTGTGGAGTTAGAGAATGGATCTAAAATATTGGCTGCGTCTACTTCTGCTAGTGCTGTTAGGGGTATGTCTTTCAATATCCTTTTCTTGGATGAATTTGCTTTTGTTCCCAACCATGTTGCAGAACAGTTTTTTGCTTCTGTGTATCCTACTATTACTTCTGGTAAGTCAACGAAAGTCATAATCATATCTACACCTAATGGTATGAACCACTTCTATAAGATGTGGGAAGATGCCAGAAATGGTAAGAATGGATATGTTACAAATGAAGTACACTGGTCTCAAGTTCCAGGCAGAGATGCTAAATGGAAAGAGGAGACTATGAAGAACACGTCCAAGAGACAGTTCGCTCAAGAGTTTGAATGCGACTTTCTTGGATCTGCTGATACTCTTATATCGCCATCTAAATTACAGGCGATACCATTCACCGAACCCATAGTTAGTAATGCTGGACTTGATATTTACGAAAGATCACAAGAAGATCATGAATATATTATTACTGTCGATGTTGCCAGAGGAATTGGTGGCGACTATTCTGCTTTCATCGTGTTTGACATCACCACTCTGCCGTATAAGGTTGTTGCGAAATTCAGAGATAATGAGATTAAGCCTGTCATGTTTCCGTCGAGAATATTTCAGGTAGCAAAGAATTATAATTTTCCATATATCCTAGTGGAGGTCAATGACATTGGCGATAGTATAGGAGCAATGTTAAACTACGACCTTGAGTATCCTAACGTACTCATGTGTGCTATGAGAGGTAGAGCAGGGCAGATAGTAGGTCAGGGATTTTCTGGTACTAAGACTCAACTTGGTGTCAAGATGAGTATCACAGTTAAGAAGCAAGGTTGTGCAAACCTCAAAGCAATTCTAGAAGAAGACAAATTAACATTCCAAGATTTTCATATACTACAAGAGCTTACGACTTTCATTCAGAGGAAGCAAGCATGGGAAGCAGATGAAGGATACCATGATGACTTGGTGATGTGTCTGGTTCTATTCTCTTGGTTAGTCATGCAAGACTACTTCAAAGAAATGACAGACCAAGATGTCAGAAGAAGGATATATGAAGAGCAGAGGAATCAGATTGAACAGGACATGGCTCCATTTGGATTCATTGATGATGGATTAGGTGACGACACCTTTATAGATGGTGATGGTGAAATGTGGGCTTATGGTGATGCAGAAGAATCTGTAACTTATATGCTTCCTGATTTGTAATGGATCTTGATGAACAGTTCGGTTTAGAACACCTACTATTCAGAGAAAGAACATGTCGAGTCTGTGGTAGAGACAAAGACTTGTTAGCAGATTTTTATTTAATAAGAAAAAATAAGAGAGGTAACCCATCTGGATATTCGTATGAATGTAAGTTGTGTACTGTAGAGAGGGTGGTGAGGAACAGAAAGAAAAAACGTACTGTAGAAGAGTCATATCCTGACTGGTAGAGTGTTCATGCATTGTTTCCCCACTCAAAATACTCCTATAGATAAATAATTTTAGGTAATTTGAATCATCTATAGGGGTTAAAAACATGGCAAGTCAAATCTCGCCTGGTGTAGTTCTTAGAGAAAGAGATCTATCCAACGCAGTTGTTGTTGGCACATCAAGTCAAACAGCAGCATTTGCTTCAACTTTCCAGAAAGGTCCAATTGGTGAGGTTGTTACAATCTCTGACCAAAAGGATTTACTTGGTGTATTCGGTAAACCAACTGATGCTAACGCAGAAGACTGGTTTGTTGCATCTGAGTTTCTGGGATATGGTGGACAACTAGCAGTTGTTCGTGCAGAAACAGGAGCATCTAATGCTGTTGATGCAGGTCCAACAGTTCTAGTTAAGAACACTGCTGATTGGGAAGGAGGCACAGGCTCGTCTAAAAAGTTTGTAGCACGTGCTGCTGGTAGTCTAGGTAACTCACTTAAGGTAGTCGTTGTTGATAGTGGTGCTGATCAGTATCTAACATTCGCAGCAACACCTGCTGGTATCGGTGTCGATGACACAGTTACATTTACTGGTGGTGCAACAGCAAAAGTTCTTTCATGGGTTCCTGGAACCAAGACTGCTGCTGTGGTTCTAACAAACCCCTCTACTAAGATTACAACTTCTGACACACTAGATATTCCTGATACAGGTGTTGCTGCAACAACTACAACATTAGTTGGTGGTACTGGATACACTGCTGGTACAGCAGTTGCTACAACTAGCGGATCTGGATCTGGACTAACAGTTGATGTAACAGTTGGATCTGGTGTTCCAAGTGCAATCACACTTGCATCTGGTGGTTCTGCTTATGCAACTGGTGCTAACATTGCTACTACAGGTGGCGGTGGTACAGGATTAACAGTTGACGTTGTTGTCGCTGGTGGTGTTGTTCAGACTGTATCAATCAATACTGCTGGTACTGGATACACAGTTGGTGCAACAGTAACAATCGTTGGTGGTGGTTCAAACGCAACATTTACAGTCGATGCAGCAACTGGTGCTGTAACTGCTGTCACAATCAACGCTGGTGGTACTGGATATCTTGTAGGAGATACAGTCACAGTTTCTGGTGGTGGTGCTGATGCAACATTCGACATCGCTTCTGTAACTGATACACAGATTGCAATCTCTTCTGTTAGTGACTGGTATACCAATACAGAAATTGTTGGTACTGGACTTAAGTTGAGTGCAATCGGTCCTCGTCCTGGTACATCTGCATTTGCTGCTGATAGAAGTCTTTCTGGAGACGAAGTGCATGTAGCAGTGATTGACACAACTGGTGATGTATCTGGTGCTTCTAGCACAATCGTTGAACGTCTCACATATCTTTCAAAACTCTCTGATGCAAAATCAACAGAGGGTGCAAATGTATACTACAAGTCAATTATCAATGCTGAGTCAAACTATGTCTATCATGGTGCTGCTTTAGCAACAACAGTATCTGGTGCTGTATGGAACGCTGCTTCTGGTAGTGTATCTGGAGCACTTGGTATTGGTGGTGCTATTGAAGTAACACTAACTGCTGGTGTTGATGACTATTCATATACTGCTGGAGAAATTGCATCAGCATATGATGAGTTTGCTGATGATGAGAATACTGATGTTAACTTCATCCTCATGGGTGGATCACTAGGTACTGAAGCAGATACAAAGACAAAGGCAGCTAAGGTACTTGCTATTGCAGCAGGCCGTAGGGACGCAATTGCATATGTATCACCTTACAGAGGAAACCAAATCGGTACATCTGGTGCTTTGACTGCTAGACAGCAAAAAGATAATACTCTCGGATTCTTCAGTGGATTAACCTCCACATCATATGGAGTATTCGATAGTGGATACAAGTACATCTATGACCGCTTTAACGATGTATATCGTTACATCCCAACTAACGGAGACATTGCTGGTTTATGTGTTGCTACATCAACTGCAACAGATGACTGGTTCTCTCCTGCTGGATTGACCAGAGGTGGAATTCGTAATGCTGTTAAACTAGCATACAACCCATCTAAGGCAGATAGAGATGAACTTTATCAGAATAGAATCAACCCAGTTGTTTCTGTTTCTGGAAGTGGTATTACATTATTCGGTGACAAGACTGCTCTCGCTTCACCATCTGCATTTGACAGAATCAATGTTCGTAGACTATTCCTCAACATTGAGTCTAGAGTAGAGAACCTCGCCAAAGGTGTTCTATTCGAACTTAACGATGAACTTACACGTTCAAACTTCAGTGCTGCTGTTAACTCTTACTTGAATGAAGTTCAAGCAAGACAAGGTTTAACTGATTTCTTAGTTGTTTGCGATACATCTAATAACACACCTGATGTTATTGATCGCAATGAGTTTGTTGCAGAATTATTCCTGAAGCCAACTCGTTCAATCAACTACGTAACAGTTACATTTACTGCAACACGTACTGGTGTTTCGTTCGCTGAAGTAGTCGGACGCTAATTCGTTACACTAAATATAAAAACAGAGGACAAGACTAATGGCAAATATATCGAGTAACGTCTCAGAATTCCTGGCTAAGGTTGCTCAAGGTGTTAAACCTAATATGTTTGAGGTGGAGATTGCATTTCCATCTCTAGGTTTAGCAGTTGACAACAAACTGGTTAACATGATGTGTAAATCAGCAGCACTACCTGCATCTAGTCTAGGAACAATTGAAGTTCCTTTTAGAGGTAGGTCAGTTAAGATTGCTGGAGACCGCACATTTGACAACTGGACTGCAACCTTCATCAACGATAAGGACATGAAGACTCGTGGTTACTTTGAGACTTGGTTGAACAAGATGAATTCTCATGAGGGTAATACTGCTGAGGCATTCAACCCTGCTGAAGGAGGTCAACGCTACACTGCTGATCTATTTGTTACACAGATAGAAAAAGACGCAAGCGATAAAGGATCAAACTTAAGGAAGTACAAACTATGGTATGCATTTCCTGCTAGTGTTTCTCAGATCGACCTTGCTTATGATAGCAATGATCAGATTGAAGAGTTCACAGTTGAATTCCAATATTCATACTGGACAGTTGAAGAAGGTGATGCCAAGAACGGTGACATCATAAAATAGACTTTTTTCTATCGTATAAATAATTACGGTAGTAAAAAACTTTAATATTATGAGTCAGTTATTTGGCTTTCAAATTAATAGGAAGAAGGAACTGAAGGGTCAATCTCCAGTTCCTCCTTCTGCTGACGAACCCGTTGCAGTAGCTGCAGGGGGTTATTTTGGTACTTATGTCGATATGGACAACAGTGCCAGAGATGAGTTTGAACTCATTCGTCGTTATAGAGACATGGCTCTCCACCCAGAGGTGGACAGTGCTGTTGATGAGATTGTGAATGAATTTGTAGTCAATGATACAAATGATAGTTGTGTAGAGATCAACTTAGATAACCTTGAAGTTGGAAAGGGTGTCAAGAATAAGATCCGTGATGAGTTTGATCATATAAAACAACTACTCAATTTTGAGAAGAGAGCACATGAGCTTATTCGAAATTGGTATGTAGATGGTAAACTAATTTACCACAAAGTAATAGACCTTGCTGCTCCAAAGAAGGGTATCTTAGAATTGAGATACATTGATCCCCTTAAGATCAAGAAGGTCAGACAAAAATTATCAAGCAACGCTAGAACACTAACTCCAGAAGAGAAACAATCCGCTAAAGCATATGAGTGGGGTGAGTTTGTAGACTATTGGTTGTATAACCCTAGAGGATACCTCAGAGGTGGTGCTCTTGGTCCTGTTGGTGATATGTCCAACAATCAAGGCATCAAGATTGCTGTTGACTCAATCACTTTTGTTAATTCTGGACTACAGGATTTAAACAAAAGACTTGTACTAAGTTTCTTACACAAAGCAATCAAATCCTTAAACCAATTAAGGATGATTGAGGATGCTCTTGTAATCTATAGATTGTCACGTGCTCCTGAACGTAGAATATTCTACATCGATGTAGGTAACCTTCCAAAAGTAAAAGCGGAACAATACCTTCGTGATGTAATGGCACGTTACCGTAACAAACTAGTCTACGATGCAAAGACTGGTGAGATACGTGATGACAAAAAGCATATGAGTATGCTAGAAGATTTTTGGTTACCTCGTAGAGAGGGTGGTCGTGGAACTGAGATCACCACCTTACCTGGTGGACAGAATCTAGGAGAACTCAAAGATGTTGAGTACTTTAGGAAGAAACTTTATAATAGCCTCAATCTTCCTCCTTCCAGGCTCACAGATGATAACAAGGGATTCAACTTGGGTAAAACCACTGAAGTCCTTAGAGACGAACTTAAGTTCACCAAGTTCATTGGACGTTTACGTAAAAGATTTGGAGAACTATTTCTCGATATACTCAAGACACAACTTATTCTCAAGGGAGTAATCACTCCAGAAGACTGGGATGATATGCAATTGCATATCCAGTGGGACTGGCTCTTTGATAATCATTTCAATGAGTTGAAAGAACTTGAGATGGTTACTCAGAGAATGGCAATGGTAGCACAGATGGATCCATTTGTAGGTAAGTATTTCTCTGTTGAACATATCCGTAGACAGATTCTACAACAGAATGAAACAGAGTATAAGGAACTTGATAAGCAAATGAATGCAGAGATCGAATCTGGTCTTGCTATGGATCCTATTGATGTTACAACATTGGATACAATGGATCGTCAAAACGTTGCTTACCAACCAGAGATTGATGCTGCTGCACAGGACAATCAAGCAGTGTTAGATCAGGCAAGAGCTGATGATGACCATAAGAAAGAGTTACAGAAAATCAAGTCCCAGCCTAAACCAGTTGCTGCCTCCGCATCTAAACCTAAGAAAACAACTAAATAATAAACACACTATGTAAATACTATGGCAGATCCAGTGATAGATCCAGTTGAGCAACCACCTGAAGCGGTGCTTGATACAGCTGATTTGATAGCGAATAATAAAAGGGCTGAAGCGATTGATGCTATACAAGATTTATTGTATGCACGTGCAGCAGATGCTATGGGTAACTATAAGCAAACTGTAGCCAAAACATTTTTCGATGAACCAGTAGAGGAACCACCTAATGAAACTGATAACGGAACAGATTGAAAACGTTAATGTAATTACCGAAGGTAAAGGTGATTCTAAGAAGTTGTACATTGAGGGAGTATTCCTTCAGTCTGAACTTAAGAATCGCAATGGACGCATGTATCCATTCTCAGTTCTAGAGAAAGAGGTAGGTAGATATAATGAGGAGTACATTAAAACATCACGTGCTCTTGGGGAGTTGGGTCATCCTGATGGTCCTACTGTTAACCTTGACCGTGTTTCCCACAGAATCACATCGCTTGCTGCTGAAGGTACTAACTTCATCGGAAGAGCACAAATCCTAGACACCCCTATGGGTAAAATTGCATCATCACTTTTAGGTGAAGGTGTAAAACTTGGTGTATCATCTAGAGGTATGGGTTCAATTGACAAGCGTGAAGATGTTAATGTCGTCTGTGATGACTTCATGTTAGCAACAGCAGCAGACATAGTTGCTGATCCCTCCGCACCCGATGCTTTCGTGAATGGAATCATGGAAGGTAAAGAGTGGGCTTGGGATAACGGCATACTTAAGGAGACTAAGGTTGCTAAATATAAGAGTTACATCGACGATGCAACTCGTCAAAACCTAGAGGAGAGAACACTTCAAGTGTTCAACAACTTCCTACAAGGCTTATAATTAATAAATAAACATAGATAATTCAAATTTACGGGAAGACTAATGTCAGACATGTTAAACGAAAAGTTTGAGGAATTCGCATCTGAGCAAAAGGATGTTCTCAAAGAGTATCAAGATCCTATGCCAACAGTTACTGCAACTGTTATACCTGGTACAGGTAGCGATCCTTCTCAGGTTTCGGGTGATCCCCAACAGAAAGGTACAGGCAAAGATGAACCATCTGGTTCTTCACCAACAGTACCACCATCAGTTGCTAATGGTCAATCAGTAAATGATTTGGGAGGATCATCTACACCACCACTTCATGCTAAGAAGGAGAAAGGTGAGGAGAATCCTGGTGCTAAAGCAGCTGCTCCTATCTCACAAGACGGTAGTGCAGCATCTCCATCTGGTAAAGGTGGCGACGATGCAGGTTACCATGCATACAGTGGTGATATTACACACGGAACTACTAAAGGTCCAGATGTACAGTACCCAATCAAACCATCGTTTGAAGAAGTTGAATTATCTGACGACGTAAAAGCCCTCCTAGAGGGAACAGAACTCTCTGAAGAGTTTGCCGAGAAAGCAAAGACTATCTTTGAAGCTGCTGTCAAGGCAAAACTTACTGAAGAGTACGACAAGCTTGTAGTACACTTTACCAAAGAGCATGAAGAGAAGCTCACTGCTGCTAAGGCAGAACTCAATGAAGAAGTTAATGGTACAGTAAACTACGCCGTGAATCAATGGTTGGAAGAGAACCAACTCGCCGTTGATCGTGGAATCAGAAATGAGATTACAGAAGACTTTATTTCAGGTCTGAAGAATCTCTTTGAAGAGCACTACATTTCTATCCCAGACGACAAAGTGGATGCGGTAGAAAGTATGGCTAACTCTATTCGTGAGATGGAAGAACGCCTTGACGAACAGGTCAAAGCTAATGTGAAACTTCAGAATCGTCTTAACGAGTCTGCTGCACAAGTTATTCTGAGACAAGTTTCAGAAGGACTAGCAGATACTCAGAAGGACAAACTATCAGCTCTCGCTGAGGGTGTTGAGTTTAAATCAGAGGAAGAGTATTCCAAGAAACTCACCACAATTAAAGAGTCATATTTCCCTAAAGAAAAGGCTCAAGTCAGCGAAGTATCTGACGAAGCTCCAGTTGAAGCAGAAGATGTCTCTCCAGCAATGGGTAGCTATCTAGACGCTTTAAATCGCTGGAATTGATTTTAATAATATAAAACACTTTTAACAGAGATTAAACAAATGTTTAACGCAAAAGCTCTAACGGAAAAGTGGTCACCTGTTCTAAGTCATGAAGGGTCTACTCCCATCAAAGACAATTATAGAAAGGCTGTTACTGCTGTACTGTTAGAAAACCAAGAGAAATTCATACGTGAAGAACGTGGAATGCTCAACGAGGTAGCAGTGAACGCTGCTGGTGCTATCGGTAGTAACGCACTATCTGGTAGTGGACTCGACACTAAAACAGGTGGATTAGCTGGTTTCGACCCAGTTCTAATCAGCTTGATTCGTCGTGCTATGCCTAACCTAGTTGCATACGATATCTGCGGTGTACAACCAATGAGTGGTCCTACTGGACTTATCTTCGCAATGAAGGCTCACTACGAAACACGTACTGGCCCCGAAGCATTATACAACGAGCCAGATTCAAACTTCTCTGCTGGATCAGACGCAAGTAAGGGTGCATACAACCCTGCTAACGATGCAACAGATGGTTCGAACCCTGCTCTACTTAATGACGCATCACCTGGAACTTATGAGCGTGGTGTTAAGCCAATGGCTCGTAACGTTGCTGAAGAATTGGGAGAAACAACTCAGTTCCGTGAGATGGCATTCAGCATTGAGAAGACTGCTGTGACTGCACAGTCCAGAGCCCTCAAGGCAGAGTACACTCTAGAACTAGCCCAAGACTTGAAAGCTATTCACGGTCTAGATGCAGAGCAAGAACTTGCTAACATTCTTTCTAGTGAGATCCTTGCTGAAATCAACCGTGAGGTTGTACGTACAGTTTACACAATTGCAAAACCTGGTGCTGCTAATAACGTAGCAAACGCTGGTCGTTTTGACTTAGACGTAGACTCAAACGGAAGATGGTCAGTTGAGAAATTCAAAGGACTTATGTTCCAAGTCGAAAGAGATGCCAACGCAATCGCACAGGAAACTCGTCGTGGGAAGGGTAACTTCATCGTCACATCTGCTGACGTTGCTAGTGCTCTTGCTATGTCTGGTACTCTAGACTACTCTTCAGGTCTTACTGGTGCTGGTGGTCCTTCCATCGGTGAAGTTGATGACACTGGAAACCTACTTGTAGGTACAATGAACGGACGTATTAAGGTATACGTTGATCCTTATTCTGCAAACATTGCTGACAAGCATTACTACGTTGTAGGATACAAAGGAACTTCTCCTTATGACGCTGGTCTGTTCTACTGTCCTTATGTTCCTCTCCAAATGGTTAGAAGCATAGGTCCAGACACCTTCCAACCCAAGATTGGATTTAAGACACGTTACGGCATGGTTGCAAACCCATTTGTAACACAGGCTAATGGTACACCTGATGCAGAAACACTTACTGCTAACAGGAACCAGTACTACAGACGTGTTCAGGTTGAGAACCTAATGTAAATCTCTATCTGAGAACTATGACAAAGGGAACCTTCGGGTTCCCTTTTTTTATGATACATACTATAATGGAAATGCCACTTTATAAACTGGCCTACTTCGACAGATGGTAATAGAATATGAATGGTAGAATATCTAAAGTTGATATGACATCCAGACTTTTGAAAATCAAAAACGGTATTGCCAACAAAAATTGGCATCGTGATTGGGATGAGAAAGAAAGGAATGCAGCACAACAAGCACTAAACGACGCACTGGACATCCTCGATGAATACCACTACTGAACCACTGATTTTTAATCCAAACGGATTTAATCCTGCTGATGCAGAAAAGATTCCTCTAACAGATGAAATCTTAGAATTGAGAACCTTTCTCATGACAACCTTAGTCGATGTTGAAGTACCTGTAGCAGCAAACCTTTATAGGTTCTGTGACTGGTGGATATTAACTCAAGATCACGGCATAGCAAGTGATCCAAATGCAGTAACAAATATTAAAAAGGCATATGCGACATTTAAGTAGTTACATCGGCGATGCTGGTGAGAGACATGCAGAGATTTTTGAGATAGATGATTTTAATCAAAGACCTTATCAATATAGGGTTTACACTACAGATCCTGTAAATAATAATGCCTTTGCTGGACAAATTCCATTCAAAGATTTTATACATACAAATGAAGCAGAGGATTTTGCTGAGGACTGGGTACATAGGTATTAAATGAATCCAATTTATAAAGTATTGATGGGAGTAGGCATACCAGGAACAGTTGCTTCTGTGGTGATCATTGTTAACGCTTTAAAACGGAAAGTTAATCCTGAGATATCTGACGAAGAGTACCAAATACAATGGGGCAATGGAGCACCCGATCAGTATAAGGATAAATAGTAAGTAGCTTGGGAAGTTGATGTGACTGCTGAATGGTATAAAGAACAACCTACAAATAGAAATTTTCTATCTCCAGTAGGGTTTCAGTTTGATCTGGAACTCTTTTCGGGGGTAGATTTTTTCTGTCAGTCAGTAAATCTCCCTGACATTAGTATGCCTGTTGCTGAGATTCCTAATAAGTTTCGTTCCATACCTTTACCTGGTAGTGGTGGTGTACAGTTTGGTGATCTAAACGTACAATTTTTAATCGATGAAGATCTTAAGAACTACATGTCAATCCAAAATTGGATTAGGGACTTCGGACTCACAGAAGGTCATGCATCTGGGTTGGATAAAACTTCAAGAGGAAAAATACAAGTTCTTACCTCTAATTTTAATGGGAATTTCTACGTCAACTTTGAAGAGTTATTCCCAATAGCATTGACAGGTGTTAACTTTGATGCTACCCCTTCAGACATTGAATATGTAACTGCAACAGCAGTTTTTAAATACACAAGATATAACGTACAGACAGAAACTGGCACTAATTTATGAATTTTGAATCCCTTCGTAATAAATTTGACAAACTAAGAGCAGAGTGGACAGAGGATAGTCATGTAGACTTCCAGTTCAAGAACAAACAATATAGTGCTGACCTTGCACAGGTCGCATTAGACATCCCTTTCTGCCATAATAAATACTTAAACCACTACACTGATATATCTCAGATTAAAACCTCACTTGAATTTGAAATTCGCAA